CGGCACAATAACCGCCAGCTCTACGTCAAACTCGCACTGATCCGGCGTGCTGCAATCACCCGGTGTGTGTTTTGTGGTGATATTAAATTTGTTGTCACCCGTCACGCAATCGTCAAACCCGGCTGTAACGGCAAACGTTGGCGAGTTAATAATCGGGCAGGGTGTGCGCGGAATCGGCACAAGGATCTCTAGCTCAACATTGAATTCACACTGCTCCGGGGTATCGCAGTTACCCGGTGTGTGTTTTGTGGTGATATCAAATCTGTTTTCGCCGGTAAGGCAGTTTGCTTGTGTGGCCGAATCAAAAAAGCCCGTAGTGACTGAAAAAAAGTTGCTGTTTATAACCGGGCAAGGAACGCGCGGAATCGGAATGACGATCTCTAGCTCTACGTCAAACTCGCATTGTCCCGGGCTGTTGCAGTCGCCGGGCGTATGCTTTGTCGTGATATTGAATTTGTTATCACCAGACACGCAATCATTAAAACCGGTTGTAACTTTAAACGGCGGCAAATTGATGATTGGGCACGGTGTGCGCGGGATCGGTATCGCAACCTCAAGCTCGACTTCAAATAAACACGCGTCGGGAGTGTCGCAATCACCCGGTGTAACTACAGGCGTAACTACAAATTTGTTTGTCTTGCCGGTCATGCACGGCGAATCTGAGTAGCCAGAGTTAACATCAAACGATGTTACGACGATCTCGGGGCATGCCGGTTTTGGAATTGGAATCTTGAGATCGATGTCGATTGTGAATTCACATTGATCTGGCGTTCCGCAGTCGCCGGGTGTGATGTTTGGCGTGACGCTGATAACGCTAGTCGGAACAATGCAATCCTGATAGCCAACTTCGACGTCAAAGACACCCGGCGTGACTGTTGTGCACGGCTGTCTTGGGATTGGAATATTTAAATCGAGTGCTAATTCATACCGACACGGATCTACGTCTACGCGCTCAACGGTCAGCTTGTTGCGTATTGGGTCGCAATCTGCGCCGGCGAAGCCAACTGTTAAGGTCGGTATCGTGGTAATAATCGGGCACGACGTACCCACATCTGTGGGAACGTCAGGCGGGATAATCGGCGTCTCGCAACCGTAAATCGGCGGCGGTAATGGCGGAATATTACAGACGTCCGACACGAAGTCGAAATCGAGGCGCGGTACCTGATCAACCGCGCAAGTCGAATCTTTAAATAGATTTTCTGCCATTACTTCACGTGCACGTCACTTGAGAGTTTGGTCGTTTTTGTACTTTGATGGTGGCGTTTTCGAAAATTACGTTTATCCCGTTGCCGCCAACAATATTTACATTAGGGCCGCCGAGACCGTTAACTGTTGAAATGAGTTCATCACACGCTGGTCCGCCGCTATAAAATTTGCTGTTTGGGGCCAGTGGTTCGCCGATATAAAACGGTAATTCGCTGCCGGCCGCACACAACGCGGAGTCTTCTGCTGTGCCCGCGCCTTTATACGCGGTCACAGTAATTTCGTTTACCCGGTCTGTTTGCGTGATCTGGCAATTGTAGCCCTCTTTTAAACGTATGTCTCCGTTTAGACACTGGGCGTTTGCGACGATTGATCGTGTCGTGTTAGTTGAAGCTTCGCCGCACTCTGGCACTGTCACCCGGCTGTAATTTCCAACACTAATAGAGCGCAGGTACGCCTTGTTTAAATTTTGGATACAGCCCGGCTCTAGCGTGTACACGTCTTGATCAAAACTCAACGTGCTGCCGACGCTTAAATTATCTCGTAAGGGTTTTAGCGGCCCGGTGACTAAAAATCCTTCCCAGATCGGCTCTTGCGCGCACACTAAGGCCGCGACAGAACTTTGCGAGTGATTGATAACCCACTCATCATTGGCTGCCGGTACAACAAAAATCAATTTTGCCGGAACAGCAGACGTCGCCAGCGTAAACACAAAATTGCTACCAGCGCGCGCAACAGACTGCAGCCATACGCTATCGGTGGCGTCGTTGAAGTTCGCGTCTAGGCCCATGATGATCCCGCAGTCAACGATGGCGCTTGTGGGCAGCGGCGTCAGCGGATCATCGGGGCTATAGATAAACGGGTAGGCGCGATATTCGTTGTCGTTATAAAAGCCGGGACGTGGCATTACACAGTACTCCTACCGACGGTATCGACAACAATTGTCCCGTTATCGGGGTAAATCCGCAACACAGAGTCTTCCGCTAATTCGTTAGTCGCGGTAAACGTAAAATTTCCAAATTCGTCTGGTCCGCAGCCGTTAATCGTTTTTAGATATCTTTTTGCCGGAAAGTTAGAAGCTTGCGGCTCGCACAAGAAGCGCTTGAACAACGGGACGCCAATAATATCAATTCGAATCGTGTTTATGTTTTCGCGACGTAAAACAACACCTTGATCGCCGACAAGCCAGATGTCGCCGGTCATAAACTCAGCTGTTTCTGGTTGCACAGCGCGAACGCCGGGCTCATTAGCCGGTATAACGACGCTCGCGACAAAGGACGTGGCCGCGGCGGTGAAATCGTACGTACCCGGCGGCCAGACAGCGAAGCGGGCAAGGTTCAGCGGGCTCGACAGCAGCGTGCCGGCAGGGCGCCCATACATGTCATTAAACGTGAGCAACCCGTTATCTGGCGGGCCGAGTGGGTCGTATTCTGTGTAAATACGTTGACTCATGCCGCTGTCGCCAATCGTAATCGTTATTTTTTGTGTCGCCACGGTAATAGACGAGATATACAAAAGCCGGGAACCGCCAATCGGAAAAAACGAGGCGTCGATAAACGTGTCTGCGGCGATCACAGCTGCTGCGTTTGTCGTGCTCACAAGCGTGGCCGAGTCCGCGAACGGGTACCGCGAGTCAGACTGCTCGTCGCGAAACTCTGGGTATAAAATACGTGCGCCGGACATTATTGCACCGTAAGCTTGTTAAAGTGTGTCGCAGCCTGATTTGTAAAAAGCCCAACAGCGCCTGTCACCGCGCCGGGATTTGACAGCGCCGTAAAACCAGACGCCTGATTTGTGTTGTCAAGTTCTGCGACAGAAAAACTGACGTTAAGTGCATTACCGCTCAAGTTTAACGACGCAGATAAACGATACCACGCGTTGACTTTTGCCGGGTAATAAACAGACGTCTCTTCGACAAAGTTAGTATTTGTGTAGCGCAGCACACGGATCCGTGACCGTGTTGCGTCAATCACTACGGCGATATATCGCGTAATAACCTGATTTAGCTCTTTTGTTTGGACGTAGTTTAAAACAAGCCCGCCGTTTCTGGCTAAACCGTTGGGTGTTATTTTAAGTTCGGTAGTCACTGCATGCCCGAGAGCCCAGTCAGTTGCGCAATTTTTTAAGAGCGCAATGTTAACGCTACCAATGCCAGACGTTAAATATGTTCCGTGATTCGTTAGCGCGGTAGACGGGCCGAGCTGCACAAACGTCGTATTAGCGCAATTACCGCACGACTCAGGCGCTAGCGTATTACCTTGCACAAACGCGCCCGTAAGCGTCGTAAAATAAAAACCGGGGTCGCACGAAATAAAATCTACGCAAAGCGGAACTGTTATACACGGATAATTAAGCTCATCGAGTGTCTCATCTACAAACTCGTCAATGGCTAGCGTCGGATCTCCCCAGCAGTATTCGTCGGCCACGATATCTGTTACCGCATATTTGTCAGTTTCCCAGCGATAAATTTTGTTGGTATCTGCCGCGCTATACAGTCGCCCAGTTTCGCCCACAAGCGGGAAGTCTGTAAAAGACGGAAACGACGATATTAATTCTCCTGTGATGTTGCAGCAGGCGTCGCTAAACTCAGTTGGTTTTTTTGGTTTGTTTGAATCGCAAACAGTTGCCAGACTTACCGGCGTTAAAATGTCCATGCCGCCGCAGTTTGAGAACAAGTAGGAATCAAACCCGTCGAACGAGATATTGATGTTGCCATCGCAATCTGGCGCGATGCCGTTAATCGTCTCAATTGGCGTTCTAGGACAAGTACCGCTTTCTGGTCGCGGGCTGCATGGGCCCAAAAACTGCGACAGCGGGTTGTAATCTAACGACAGATCAGTTGTGTCCAGCCGAAAAACAATTGCTGGATATGTCCGACCGCCGTATGTAATTACTTCGTATTTTGCACTTATAGGTGTGCTGCCCAGTATTGTCACAACACCCTGTAGCGCGGTTCCTAAATTCAATTTACCCAGTGTTGGTACTGGTAGCGGCCTGTACGCGCGAGCGGACCGCGGTTGTAGCAGGGTTTGTTTTGGCGTTGTGTATCGGCCTACGAAGTTTTCTGTTACTCCGGGGCCGAAAACAACCCAACCCGAAACGCCGGTTACAAGACCAGAGATGTTGTAGTGCACATACGGCGCAACAGGTTTAGCTACAGATACAGCGGCAATCGTTGTGCCGGTCGTTGCGTTTATAGAGCCGGCAACACCAAATAAAACGGTAACGATGCCGGCTGACACAGTTACGCCCTGTACGTATAAATACTGACCGAGCGTATTCGGAAAACGGATATGGCAATCAACAATAATGTCATCGCGTATAAACGCGCCCGCGTCGTCTACACCGGTACTGATGTCGTCAAGCGGATAGCGCCGCGTGGACTGCAGGTTGTACCAGTTTTGATTTCGAATAGACATGTTACTGCGACACTATTGTTTGACCGGCAGAGTTGCAATTTAATACGCGTGTGGTTTGAGCGGTCGCGGCCGGTGGTGCCGCGCCGTCGTTTAAATTGTCTCCGCAGTTTGTAAGAACGGCACCGCCGCCGAGAAAACTACCAGTTAGCGTGCCAGTAACTGAATACTGCCCGCGCGCTTTTTCTACACCAAACGCGTCGTCGCTGTACTGCACCACTTCCGAGAATCGAACCCTAAATTTTACATACGCTGAGTCGCCAGCTTTTAATTCCGGCATGTTTACTGAGTATGTCAGCCCGTTTGTGACGGTATTAACCTGTACGACGCTGTTATTTACTCCCGGGGCGTACATTTCTGTATAACCCCGTTCTAGTTGTGGGACTATAGTTTTTCCTTCTGCTCCGGCGATGCTTAGCGTGACGGAGAGCGCCGCTGGTTTAAAACATTTTTTACACGGATTGCACAGCAGCATCACAATATCCATGAACGGGCAACGCTGCGGGATCAAGAGTAGCCGCAAAGGTCGCTGAACGCTGCACGCGCGCTGGTCAGCCCAACGCGCAATATTATTTTCGTGCTCAGTTCGTACGCGTTCTGCACGCTGCCCGATCAGCTTATATCGATAACTTGTATCATTTAGATATTTGGCTGTATCTGAGTAGTCGCTACATGCGCAGCACGGTTGGCAATCAGCGCCAATTTGTTGGTGCGCTGTTGTGGACGGGCTGACGATATAACTAGAGTTGTTATCTGGTATTGCGCTGCTGGTATTCGTCTCATTAACCCAATAATCAAAATCAGCGGCTTCGGTAATAAGAAAACTGCCATCTTCGGCCAGTAGTCTTTCCGCGGTAGAGCCACCCCCAGCGCCGTCTCCTACGCTGTTGACCGGACGACGCGCCCACAAACAATCTGTGCCGGAAATTAAAAAGTGTCCGGCATTACCTGATACACCGTTAATTTTTGTAATTGGAACGGTAGTTGTCGTATCTCCGCAATCACCGTATTTTCCTAAACCAGAACCGGCTACTGTGGAAAACAACACGTTTGTGTTATTTCTGAAATCTACTGTTGTGCCAGTTGCTGGTGTAATTGTGGAATTGTACCCGTTCACAAACGTTATTTTATTGCGGTATTGTGCCGTCGTTGTTTGGCCATTTTTAACGCGTATTGATAACAACCGCCGCGGCATTTTATACACAGCGCGTTCGTCGAGTTTTGCATTAGCTGGTGTAAGCGACTTGTTGTAATTGCGGCGCGTGTCGTCATCTGTGTATACGCCGTCGTTATCCGGCCACGTGGTGTACGCTACGAGCCGGCACACAGCTTTGCTGCTTTTCCACTCGTAGATTTTGTAATCGTCGCCCCACGGCTGCACATTAAAACTTACGTTAACCGAGTTCGTGTTTAAAATGACGCGTTCATTTGCGTCGACTATAACGACGTCAGCCGCGTGCACGTTCGCCGGGAAGCCGCTGGCGGGAGTGTTATCTAAGCAGCCCACCCCGTATAGATATTTAATCCGTAGCGGATGGACGGCTGGCGTTGTACCTGCAAAATACTCGCCGTCGTCGTCATAGCTCAAATAAAAATCCGCGAGCAGGTATTTGATGTCAGCTGACGGCGCAACAAGCGGGTAATTCAAACCGCTTTGCGGCTGAACAACGCCGAGTCCCTGCCGGCCGCGTTTAGATGTTACGTAGTCGGGGCACGTCATAAATCACCCCGAGTTCGAACAACCAGAATCGCCAAGGCGGCTACCGAGTACGACGAGACTCATTTGCGTGACTTCAGATCCCAGACGCGTCACGAAATTTTGCAGAGTAGTAACGCCGTCGCCGAATCTATTAACCTGATCGATGACGGCGTCTAGTTCTGTGCAACCGCAACACGGCTGCGCACACGTGTCCGCGATTTTGATTCCGTTTGTCATGGTCGTAATTTGTACGCAGTCGTCAGACGCTATTACAAAGTCACCGTCTGTGCTGCAGACACCGTTGATGCACCGAATGCATTCACCCTCAGTGGGATTACACAAACAATCTTCGTTTAGGTTAAGCCCAGAAATCGCGTCAAAACGAATTTGAGTCTCACCACTTACCGTTGTTGTTGTGATGCGAATATTCGTACCCGCAACCAACGTTACGTCGCCGTAAATAGCGTCGCTGTATTCGTTGTTGTTCAAAACGCGCAGTCGTGAAACGCCGCGGATCATCGGCCGAATAGCGTCTGTTTCTAGTTCGCCGCCAGCTTGATTAAACTCGTAAAAGCCGGGCGCCAGTTTGTCGATTTCGTCAAGACTGCCCAGAACAATCCGACCGACACAGTCATCGAAATTTCCGACGCCGCCGAGCGCATACGATTGATTCGGCGTGTAATTACTGCGAATAATGTTCGCGGCCGCGGCGTCGACAGCGACACCGCCCGACGAATAACCAACAACAATGTTAAAACCTGTCGGCGCGATTAACAGGCTTTTGATAAAAAAGTTATTTGGCGCAAAAGAAAGACCGGAATGAATCGGTAAATACAGTGCGACAATAAAGCTATCCGGGATCGTAATGGTCCCGTCAATACTTTTCTTTGTGGCACGTTCCGTCAGCGGGTATGACCGCTGAGAGTTGTGGTTGAGCCACTGTAAATTCCAATTTCCAATAGGCATGGCGGCTCACACAATAATCAAGTAGTGCTATAAACAATGCCGGTAACCCGCAGTACGCCGACCTCCCCGTAAACATCCGCGGAATTCGCCGCACGGCCGAGCGTGATAAGTACTGTGTTGCCCTCAGCTACAGCGAAAGGTTCACTGTCGCGTTGTATTACTTGATCTGCGGTCATGCTACCTACGGCTAGTAAACTTGACATAACCGTGTCTGCCGTAATTAATGGCTGCTGCGCGTTTCCAACCGGCGACGGTAAAATACGCCGAGTTAAATATAGCGCGGGAATTGTGCCAGCACCGCGACCAAAATACTGGACGCGAACTTTCATGGCGAGGTTATCGCCCATATTGGAATACGGCACATTAAACCGCAAACGAATTAACGACTCTTGTCCGGCCGGAAATCCAATATACGGAATGTCTGTGTATAACCGCTCAACTGTGTCGCTTAACCTGATTATTTGCGGTTGTAGTTCTCGTTCGACAAATTGATCCGTGTATTCAATCTTCAGTACACCCTGCTTCAGCTCAATTTGACCAGAGATGTCAAACTTGCTTTTTTCTTGCGCCGTTAAAAGGCGTACGTAATCAACCGAGTGTACGCCGGCTTGTGCGCCGCTTGTAGCAACCGCGGCCCCGCCCGATGTAGCTGATACCTGAAACGTATTTGTCGTTAGGCCAGCGCTGATAACAAAATAAATTGTGTCGCTTACTATCCCTGTCGGCAGCGCGCCAGTTGTTGTAAACCGCACGGCGGATCCCGCAACAAACCCGTGATTCGCAACTGTGAAAACAGCCGGCGTTGCAATAGTCACCGTTACGGTACGTGTCGGCGTGACCTGTGTTCCCGTAATTCGCAGCTGATTCGATAGCGTAAATGCGCCTTCGGCAATACCGCCAGTTTTTAGCTTCTTACCGCTGATGATTTCTTTTACAGCCCGGCCGCCAATTGACTCGCCGGGAGTTACCTGCATATTCAAATCAAGGCGTAAGTCGCCGGTCGTAGCAGGCGCCCCGTCGCAATTGGTAACGACAATAGGGCTCTCGTCAATGTCCGGCTCTAAACTTGTTACCGCGCTTCTGTCGTTGCCGAGTAGCATCCGTAGAAACACGACAGATACGCGCACAGTTTCCTCGCGCGGGCACTCTGCGACTGGCGGCGTTGAAGAACTAACAACAGCCGTCGTGTCGAGTGTCGTAGGCCACGGTACGTCGCCGTAGCAATTGCTCATCCACCAAATACCGTTTGTGTCGCACACCACTAACCCTTGGCTGCCTAGTGGAACTTCCGTAGCGCCAACTCTGCTTGAACCCTTGTCCCACAATACGGCTACAGACTGAATCGGTAGCGGCGGCCACACATTAGCGAGCGCTGTGTGTTGGCTGAGGTTATAGCCAAATAGCGCGCCGGCAGGTGCCTTACCGTTAAAAATAGCGTTGTTGGCGGGGAGCCAACCCGGTAGCGCGGCGTTAGCCGGGTTAATTGTATGAATACCGCTGCCGCTTGGTGGGGTGTGTGTACCAGCCGGGCGGGCAACAAGATCAAAACGGTAATGCACGTGCTCGTCAATGAAGTCTCGGATATGCGGCATCACCAATACGCGCGGGACGACAGAGCAGCTGTCTTTTGGACCTTGCACATGGCAAACCGCTACCGACACGGACGGTTTTTGTTTTACAAGTTTGCCGGGCTCTGCGGATGAAAGGTAATAGCGTCCGGGTTGAATATTGCCATTAATGGCGTTGCCCAGATCCGGCACCTCCACGATACCGCGCAAAACGATGTCGCCTCGCGTGTCAGACTTTTTGCGCAAGCACAAGCCAACGCAGTCAGACGACGGTTGGACGTTTAACGCTTGTGTAGTGTTATCAACGGCTACAGCAGCGATAGCCAGCTCGTAACGTTTCTCTGTGTAGTTCCAGTAGACAGGTTGCCCCGCTAAAACGTCAGGCGCAATCGTCGCGTCAGTATCGAACAGCGCGCGACCGAGCGCTGCCGCGTCAAGCCGGTCTTTTAAATATTCAGTGCGGTTTTCAAGCGTGCGATCTGGTCGCGATACAATGCCAGCCTGCACCGGTTCCCCGGCGTTGACGTGCTTGATGTTATGTAGCCAGTTTCCGGACATCCTTGTCCTCCGGCGGTAAAATTGTGCGATTAAAGAAACGCGATATCCCAAGTGATGCCGATTTGCGACGACGGCTCTTTTGTTACTTGATTTGAGCCGCTGAATTGCGTCCGCGCAAAAATGACATCTTTCGTCCGGTCGCTAAAAACTGGAGCAGCGACAAGGCAGGCAGCAAAAACTTTACTGGTTGTATCAAACGCCCGACCAGCGCCGGAGTACACAGCTGACGCGGCGGCTGTCTGCGCAAAAAACGTTAGTTGATTACCAGACTGATTAACAGGCAAATTGGCTTCGTAACCAGTCGAGACGCTGAGTGCCGGTTCGAGGCTCAGAGGAACGCGCAGATAATTACGCGTAGACGAAGACACCAGATCGTTGTAATAACTAATGTCGATATTTCTGGTGAAAGAAGGCGTTGAGATAACCGTGGCCGGATTTGCCTGATTCTCGTACTCAATGTACATGGCCGAAATGTGGTAGTCGGGCCTATCGGCCTGCCGGCGATAACCAAGCTGCTTTGCCGCAATATAACCCCACGCGTACTGGATCTGGTTTGGCTGCGACCAGAAAGGGATTTTTAATCCAGTCTTGTCGTCAACGTGCCAGAGCGTAACGCGGCCCTTAACGCCAAATTCCGGGTTAATGTTGTCAGCAGCCATAATGCTTCCTTACTGGCAAGTTCCAGATATTAATTTTGCTGTCGCGCCAATATCCTGCACTAGCGACACCGGTACCGTGTCAGCTATCGGTGTCATCCCTCTAAAGTACGTTATAGCGTCACTGATCTGGTTTTCGGCGTTTATGCTATCTTTACCGGCGTCAAGCTCGAAAATTGTGATCATTGCCGTTTGGGGCGGCAAAAGTTGTCGCAGCTGTCTAATATTGTACAGGCCGAGCCTATTTTGCCCCAACGCTGAAACGAGAATACGCACAATAAATACATTGTTTCGCAGCACGTTTTCGATCAGAAAACGAAGCGGATTAATGTTTTTCGGTAGGTGCTCTGGGCCGGGATTTCCGCTGGGATTTACACGCCTGTCGAGCAGGTTCGCGAGCGTCCCTTTTCTGCGCCTTTTGTGGCAGTTATCTGCGGGCGCCTGTGCCGATAAAATACCGCGGTGGTGGACCTCGTCAAAAAACCAGTCTACGTCAGCGGGTAAGCCGCCCACTTTAAACTTCACAAACGTATGCCCGCTGGGGTGCGCCGTGTCGATCTCAAGTGGCACAACCTTATTCTCGAACACAAGGTTGCCGTAAAAGCAGGCGGCTAAGAATCCGCTGTCGAGCGCCAAGGCTGTTACGCTTCGTCGCGCGGTGCATTCTTTGTCACTTGGATCCAGCAGTATTTCGGCGCTGTCTTCTGTTGTTAACTCCTCCCAGACATTCGTGGACAGGATGTTGTTTGGCGCCGGGCAACAAATAACACGCTGCTCCCCGCTATTGGGTGTGTACGCGTTGCCGACAAAAAACTCGCTGATTTCAATGGCCTGAATTAACTGCGTTCCGGCCGGTATTACTTGATCAACGGTTACGCGCGGAATAGCATTATCGGCAAATCGATATACATTTTTATCCGTAGCAATAAACAAGCCGCCATTATCAGTCTCAATGGCTTCTACTGTTTCTTGCGGGTCAATGCTGACTGGAACACCGCATATAGCAGCAAGCGCAGCGTCGAGGATGGCAGATGTAGCGCCGCCTTCGATTAAACCGCTAATGATGGCGTTGGTTAATTCTTTATAGCCCTGACTGGTTTGAAGTTTAAGGCTAACAGCGTATGCAAATTGATCGAAGATAAAGTCGTAATCAAATTCACCGCGAAAACCCCATAGCGTTATTTCTTCGTCTGGTTCTGGCGCATCTGTAACCGGCCGGCGCAAGAAGCTCGGGTTGTCGAACGGATTTTCTTTAAATACGATTGCGTGCCGGTCGCGGTCTATTATGAAACCGATGTTCTTTGTCAGTACCGCGGTCGGGAACGTAATGCGGTTGAAAACATGCATGACGTTCGCGAGTGCTTCCGGCAGCGGAAACGAAAACAGATCTGTTGTCGGCGGCGTATCAAACCGCAGGTCGCCGTCAAATACCTTGTCGTTGCGATCGAACTGCGTAATTGTTGTGCGCGCAGAGTTTTGTTCTGACCGCCGTAAAACAATTGGCGTAATGTATTCTGTGTGAAACAGCGGTATGTCGTAACGGCTTGTCGCGGCAACTACTTCAAGCAGATTTAAGTACGTCTGGTTTGCCAGTAATGCCGTGGCAGTGACGTACGACGAAATCTGGTCTGAGCCTTCGTATATGCGAGACCAGAAGCTACCCAGCGCCGCAATCATATTACGACTGCGGTCAAGATCTGATCCGGGGTATACAAATACGCGCTTGTGCATGTTAGCTCAAAAAATCTGTGGCTTTGATAGATACAGACACATCTTCCGGGCTTGTTAAAAATGCAGTTGTGCGCCCAGTGACAAGGCGCTGATAGTCTGTCGGCATATACAGAATTGTGTTATCCCGCACATAATCGAACGAGCCATCTGGGCGCCTGATTCGTCCAAACATGTCTATGCTGCCGAGCGCCTGTTTGCCGCTCAGGTATTTGTGTACGACATTGCTAATTACTGACGAGTGTAGCTGCCCCGAAAAGCCGACCTGCGAAATAGCAGAACTGATGGCTAGCTGAATCGCAGAAATGTCAGGATCAGCCGCGCTAGCCGGTTTCATAATTTCAAATGATATCTTTGTGAAACAGGGCACAGCAGCTTTTACAAGAACGTCTGTTCCGCGGGCACGCACGTCGCGAGAACTCATGTAGTCCTGCAACTCAGCGATGAGCGGCATTCCAGTTGTTGTCACAGCGTATATTTTTTTGCTCTCGCCCGGAATAAGAGCGCTGGACGGCTGTGTGTCCGTGTCTTCAAATCGAATGATGGCCGTCTGGTATCGCGTGTATGCGCTTTCAGGGATGTAGAGGATGTCTGGCACAAATTCAATGTCAGAGAAATCTACGCCGCGGTCATCACTAACGATTCCGTAGCCGCTGTCGTTATCCGCACCCGGCACCGCAACTCGCACGACTTCGTAAAAACCGGGGGCCGTGTCGCGGGCAATTGTTACCTGCCAGATCGTTCCCAGCGTTGTCGAGCTGCCTAAGCCGGCGGGGCTGCAGTTAGAAGACACGCTACGGTTATATGCGGCATTCGGTCCGACATACGTGGCTTCAAGTAAATGTTCTTTTTCCTGTGAGTAACCGTTCGTCTGCGCGTAGATGTCAACCTTACCACCGCCAGAGATCGGAAATAAGCTGTGCTGATCGCGCTGCTGTTCCGCGTCGCCGCAGCCCAAGATCGAAAGGTTCTGAATATTTGCAAACGCTGTCTGATTCAAAATAGCCGCGGAATAACTCTGGCGGCTACCGATTGTTTTTGCCGCGAGAGCTGGTGCTAACTTTGAAAGATACGCTTCGTTTGTGCTGGGATCTTTGCCCTTAATAAAATCAGCGTTAGCGTAAACATCCGCAACGTTGTTCAGCGCGCTATTAGGTGTTAATTTTGTGCCGCGCCGTATATTGCCAGCGGCGCCCACAGCGGCAGCGACTACCGTGATGTTTGCCGCGTACGTACCGTCGCCCACGGCGATCATCTTACGCTCGTTAGACGCGGTTGCCGTCGCGGTTGGCGGTAGGACGATAAAAGCTTCTGTCGGCAGAAATACCACTTGATCGTTCTCAGCCGTAAACCGAGTAGCAAGCGAGATGGCTGTCCGCGTGGCCGAATTAAACACCACAGTAACGACACCGACTGCCGGCGTACCGTTATCGCGGGTTAAGTTGAAGTTAGACAGTACCTGATCTACAACCTCGGTATCGGCAAGGGTCGGGTCTTCGTTAATCTTTAAAAGGCTGTTGCTTTGCCGCACCCGGTCAATATTCTCTTGAATAGCTGCGTTTAATAAGCCGTCAAAATACAACACAAGGTCGTGAAATACGCCGCGGGTCAGCTCGACGTCAGGGTGGCGCTCCGCCATCCACTGCGAAAGCGTCGCGACCATGCGCTGTACTTTCGCTTCGTCGAGCTGTTTTAAGCTGGAAATTTCAATCGGCATATGACACCTACGGCAGTGTTTCTATTGGTAGAATTATTGCGCGCTCATTCCCCGCTACGCTCTCAACCATAACGCGTATGTTTATGTATCCGGGAAGGATCGCTACGGAGATTAAATCCGCGTCAGATAGTTTTTCGTCGTCAGGCATCCCAGCGTATTCTTCGGCCTGCAGTGTTGATCGAATGCGTATTGCCGACGCGTAAAAGCTTTGCGTCACATCCAGCTGTGTGTGAAGTTGCCCGCGCCGCACAAGCGTCATAAAGTCGCAGCCGCGGGTCGATAAGCCGGTCATGGATCCTTTTTCAGTGAGAAATTCAAGGGTCCAGCGCTGTGCCAGTTTCTGTATACCTACGCAAATTTTACCGCTCGTGTCCTCGTCATAGAGCATGAGCCCTAACTTGCTTTCGCGCGCCGTGTTGACGTTTTGAAAAGCAAGAAAATCGTATTTTCGATTTGCGTAGTCAGCTATGCTCATTTACAGACCTTTACGACTGTCCGGCTTTAATGTATGAGTTTACACCATCCTTGAAGAACGAGAACACACTTATTCCTGACTTCCCGTGCCCGTCAAGTCGGCCGTGCATAAAGCACGCGCAGCGAACAAAACTGGCGTGCCGTGTGCGCCATGCCCGCTCTTCTGCGGCCATAAAATCAGCCTGCCACTTCATAGCGATTAAATCGCCCGTGGTGCCACCTGTTTTCCCCGGCCCCGCCAAAATCGACTCAGAATACAGCTGATTAATGTTATCGCGATTCCAAGACGGCTCGTGTATGCCCGGCACGTCAAGTAGGTCGTAACCTTTCATGTCCTCCGGTGTGTGCCACGGCCGCAGATCGGTAGTCTTGAAAGACTCCGACATTTTTTGTGCGCGTTGCTCTAGCTCTTCAATTCGTGCGGTGAATTTGCCGTCGAGCTGTCCTTTTGACGTTCCTGTTCCGGGGGCCATATGTTACTCCTTAAAATCCGCCGTGCGTGTACTGCTTATCGAGCATTGTTTGAATTTTTGCCGCGCGTTGACTTACTGCCCCGGGGGTAATGTTTAAACGCCGCGCTATGTCTTGCGTGCTTGTCTTTTTTCGGCCATTGCGTCCTAGCGTCATATCGGCAATCAGACGGTCAACGGGGCTCAAATCTTCGTATACAAATTTGAACCACGCATCAGCCGAGCGGGTGCTGCCGGGTATGTTACTGGCCGAGTCGCCGCCATAATTATCATCCGGGCCGACATCACGAGTTGTCATGCCTTCTGCGACCGGCTGATTAAATGCGCGTATTTTTCGAATACGGCGAACAGATAGACCTGTTGCGTCGGCTAGTTCGTCATCGGCAGGGTCTCGCCCTAGCTGATCGCGCAGCTCGTTCTCGTTCTCACTCAGCCGCGAAAAATCTAAGCTAACTTGTTCTGGAATAGAAATAATATTCTGTGTCTGCGCAGATAGCCGCCGTAAGCTCTGCATCTGCGATAAAAGATGCGTGCGGACGTTGCCGCGTTGCGGGTCGTACGTATCAAGCGCTTTGAGCGCCATGAGCTTCGCGCGTGACCGGATCGTCGGGCTGGCTGCTTGCCCGGCATAGCTCATTACAGCCGTGTCTATGACAGGCTGTAATGTCTTTAAAATTGCGGTGTTATTTTCTGGCGTGCGCGTTGTCTGCCACTGCGGATAAAGGGTGTCAAAGTCTTCACCCACGCCTGCAGGACGTTTCGCTGAGAATGGCGCCGGGACGTCACCCAGAATAGATGGCATGCCAGCCGGTTTTGGTGTTGGTGATTGCATGATTAAGGATTCTTCTTGAGTGGTCCGCCGTGCCATTTTGTGCCTTCTTTGTATAACGGCGCAAATGAGTGGGTGATTAAACTATCATTATCTTCTTCTACTGTACGTAAATACGACAGCGCAAAAGACGTGCCGGCCAGCGCGCGCTCTGCGTTGATTGCGTATGAAACCTGCGTCACAGCCGCAACCATAAAACCGTCAGACTCGATTTCAGTTGTCGGCATTTCTATTTTGACTATGCTGCCGGGCGCGATATCAAATCGTAATTTGCCCGATAGCTCGCCGTAACGTTGACCGAGCAGTTCAGTTTTATACCAGTGGTGCGCAAATCGCTCTGCCACTTTATCTGTCATCTCGTCAGCCGCTTCAGCAGGCGGTAGCCAGTTTGGTGGTGGATCTGATTCGCCCGTTTGTGGCGCTAAGCAATCTCCCGGTAACTTGCCCTTAATACCGGTTGTCGGACCTGTGTACACGGGCCAAGGAGAGATATTCGCTAGCCACGGCGGCAGATCCTTGAACAACTTAAGTCCCGGCTTATCTTCTCCTGCTGCGCCTTTGGGGTATTCGCCTACCGGGAAAGTAAACGAATCGATCGACTGCGTCTCGCCGCCCGTGCCCAACATCGGGTCGGACTGCGATGGCCAAAAGACCATTACGCTTTCCAGTAGCTGCGTTAAGCTAGCATTAAAGTTCGCATAACTATACTCGTCGCCATAAATTGTTTTTGCGCCTGCGGCTCCGTCTTCAAACTTCAAACCGCCAAAAAACGGAATAACACATGCGTGCTCGATGCCGGGAGATACGGCAAAGAAAAACGCCGCAGCATACTCTCCAACAAGTTTTCCCCAGAAAGACGTATATGCAAACGAATCAAGCGAGTCTTTCGTTAACGCTGTGCGCACAGACAACTCAATATCATTTGCGTTTAAACCTTCAAGATCTAAACGCAGCGGAGTATTAAAAGGCGCACCGTTCGGTATGCGCTCTAACGCTTTAATAGCTGCGTCATTTGGCTTGTCGTTTGGTAATGGGTACTGCGCAATTTTTTCGAACACTGGTTTGATCACGTTACCCCAAAGGTCGGATTCAATTTGACCTTTGTTAATATGATCACCGTTGATATCAATAGCAGGCACAGACGACCACTGATCGCCACCGGCCCCGCCGCCTTCACCAAGCTCTAGCGCATAAAATGCGGCGTTCGTGGCCATGCTATACGGCGCATTCGGAAACCAATTGCCGTTTAACGCAGACGAGTTATTTAGGTCGTCAAGCCAGTGTATTAGTTGAATGGTGTAGTTCGCGTTATTGTGCGATCGTTGATACCCAATACCCGCGAGCATTCCGTCAAAAATAACGAATTCGCCTTCTTCCATTTTTGAGGTATTACCCTCGGTCGGCGAGATTGTTAATGTGACAACCGCTTTGTCGCGGGGTTTAAGACTTTTGCGCGCTGTATGAATCGTCGCCTTTTTTGACCGCCCGCTACGCGCGTCGTGCCCGACGGCGACTGTCAGTGTTGCGGTTGGAATGCTATTTAAACCAAACGTAGCCGACATCGACACGATGTCTTCAAACGTGTGTCCGCCGATTACAGCTTTGAGCTTAAACTTTGCATAGACGTACGGATCAGCCATTGCGGTGCAACCTTACTTCTTCTAGGCGGTAGATAAACGCTAACGTTAGTCCGGCGAGCTTGTAGGCCGGAAGCGGGTGGTCAAACCATACGTTTTTAAACGTGGCATAAGGTTCAGCGGGTTCGACACCAAAAAGCTCTAAAAACACAGGTTCTCCGAGCAGCTCTAACGTCGGCATTAGCGTGGTGATGGCCGGCGGCGGATTCGCAGCTAGCGCTATGGACCACGTAGCCAGTTGCGTGCCGTTTGCCGGCGCAGACACGTTTGGCATATTGTTGATGCGGAACTTTATCTGTGTTTCAGGTAGTGTAATTACCGGCATATTTGTGAGGTTGGAGATTTGCGTATACGTTGTTGTAATCGCACCCACTTCTGTCACAGCAATATGTAGGTTTTCCTGCGCAGACGCGGCTAGCTGTACCAGAAACTCGCGGGCTGCTTTTCCGCCAGCATTGCCTACGACGAAGTCACCGCTAAACGCAATTGGCGTCTGCGGCCCTGTTCTTTGTTTTACGGTAACTTTTGGTTCGTACTTGAACGTCGTTGTTTCTTGTTCAGGCCAGTATGTTATACGGCTGTCAAGTGCGTAAAGATATTGCGCTAATTCTGTTTGATGGATATAGCTCAGTAGTTCTCGGGCCCGCAGATTCAAAAATCGTTGGTCAGGTTGTTTGCCAAATAATACTCCACGCACAATACGCAGCGCCGACGGTATAACCAGCGGTCGAAACGCGGGTGGTATGTATTCGTAGCCGGCATCTCGTGTGCCGGCGCTTTGCGCGAAAATGTTTAGCAACAACGTGCGTCCGTGATTTATCATGGCTACTTCTTCGGTACGATGCTAAAGCGAAGTGACCATTGTCCGACTAGCGTTGTCGGATCTTGCATCTCTAAACGCATGCCCGTTAAAAACGCAAAAAACGTTGCATCTTGGCAGTCGCCGATTGAGACGGTCAGGTCGCCCTTTTTTGATATTTTATTGTTCTGGTAGAAATCGAACACGGTGCATAATTTCGCAGAGTCGGCGCCGGGACAGGCTTTCACAAAACCAATGCCAGATATCAGTAACTCGCCCACCCTGTCACCGAACGCATATACGTAAATAAAATCATTTACCGTGTGCAAGAACTGATAGTTTCCGTTTTGCTCTAAAACAAAACCGGTCATAGGGGCGGTGAGCTTTGCGCCGCCGCCAAAACTAATCGCAAACGCCGCCTCGCCTTCGCAGCCGGGTACTTTTGCTATTGCGCCCAAACACGGGCTAAAAATTGCTGGCATATATCACCTGCCGTTGTATGCGGTATTGCCCGGGGCCATATCGATTGGCGCGCCGCCGTCTGGTGTTTCTTCCATGCGCTTGCCGTTGGCTTGCAGCACGGCCTCTGACAGCCCGTTGAGCGTGAGCGTACCGTTGATGCTCATCTCGCGCCCACCTTGCCCACCACCCATTTGAGGGTCTCCTCGGTCGCGGTTGTAATCAAGCTGCCGTACAACCTGATCAGAACGCATGCTGCTAAACTGCTGCGAGTCTTTAATTGAATCTCGGCTCGCTTGTACGGCGTCTAACCCCGCGCGCATTTCTCCGTCACCGCGTGTTAGTGAATCGCGCCGTTTTGTTAAAAAGTCGAGCTGCTCTTGATCCTCGCCAGATAACGTTTTGTCGCTTGTAAACCAACCAGATTTAGCGCGACCCTTTACGTCAGCGATTTGTCTATCAACAAAACCTAGCTCATCGCCAGATTCTAACTCCATACGACGCTGGCTCAGATCGCGATACCTTATCTTGTCCGCGTTGTCGGAAAATGTTTTTTCGTTTGTAAACCAGCCGGATTTAGCTTTCGTGTCGTACAGCTTCGACATCTCGCCGTCAACGGCGGTTGCTTCGAGCTGTTTCATGTGTTTTTCGTAGCCGCCACTGCCGAACAGTTCCATCCCCATAGCCATAATGCCGGTGTTGGTCGAGGCAGCGCGTATATCTTCTGCGCGTACACCCGCAGCATTTATGGCCGCCGCTGGATCAATAGTCTGCGACGACAAACCACCCGGCGCCTTGGCTCCGATAGCGTCACGGATGCGGCCAAGATTTTGCGTGTCTTTGCCTGATAGACCGTAAGTCATCTGCGCGAGCGGGCTGTTACGCAGCGTGTCGATATTTTCTAAACCCTTTTGCTGTGCTTCGGGTGTAAATTTGCCAAACAGATCAACAGCGGCCGCGTCCGGTATTGTTAATAAAAGTTCGCGTTTCTTTTTGTCACCAATAGCTTCTGATAAACCGCCGCCGGTTGGGTCTTTGCTGACCTCATCCATTAACTTTTTCTGATCGGCGCTCAGTGTTTTGGTGACACCTAGCTTTTCGTAGTCGTAATTTAATTTGCCGGTTGCCGGGTCAACTTTGGTCGGTTCGGGTGTGGCGGCTAACGCGGTGTCATGTCCTCGTGCTTTAGCTTCCTGTATTGTGGTGTCATACACAGCGTTCATGCGCCGCGTAACGGTTTCTTTATCTGAACCGAATGCCGCCGCGAAGTGTTTCTTAGCCTGCTCTTCGGCCCGCGCTGGTACCATACCTTTTCGCGTGAAGTGCTTTGTAAACTCTTCAACAGAACGACGCTGCATATAATCTGCGCGCTCTTCTGGCGATAAGTTTTCTGCGCTGCCCATCTCGTTGACGGCGATGCCAGCCAACGTTTCGCTCGCGTTGCGGACAAATTCTTTACGCTGGTTGGCCCGTACGTCTGCCGGTTGGTTATCGGGCTGTATCTTGTCAAATGCCGGTTGATCTAATCCCTTTTCAACCTGTTTTGTTATCTTATCGCGTATATCGCGTGTAACCTCGTTGGCTTTCGCTACAGACCGCTCTTGCGCAGAATCAACGCCTTGCGCCGTCTGCTCTAAACCAGCCGCGCTCAACCCGCCCATAGCCCTAGACGCACGGAGCGCCCGCGCCACACTACGTGCCGACTCTTGTTTTTCGTCGCTGAGTTTGCCGCCGAATAAACCGCCCTGCATTTTTTTCTCAAACGCGGTTGTGTCGTCGTTTAAGGCTGCTTTCGCAAATTCGTCTAGCTTGTCTTTATCCGCGTCTGCCCCTAGCGTTTCTTTAGCTAAAGCGCGGGCGCCAGCCATAACGTCTTCTTGCTTGCCTGTATTAAACGCTTTAAACATAGTCGTCGCGCGCTGCCGGCGGGCTTCGTTTGCTGCTCGATCGGCGTCTGTGGTGCCCTTGGCTGTTTCGCCAGAACGCATGAGCGCGCGACTTCCAAGGCTGGCTTGTTCTTCCTCGGTTAACTTCTGGTCCGGTTTAAATCCAGCCATTTGCTTCAACGTTTTTGCCGCGGCGCCGTCTGGCTCTGCTTCCGCCTGATCAACAAGTTTGCTGATATCTTTAGCCGACGTAGTGGCGGAGCGATCTAACTTAGAAACAGCGACAAGCCCTTCCTGCATATCTGGCGCATACTTCTGCAATATGCTGTCTTCTGAGACAACATTAAATACGCGCTTCAATGCATCAGACGCTTGGCCCGAATTGCCAGACCCTAAATTCTCTAACTCATCACTGGCGCGCTGCAGCAGTGTCGATTCTGTACCGGCAGACGCGTCTTTTAGTCGGTCCGCACGGCGTGTATTTACTTTTGCTTGCGCATCTTTGTTTTCAATAGCGCGCTGGTTGTACATCTGCTTATTGGCTTCTATGTTCACGTTTGTGCGGTCAGCAGATACGGCGCTGATTTCTGCATATGAAGCAGCCAACGACGACGCGCGCTCTTTTTTATCTGCGCCGTACATTGCGTTAAAGTGTTTTTCTGCCGCAGCTTGTGCTTCTTTATCGCCCATGTTGCCGCCGCGGGAACTCTTGAAGTATTTGGTTAATTCTTCTTTCCCGCGCTTTTCCATATGAGCAATTCGCTGCTCTGACGACATGTCGGCAGTTTCGTCCATAACGATGCCCGTCATGGCGTAGCTGAAACCCTTCGACAAATCATTTTTACGCTGCGAGAATTCCTTATCAGACAAGCCACCCTGCAGCGCGTTAAATTCTTTCGACGTCATCCTGTCGCGCAGCGCACCCTCATTGGAGCGTGAAAAATTGCGCTGCAGTTCGTATTTTTGCGCTTTGTACGCGTAACCCTCGTTTAGGTACTCCTCGGTACCTATCTTGTCGCGCGTATAGGCGTACAACGTTCTACTATCCGCGCCAGACTCGCGGGCCATGTTGTATACGCCGGCCACGCCTTGTTTTCCAGCTAGTTCCGCTAAGTTTGTTTTCTCGCCGTTGTATGTAAAAGTTGTTTCGCCGGATTGGTAGGCTTTTGCCGCGGCTTCTAGTTTTGTGCCCTTATATTTCTCTGGGTTTTCAGCCACAAGTCGGTTGATCACCGCTAGCGAACGCCCGACAGAAGACGCGTCTCCGCGCATGCTCATCTGGCGTTGTCGCTGTTCAGCCTCTCCGCGCTGTAATTTTCCGTAACCGCTTTTTTCAAATACCCCTGCATCTGACATAGCTTGTCCGTGCAGTAGCCGGCCAGCCATTCCCTGCTCAACTGTTGTTTCTTGAAGACCTAGCTGACCGCCAATTGCCTTGTCTTCATACATCATCTTGGTTAAAGCGCCGACATCGGTATTCGTATCGCGCGCGGCAAGACGCATCTCGCGCACGAGCGATTCGACCTTGCCCTGCGACAACCCACCTTGCGACCCGTTTGTTAGTTGCTGCAAGCTAGCCATTAATTGTTGAACCGGTGCACCAGACTGCCCGCTATCGCCAAAGATCTCACGGATAGCCGAAAGAGCGCCGTTATATTCTTTGATAGCTTTAGATGTGCGCTGGGCGTCTACAGCATTTGCGGCTGAACCAAAACCCTCCAGCTGCTCGATCTCTTCTGCGGACTTAGCCCGAGAATCGCCAGATTTAAATCTATCAATTTCAGTGAACGTTTTGTTTAGGCGATCTTTATAACCACCAACTTTGTCCGCCCGAATTATTTTTTGCTCTTCCGCCGTGGCGTTCGCGTAATCGTAGTCGCGCTCGCTTAGGTCTTTGTGCGCAAATTCGTCTGCGAGGCGGCTCATCGTTTTATCGTCGCGCTGCGCGCCGCTGATCGCTTTTACACGTTCTGCCGCCGTCATGTTACCTAAGCTTTGCGGCAACTTTCCTTTCTGAAATAAATCTTCCATCATGGCGCCAGATGCCGTGGCGTTAAAACCATGCATCTCGTCTAGATTGGCGTCTGGTCCGTATAGATTTTGATATACGTTCTGCGAAAAACTCTCGCGCGACGCCTCTGACATACGGCGGTCGCCGGTGGCCGCGTCAGCGCGAAAAAAGCCCATGCGCCCCGTTGATCCCGCGATAGCGCTCGGATCCCCGCGCCGGCCGAACATCATATCTTCAAGGTTCTCCGGACCGACTTGACTGGCCGCAAATGCTTTAAATACCGGATTATTAATTACGCTTGCCCCAACCTGCGCGTGCTCGCGGTCTAATTGCGTCGCTGGCCTTCCGCCGTTCATAAGCGACTGAAAACCAAGCATGCGAGTGGCGACCGCTTGGTTGCCGGCCATGTTAGCGGATGCCGTGGCTCTGGCGCCCTGCTGCTGGTAAATAGACGCAGTGCGCTGGTCGGCTAAAGCCTGACTCGGCGTTTGATGAGCCAGAAATGCATCTTGCCCCGCCATGCCCTGCACCAGCGACGGGCCATACATATTTGCCAGATACCCAAACGCGTTATCTACGTTATTCGGGTTCTGGAACGGCGAATATACCGGCGGGGCGTAATTGTACGCCCGGTCCGTTTGGTTCTGCTTATAGCCGGTTTGGTTAAAGTCAAATCCGTCCATACGCCGCCTCAACCGGTTTTATTCGTTAGTTGCTGTTTGTAACGATCAATTAGCGCCTGTGTACTGCTGTCAACTATTGTATCTTTTTCCGCGTCTTTTCCGGCCTCTTTTACTTCTACCCACGGAAAGGTAGTTTTTTGTATTTCACCCATGACCTCGTTGGCTTGTTTTTTGACTTCTTTGAAGCTTTCTTCTGTCAAATTTCCGTGCGACAAAAGCGCCAACCAGTGTTTGTGCGCAATTGTCAGTAGTTCGTAATCTTCTCGGCGCTCAACCTCTGCCAGTAAAATTCGGTGCTTTAAACGCCACTGTCTATTTTGGGGATCGGCGCCGGCGTAATTAATTGCGCCGGACACAGCAGCACGCACCATCAAAGCTGCGATTCGATCCCGTCCCAAAAACTTGGTTCGAGCGCCATGGCCTCTAACGCCTCTACGAGCCGCTGAAATTTGCGCAACTGCACTGAAATTAATCGCCGCGTAACTTCTTGCGACAGCGCTTTTGTATTCACATTCTGCCGCATCACTGTCAGCACTGTTTGAGTCGGCTTATCAGCCGGCGGAGTAAACGGTACGTCGCCCAGCTCCGGGTTAGCTACCAGAGCTTTCCCGTCAGCGTCAAAAACGCCCTCTAAAGAGCACGCCATCCGGTACTCAGCCATGCGAACAAACCACTCGGCTTCTGACAGTATCTCGCCGGCTTGCTGGTCAAGAAGAAGCTGGCGCTGCACTAGAAAATTCTCGTCGGCGAGCATGCTGCGGAAACGAACGATCATTTTGCCGCCGACTAACTTGTAGTCTCGTTTAAAGCGTGCGCCGCCTAACAGCGTGGCTAAAAAATCTTCCTTGTCTTTGTCTGTAATGTCAGTGTCGAACTTTTGTCGCATGTCCCAGCCGCAACGAGGACAGAACGGCAAGATAACCATTTGATCCGCGCCGGTATCCATTTTGTTTTCAATGGTCGGATCTATCGGTACGTCGGCGGGCTCAGGTGCCTTTTCTTCAGCCGCGGCCACTTCTTCGCGGTCATCAACAATTTGCGGCGCCGAATCTGCTGCCATTTTTTCGTAGGCTTCGCGCACACTCGGCGACATGTTTTTCGTCGCGGTATCTAGTTCTTCAGCCTTTTTGCGAGACTTCAATAATTCTTTTGCGGCTTTTAAAAGGCTCTGTACTTTTTCAACATCGGATTCAGGCATTAAATCTTTTTCAATCAGCACGTCTACGCGAGTCGACGGCGGTAACTTGTCTTTGATTTTCAGCATGACGTCGCCCAGTTCGTCTGGAATAGGGTCGCCCTGTTTCCAGTCAAATTGCTCTAACGTCTTCTTCGTGAAATCAGATACGTAAGGGTTTTCAACCAAATCCATAACCTGCTCCTTCAGTTATCGACCTACAATCGGGTAGTAGCCGTTAATAATCTTCTTGTCGTTAGACTTGAACTCTGGCGACGCATATTCGCCAGCTAATCCGGGCGCCTCTCCGCGGTCTTTGTCTCTTAAACCGCCGCCCGCCATCTCAACAATATTAAAGTCCTGCTCAACATACGCCGGCTCTTCGTTGAGCCACTTCTTTCCGGGAAACGGCCACGTCTCTTCGCACGCTTTCGCTTTCACTGGTTTCTCTGTCCAGCGCTCCGGTATTGAGCCACCGATTCGCGCCATTTGCTGCCACCGATCTTCATACAGCAGGAAGTCCGGGATCTTATATTGCTCGTCTGTGCGGAACGTGAATTCCATGATGTCCATAAGACGCGCATTGCCCGGTCGTTTATCGGCGTACCACAGCTGCTCCAACATTTCTTCGTCGATCTGGTCTCCGATATCAGGTAGTTCTTTATCAACCAGATCGCGAATTTTGTCGATAGCTTCGTTAATCTGGCCTTGGCATTCACCGTCACAGGGTCCAACAAAGATAGCGCCCTTCGCGGCGGCTTCTGTGAGGATATGCCCCTTGCTGACAAGCAGGCTCTTTTTGAACAGTCCGGCGCCGTTCGAAATGATATCTTTATCGACACCGAGCGGGCCGGCGAGCAGCGTAAATGACTTAGAGAACATATTCGCTTTGACGGTATCTTCGTCAGCGCTGGCGCGGAAGAAGTGGTACATACGCCCACCCTCGCCCATGTAGTGGAAAATGTTATTAGATTTTGTAACCAACTCCGCTTCACCCTTGCCGGCGTCGATGGTTATATTGCCCGGCGGTATAGAACTGCCGCCGCCACCCGTGCGCATGTAAATACGGTGCCCGATGCTGACAACTTCAGACTTGGGTGCGCGCAACACGATGCCGCCGAAAATAACGTCATCACCGCATTGCTCAAATTCGTAGATTGGGTTGTTCGCGCGGCTTTCAATAAGCACGCCGCCTTCGCGTTCAGAGCTGTCATTGCCGGCGAGGATCATGACGTTCTGTTCGCTCTTGATACGGATATTTTTATCCGTTGTAGAGATGTCAACGCCTTCTTTCGCGCGGATAATGCAGTCGCCACCAGACCACGCTTGCGTATGTCGCCCAGACTTCATCCAGACATCGCCGGGCGCAGAAAGAATAAGACAACCGCCAGACATGCGAATCTCTGCGCCGTAACCGTCTCCGATTACAACGCCGCCGTCTTCTAGCAGCGAAATAAAACACTCTGTCTCGTAGAAATTCTGAGTGTTGTAACGGTGGTCGATTTTGAGTTTCTTTGGCGTTATTTCCTTGAGGTACATCGACCCCTTAAGCTCGCCGAAGTTGGGAATTTTTTGATTAACGTCAGCGTACTGCAGTTCAGACTCTTCCCACGTCTTAAAATCTTTTGCGTGCCAGTAGAACGGATGAATACCGGCATAGTTAAACAAATACCCGTGCATATCGAGCAACGCGGAGGCCCGTTGCATGTTCGGATACTTTTCGTCTGTCGTTTTGATATCACCGGTGATTTTGTGATCCGGCCCAGCGCCATACTTACTCGACGCCTTATAGTTCTTTTCTGCGTCGTCGCCATCTCCTGCTTCAGGGCGCTTAATACGTTGCGGCATCGGCAACAGCATGCGCTTCGACAGCACTACACCCTTGGCTGACGAGATAAAACGTCGGCCGTCCATAGCGACGTTATCTTCGTGCAAGCCTTTAACGGGTTTTTCTTGGTAGTCGCGTTCTTTGTCTGGTCCGCCGCCGCAATCGGGCGATAGGCCGTCTTTGCCCTTTACAGACGACTCAAACGGCGGCGAAGGCGACCCAGAGCTGCCGGGCTTATATGTAAAGCGCTGTAGCCCGTCTGGCGGCGCATGCACAACTGACCGCTGCCCTTGGCCGAAATAACCAAAAAACTTCTGTGTGCGGTGGTAAGGTTGTTGAAACTCGTGTTTATTTTCCCAGTGCGAGTAATACGGCTTGGCGAGCGCGCACTGGTAATCCTTCGGCTCATACTCATTAACCATTGAGCCGCCCGGCTCAATTAAACCGACAGCTTCCCACGGATAAGGTGAATAACCCTGCAGATCATTGCACTCGGCTTGGTCCATGTAGGCGTCGCGCTCACTGCCGGCTGTCCACAGTTGGAAGTTATAGCCGGCAACACGCAGCAACGAGTCGTGATAAAAACCATACAAGCCGCAAAATTCATTTACGGCGGCTTTCAACATAAAATCGTCAATACTGATTGCGATACCTGTTGTAGAGACCGCGCCCCACTCGCTGGCGAGTGTTGCATCCCACGGCCGCCAAGAACTCCAGTCCACCATCTGGCCGTTCATCGGCTCTTTGATGTACTTCTTGTGGCAGTCATCGACGCGCTTTCGAGATGCCTGCGAGATATAGTCGTGATACGCGCGTTTGCCGACGTCTAGCACGTTAGGCACAGAGCCGAGAATGTAAGCCTGCCCAACCTTGTCATGCACCATCAAAATGACTGACGTGCCGGGCGCGTATGTATTAACAGAGCTGGCGCCGAAGCAAACGTGGCTGGTACCAGAAAGCGCCGCTGCGATAATCGGAGCGCGAGACTTCTCTACGAATACTTTATAGCAATTGGCGATCGACGTGCCGTCTACAATCCAGCCTGTGCACAGACGGCCAGTATCCTGAAAGCCTTGCTTAAAGCCGGCTAGTTTTGTATTCGGATCAGCAACAGCTTGAAGCTGGGCGCCATACGCTGCCGTGCTAGTCCGGCTAGAGAATTGCGTATTATTTTGAATGCGCCGAGCTGTCTGCGTTTGATCGTATGAGTGTTGATGCCCGGAGCCCGGCGTAATGCCCACCGGCTTCGGGGGCTGATTCGTCGACATTTATGCCACCAAAAGGTGTGGTTACGGGCACGAAGCCCAAGGCGTTACCGCCTAATACCATAAGCGGCGGCTGCGTTTTAAGCAACCGCCGCTTATCTATTTAGACAACAAAATCAGGCTCAGGTGTACTCGATATCCGAGCAGATAAAGCCGAGATTTTCGTTAATCACGATTTCCTGCGCAGTCACGCTGGCGCCGATCGACGTCAGTGTGGCTTTCTTCAGGGTGTACGATACGTTCACCGTAACGCCACCGCAACCGCCGTTGCCCTCAAGGACGAGGTCAGCCGGGTTACACATGTCGCCGTACTTGGTGACCATCGTCTTAAACGTACCGGATCCGCCAACAACGCGGACCAGTTGCGCCTGACCCTGACGGCGGTTACCAACATAATAAATGTTGTTAGAGCCGATTTCATACATAAAGTTTACAGTCCGGTTGACCGTAAAGTTAGCCTGCTGCACCAGTGCACCGTCGCCCGAACCGCCGGCAAAAGTCATCTTCAGATCTTCTGCCCGGAACGTGCCCTTGTGTTCCTGATTTTTACCGAAAGGACTTGCCATAGTTCACCTATTCTTGTGATGTTTACCAGTTACAGTTTGAGCAATCAGACCACTAAGTGCAGCTCAATGTTGTTGAGCGGCGCCGGAACAGTGAGATTAAGAACAATCTCAATGCGGTCCTTTAACAGCGGGTGGATCTGCAGCCGGCTGATTTCACCGTCGATTAACTGCGAACCCAGTTCCTCGGTGAAGCCATTGGCCTTGAGGAAGTCGATGATGGCAGTGACTTCGAACCGAAGCCGACGAACCATGCCCTCTTGCGCGTTGGTGCGGCCGATGAACGGACGCAGGCGACGCAGGAACAAGTAGGACATGCTGTCAACATTGCGGCGGATCATCTCTTCCCGACGATTCAGGTCGAGGTTATCCGTTGTGACGGCGTGCCGCGTGTGCGGTGTTCCGTCACGGTCTTCTGTCACAATCCACGTACCAGCTTCAGCCATACGGTTCAGCTGCGTTTCGTTGAAGTACTTGTACGACCGTGTGTAGTCGTCGAAACCGGCGACCTCTACGTTCGTGAGGGGCTGATGGGGTACCACGCCGCTGACAAGACCAGCGAGCGCTGCAGCAAGGTAATAACCGGGCTGCGATACGCCAGCTTCGCCTACCTGATCCGGCCACACGGCGCACACGCGACGATTGGAAAGACCACCAGCCGCTGTGGCGATGTCTTCCGCAATTTCGTTGCGGTTACGGTTGTGGGAGATCTCGACGCGCTGCGGAACTGTTACAGCGGCGTCAGCGCCGGAGTAAAGCAGCAGGGTCGACTCGGACAGGACCTGATCAACAACGTACTCTTCGTACTGCTCGTCGCCGAAACCGTCGACCGAGAAGTTGTAACGAACGATGTCGCCGGGGCGCACGTCATTCGTGATGAAGTAGCCGTTGCCAGATGTAACAGTCAGCTTTGTGTACTGCGTGTTCGTGGCATTCGGATCGTCCGCGAGTGTCGCTAATACCGGTGTGGTGACCTCTGTGCCCAGCACGCCGTTAACCGGCACGCCTTCGCCAGAAACCTTCACAACCGGAACAGCCTTGAGCGCGAAGAAGCCGGCCTTCCAATTGTTGGCGTATTCATTCGACTCAGCGCCGATATGAGCAGCCCACAGATTGTGAACACGACGATCAAACGTCAGCGGGACAAGGTTATACATGTCGTCGCGACCCTTGATGCGCTCCAGCACCTGCACCCAGCTGTCCAGATCGCCCGGCTCAACTACGGCTGTGTACTTTACTACAGTGCCGTTGCTGTTCGAAAGCGCTTTGTAGACGCCCCACTTCATCGGGTTATCAGGATCTAACTGACCCTTGATTTGATCGAGGTCAGCCACGTCGCTGATCGAGTTAACTTGATCAGCCAGCTCCGAGAGGAACTCGCGGTATTCAACATAAACCTTGCCGCTCATAACATTCAGCGGCTGCTCAGCGCCGGCGCTTGTCCACTCGGGGTGGTAAGCAACGATGCCTTCCTGCACGCAGATCTGCGTGTCTTCGAGGAAGTAGTTAGTCATCGGCGCAAAACCAACGCGATTCTTGGATACCTGAATGTTGTCCTTGATGAACAACTCCAGATCCATATCCTCGCCGCTGATAAGCGCAGCTGTAGCTGCGGCGCCGGTTCCTGCGCCACCGCTAAACGTGACAGTCGGGGCGGTTACATAGCCAGAGCCACGATTCGTGATCGTCACGCTAACAACCTTGGCGGCGTTCGCGCCAGTTCCCAGCACAGCAGTACCAGTGGCTGTTACGCCGCCGAGCGGAGCCGCCGAGAAAGTAACAGTCGGGGCCGACGTGTAGCCAGTGCCAGACGCGCTGACATTAACCACGCCGACCTTATCGACAGGCAGGCCGTCTTTGGCAAGCATGCTGGTGGGCAGGTCGTCGCGAAGGATGAGCTTCTTGACCGGACCAGCTTGGCTGGAGTTAACAGTGATGTACCACTTGTCGCCCTTGCGCAGACCGGCAACAGCGTCGCCAGACGCGTTTGTTGCGCCAAGGAACTTCACCTTAACACCGTTAGTACCGATCGGCACAGCAACAGAGTCACTACCTTCGCCGTCGCCGGTTACTTCGGTCGGACCAGAGAAGTCCAAGCCCTTCGCCGTGCGGATCATGATCTCGGGCAGCTGAGCCCAGACACCGCCCTTGGTGCACTCGATGATGTAGACGTCGTTCTTGGCACCAGCATAAGCGCCGAGAATGTCAACCTCACCAGCAACACCAGTTACGGACGTCTCTGTTACAAGAGTACCGTCAGCGGTAGAAGTAGCCGTGACAGGCTCAAATGTCTGACGGACAACAAAGCGCCACTGCTGACCGACCACAAAGTCGTCGGTGCCGGTCGTTGTGAACCGAACGGAGAGGCCGCGCGTGCCGATGAATGTGACGTTGGACAGGTCGCCCGTATCCATCGTATTCGGCGTGATTTCAGCCTGATCGTCTGTGCCGCTCGCAGATGTGACACGCAGACGAGCAGCGTTGCAGCCCGAAATTGTGCTCTTGATAACTTCAACAACGTACTCTTCGTTAACATAGCCGTCAACGAGTCCGTTATAGATTGTAGCGCCGGCTGTAGTTGTATCTAGTACAGCTACGGCTACGTTATTATCAGTGCCGGCAATCTGCGTCGCAGTTACGTCTACACCCGTGCTAGACGCGGCGGAATACGACGACGCGTTGGCGACGTCTTCGTAAGCGGGGAGAATACGCGACGGAACGAGGTCGCTGGCAAAACCAGTGACATACGTTTCAAGTACCGTCTCGTTGCAGTTGTTGTCGGCGCTTACGATACGCAGCTTCACAACGTCGCCAAGCTGAACGTCACGGTCGTAGAATGCGGACGAGCGCGGATACGCCGACGTGTTCGTCTTAAACGACAGGTTGCTCGACTGGATCCAGTTTGCTTTGCCCACTACGGATGTGATGATGGTGTTGCCATCGCCCATCGTGTGGTTGTAGTAACGCAGCATTGCGTCGTCGATGTACAGCTTTACGTAATCGCGGTCGACTTGCGAACCGGCGAGACGCTGCGGCCACGTGTAGCATGTGTCATTTAAGCGATCATAAGCGCCTAAAAGACAATCGGGTTTCTCATCGACGTCGCTATAGCGGTGGAGAACGGCGTGCGGGCCAGCAATGTGGGCGCGCAGCGGCTCGGTGATCTCCGTGGGAACAATACGAAATTCTTGGAAAACGAGAACTTGGGGTTTTACGTAGCTCGACATGCGTCAGCCTCCGTGCCTAAATATCGTGTGTGCGGTGTGGCGTTCAGAGCGTAGTATACACAACTCCGCTTTCAATAAAAAAACACCCACCATAAAAATTTGTTAACAAGACAGTAAATCTGATGCCTTGAAGACAATCCGCTTTAGGCGCGGCGCGTACGGCTGGAGCGTCCAAGCTTCCTCGGCAACGTACGCAACGGTGACAGGGACGGCATACCCCTGAACAACCTCTTGAATTTCTCCTATACCGCCAACTTCGGCGATGTAAAATCTAAACAAATCCATTTGTTCCCGAATCAGCGGCGAGAACATTACCAAGAATTTGATAACTTCAGTCGCCAAAAATTCAGTTTCGGCGCCGTTTTGTGCTAGGCAGTACAGCGTGTGACTACCTTCCCACAGCCCGGCATAGCTTACAGCTCCAGTATAATCATTCTGACTTATGATGTCACCAATACCCTGTCGCTGCCATTTCCAACCATTTCGTTTAATTAATACAGCCGGTCGTTTGTCGGCAGTATTCGGCGCCCAGCGTGTTATGCTCTCGACTAAAATACCGCCGTTGTTGTCGCCGGTATCTGTTGGCTTCCACGCGCCCAACGTTTGAATATGTCTGCGAATACGCGGCTCTTCAATATTATCCGGGTCAGAGAAGTGCCCGATAATTAACTGCCGCAAAAGACCGGTCATTACGTGCGGGCGCATACCGTAAGAACAAAGCGAACTGACGCGCTCTACACGGTTTTCTGGTGTGCTTCCAGCCGGGAACTGCGCTTCAATTTCTGGCGGATTTGGTTCGTCGCAAGTACTCACGTAAATGATCCTTTTTACTCTCGGTGAAAAGTTTGATCTTTTCGCCTATTTTTAGTTTATCTAACCCAACAGCAACACGGCTCAATAACGGTTCGGCAGGGTTAATTTTTTTCTCCACTTATATCTCCCAAAAATCATTTACAGCTTTAACCGGCGCTGCAACAACTGGCGGCGGCGTAACGACTGAAATAACTTCTGGCGCCGGTAATGAAACAGCTAACGGAGCAGAAGGAGAAGTAACGACGATAAAAGTAGCATCCGGACCGTATTCTCCCGGCTTTTCAAACATTACGGCATATTCGCCCGGGTCTAGGTTAAGCGATTGCGTCCAGCGCCCGTTTGCGGTTGTCGTTGTGCTGCCAAGCGCTAATGTCTTTGACGTCTGCGCGCCGCTAATTTCAAATATGGTTTTGTCAAAGATATACACACGCGCACCCACAATAGGGCAATCGCTTGCATCTTTGTAAACAAGCTCATCCAGCCCGCCGTGATTGTGGTCGACCGGAATAGCCCCACAGCCTTCTATCGGCAATGTCGGGCCTACGCGCGCGGCTGGCTCTCCACCGATTTCGATAGCGTACGCTGTGTTGCTAAACGGAATTAGACCTAATTTAATCTGGTAAACAATCGGCACGTTCCGAATTGCCGCGCCTATTTGAATTGTTTCAACTAGCCATCGTTCGTCGCTAGATCCGTTTACCCAAATATCGTTTTTGTTAATTGCAGGGAAACCGATGACGCGGGCTGTGATATACGGGCTTTCTCGTGTCGAACCCTTTATGTTTGCGTCTACATCTTCTTGAATTGTTTGCGGCGAGATATCCCAGCACTGCAGCGCAAGCGGCGGGTGATATCCAACTTCAAAACCCGTACCGCTACAAACAGGGCAGTCAGAGTCTAGTACTTCTTGCGTTAGCTCGTCGCGGCATCTACGGCATGGTTTACCAAAGCGGAATGGTTTTAATAGGTAACCCGGCGTGGCAACATACTGAAACCGCAATTGCTCTTTTCTGATAATTTCACGCGCTAACGTCCAGTCGCGCTCCGGTAAATCTCCGAAGCAACTAGCTGCCTGCGAGACGTAAACATCAGTAGGCGTCGTAAGAACTACGCGATAATGGTCGAGTAGGTCGTAGCCGGCTTCGCGCCAAATAGGGTCGTAAGCCGCGTAACCGTTTACAACTGGCGGGCCGATATTTACCCAGTCGGCTGCGTCTCTTAAACCGGTTTTGCCTAATTGCAGTTGAAAGACATACGGGCCGGGTTGATTAAATACCCGGTCTAATTGCCACCAAACACGTGTTGTACCGCGGACCATATGATCCACAGATACGCGACGGAAGGGAAAAACAACAGATTGAGGCATTTGACGTTTCGCGCGGTTTAGACGGGAATAGTTATGTTAACCCACTCACAACATCAATAACGTATACGAAGCGCGTCGGTGTACGAAGAATATTTATACGACGACGAGACTTCGCCGTAGCAGCCTTCCAGATTGATGCTAGCCTTTGTAGCCCGCACCCACTCGCGGTACGCCTGCCACCGTGTTTGGCCTGCGCGCTCATATCCCGACTCTTTATTCTGGTCGTTAATTGACAACCCGGCCGCGGTATAGTCGAGCTGATTGCGCCTAAATTGTTCCGCCACCATTAAAAACAGATTGGCGCATATACCTTCCAGCCAATGATATCTAAACGGAAATGATTGCGTGTTGTATACAGCGTCAATCGGCGGCGGCACTTCATTCCAGTACTGAACCGGTCGCGCAATCGCCAGCGCAATTTCTGCGTCGTCAAACATGAGGTTATCTAAAAGAAAGCTCTCGCCCGGCGCTGAGTCCCGCAGGTGCAGCCGAATTTCGGCGATACTGGGCGGCCCGCCGATCTGGTTTACGCTGTCAAACGTGCTGCGCGCAATGATCAGCGAAAACGTGTTTGAAAAGATCACGCACGGTTGCTGACTCAATTGCGCGGGCACGCTCACCATCGCCATTTCGCCGTAGTACACACCGGGTACGCCTGTCATGGCGGATGTCAGTGATGCGGAAACTTTACCGGTCGCCGCGTCGACAATAGTCGCGTTAACCTCTACAGGTGCGTTCTGATTGCCGAGAGATAACTGTTCTTTTAACCGTAAAACGATTTTAAAGTTATTGCTTGTTACGCATGGCGCGATATTAACGGGGTGACCTTCTCGGTCGTGTAGCTGCCACGCAACTGTGGCGCATTGGCCCTGTGTGACGGTAATGGCGCGCATGCGGGTCAGCAGCGGTTTCCCGTTAACCGTCGAGACGGGCGCGCTTATGACGTTCTGTGTCGCGCAAGCGACTGGCGCTACCTGCTGACCGGCGCTGTCGCCAGAGCAACACGGGACAATGGGATGAGAAACGGGTGTGGCAATAACGACCATATATCCCTCCGTGCTATAGCTCTAGTATACAAACAGCAAGGGCTGGCCGCTTACGCAGCCAGCCCTTGTAAAGATTCAGACCGATTTGCTTTTAATCAAGTCCAACCTGTCGGCGGCGTTACCGTGCCGAGAGTGTTGGCGTTGACCCGCAGCTGATCGACGCTATTGTCGTTCGCGTCGAGCAGGTAAACAGCGGGCGAGCTTAAAATGTCGATCTTGTTTGTTTCAAGGGCCTTTTCAAGCGCCTTGAATTGTCGCTGACTGTCCCTACCGCCGTTGCCAAGCTTAGCCACGAGATCGCCCGGAACCGTGTAGGTTGCGTTTGATTCGAGCCGCTTGCCGTGGGCGCCAAGGAAACCGAACACGCGGGCAGCGCCCGAAGTGTTCTTAACTGTCGTGTATAAACCGGGTACTGGCATTGTTAGTTACTCCATTCTTCAAGATGCGCTTTGCAGAGCTGTAGCAGCCGCGGCTTGAAGCACCAGAACAGCCTGAGCGATCTCAGGTTGATCCGCTGCGACGTTAGCCGCGCCGCCGAAAGCAGCCGCCTTTTCAACTGTGCCGCCAAGGCCCGCGGCGGCAAGCATCGCGTCCAGCTGCTGGTTAGTAGCAGCTAGCTCGGATGCTTGCGCAGCCGCGGCCTTTTCTTGCTCCGCCGTGTAGAGCACATGAAGCTTGGAAGCGGCCGACCACATTTCTGCGGCCTCGCCTTCCGTGCGCGGGGCAATCCCATGCGCGGCAAGCTTCTCGAAGAAATACGGCGCGGCAAGTTCCGCCACGATGGTGGCATACGCTTGCTCTGCCGCCTCTTTAACGTTATCCATAACGTGCTCCTTTAGGTGTTAATCCTTACACGACATTACTTGAAGTCAACCCGAGCGAGACCGTTCGTATGGCCGAACGAGCCGCCGGATGTTTGATACGCAAAGTACTCAAGCATGAACGCCTCACGACGGATGTACATCGTGGTGGGCTCCAGCTCGTAGTTCTTGCCGATGAACTTCGGCGAGGCGAACATGAACATGGCATCATCGGGAACGAGGTCGCGCTTGATCGTGACGATCCAGCGGCAGTTGAGGAAGTTGGTTTCCGCCCAACCGTTCTTGATGATGTCCTGCGAGAAGTCACCGCCCATTTCGTCGCGGCCGAACTTGAGGAGTTCCTTGATCGTGATGTTATTCACGAGGCAAGTTTCAACCTCAAAGTGCGACGGCGTGCGCGGCATGACCTTCAGGGCGTCCACCAGCGTTTCGCGGGTGATACCACCGCTGATCTCCTCGTACTGCACAACGCCGCTAGCGACGTTAGCAACACCAGCAGTCGGCAGGACGGCGTTGAAGGCGGCAATAAACTTGCCGTCCTCTTCAGCCAGCATGTCCTTGATCATGTTGTCCGACAGAACCTGACGGATGTCGATGACATACGTACGCAGCTCGTCGACGTCCTTCACAGCGCGGGGCGACACGATCCGGTCAAACATGACGCGGTAGCGCGGGCCACGGATGTAGAAGTTGATCGGGAGCGTCGCGAACGGAAGCGACACAGCCGCCGGGGAATCGGGCTCCTTGTCCACAACCTTGACGGGCTTGTCAGTGTCAACCTGACGGTCCAGCTCGTCGTTGGTGATAGTCAGCGGCGGCATAATCCGCCGGTAGAACCCGTCTTCACGCATCTTGGTGCGCGTGAAATCGTTAACCGCATCAATGGCCTGCTTTTGCATGCCGGGGGTATCAAGCTGCTCAAAAAGCGTCTCGTTAAGCAGTTGGATTTCTTGCTGAGTGGGCATTTTGGGAACCTCCATGTTCCTGAATTAGTTAGGGATAGATCAAGCGTTGATTGTCGCCGCGGTGCCAGCCGGCAGGTACACGCACCAGAAGGAAAGCGTGTCCACGCCATTGTGGTTCTTGGCCGCGCCGCTCGAAACAACACCGCAAACCGGGTTTACGTACTGCACAGCGCTGGCTTTCGTCAGCACGCCCTCGACAGTCGAGCCGCCGGTGGTGGGAGCAGTCAGAAGATCGCCGGGGCTGTAAACCACGGCCACAGCAGGATTGCCGGACGTCTTCACGTACTCGGTGGTGGCAATTTCATAACCACCGGTCGCGACAAGACCCGACAGTTTGCCCGAGGGCGAAACAGCCTGATGCATGAAGGCGCCGGACGCTGTGGTACCCGGATTGCTGACGTCAGCATCTGCCGAACCGTTCAGCAAGAAAATAGCAACACCCGTGGTGGAAACACCGGGGGCGAAAACGTCCTTGCCGCTCTCTTTCTGCAGATGCACCACGCGACCGCGCGGAACATCGTAAGAGACCGTGCTTTTCAGCTTGGCCGAGTAGTCAAGGGACGCCATATCAAACCAGCCCTTTTTGACGTCAAGGCCGTGTTCAAACATAAGATCAGGAGCAGGCATTGTTAGACCTCCGTGTCTTTAGCAATTGGAAACGTGTTCAGGTAAGGGACGAAACTCAGGTAGTGGGCGGGTTGAGACCAAGGCCAGTGAAAAATTTCACATCAGAAGCCTTGAGGCGACCATCGCGGGCACCCACATACCCGCTCGTCAGGCTGCTCGTCGGGTCATAGCCGGCCGTCTTTGTGGCGACCGGTGTACCAAGGCGAGCCATTTCAGCAGCGTTTTTATGCGCAGCTAATTTGATAACAAGTTCCATTGTGCGCACCGGATCTTGAAGAGCTGCAGCGAGCGCTTCTTTCTGGTGAGCTTCAATCCGCTCGTTCTCCACGCACACCTTTACGGCTTCGGGGATCAGGCTGGCCAGCTTCTCGCTGGTTTCAACCTGCGCCTTGTCGGCGGCGGCGGCTTTGGTCATCGCGGCATCGGAGTAACCGATGTAATCGATGATTTTCTGTACGAGCGCGTTATTTGCAGTAGACATTAAAAACCTCCGTGTTATCACCGGTTTACGAGTTCAAGAACGTGCTGTTTCATCATGTCCCGCAGTTCGCGCGAACGCTTTGTGCGGGCTTCTTTGATCTGAAACTTACCGGCGCGCTTAAAGTTAACAACAGCGTGACCGATCAGGTTAAGGTCGTTAGCCGCGGCCATCTTCGGGTCAGCGCCGGCCATAGCCGGGTCCATCGGCGGCTCCATCGCGGGAGCGCCAGCGGCGTCACCGCCACCTTGGCCACCTTGCGACAGGGCTTGCAGAAGAGCTTCCGGCGGGATGCCGAGTTCTTGAAGCGCCATAGCAAGTTCCTGCACAGCCTCGTCCTCCGACGGCTCGCCGCCGGCGGTCTCTTCGGGCGCCATATCAGGAGCACCACCCTCGCCACCCATCATGGCCTCAAGGCCAGCAGGCGCGGCAGCCGGGGCGTCACCCATGCCCGAGTCGGCGTCGCCGGGGGCAGAGTGATCTTCGCCTTCGGCAGCTTCTTCGGTCGGATCAGCAGCAGCGGACTTCGAAGTTACAAAGCCAATGAACAGGTCAGCCATCTCGTCGGCTTCACGAAGCGTGTTAGCGCACACGTCGCGAACAGAAGCTTCAGCAGCTTCTTTGTTCAGACCGAGATGCGCAGCAAGTTCATAACCAGCCTTGAAGGCAGCAGCCTTGTCGTTCCGAAGCGCAGCAAGATCAGAACCTTCGATCTTACCGTCGTTGTCGGTGTCGAGCTTGTGCTGGTCGCCCTTTAAGCCGCTGTGTTCGGCCTTTTCAGCAGCCGGTGATTCAGTGGCCTCGTGCTTGGCGGATTCACCGGCTTCCTCTTTTTTTCCTTCCATCTTCTCCTTGAGGAAAGCCGGCATTTCAGCGGCCTTCTCACCTTGAAGATTGCTAACACCAAAGTTGATGAGGTTAGCGAGGATATCGTTACCGAGGTTGCCAGCGCGCTCACGGGCTTCTTTGAAAGTTACCGTGCTATACTTTTCGCCGTCATCGGCCTTAACCGGCGACGAAGTACCCGGATCATCTTTCGTGCCCTTGAAATCTTTTTCATTGGCGGGATCTTCGCCAGTCGCCTTAGCGGCAAGACCAATGTTCGTTTGAACTTCGTCTTGACGACCTTCTTGCGAAAGCTCAGGTGTGTTGTCTACAGCAAGAGCGCCCTGCTGCTTCTTGATGTCGGCGGCGTACTCAGACGCACGGGCACCGGTCGAAGCATTCTGGACGCCGTTGTCGGCGGTCGTAGTCGGATGCGAAGACGCACCCTGATAGCCACCCGGATCAGCCGGCACGGGAGAAGCCGACTTATCAGCAGCCGACTTGATGGGGCTCTGCGCGATCTCTTCGGCGAGAGCATTAAGTTGAGCGAACAGTGAACGTTGCATCCGTGCCATGACTTTCTCCTTTGGGGTCTAATCGTGTTAAGCGATTAGCTTCCGTTCATGTGACATAATTTTGCAATACACAGTGGTTTGTTGTCAACCAATGATTTCCATATTTCTCGCAGATTGTGGCGTAAGCAGCGATCTTATACAAAGCGTAATGTTGCGCAAGAGCTGTTTCTGCTTCTCCACTTGCTTGTTTATCTGTTGAAAACTCACTGGGTTGAGCGTTGCGAAGAGCGGCTAAATAAGCCCGCTTTTCAACATTGCTCGGTAATACGCTATGTGTGTGTGCTACTTTTTCAGCCCATACCCGCACGCTTGGCGACGCGGCATTTGCTGGATAGTACACGTTGTTCTCAAGTAACCCAACGACATCAGGATCGTTTGCAACTTTAGAGAACATGTTAGGCAGCGCGTAGGCCACTGCACTAACAAGTTTCGCATTGGCTGATTTAACTGTCAACGCCAGAAAGTCCCGCAAAGGCAGGATTACACCGGCGTCTGTTAATCCGCGCAACACTTCCGACATTTTAACAGACGGGCAGCAATTTACATCAATAGCCGGTTGAACAACTGGATTAGACGCGAGAGCGGTCTGGGCCCACGCAGCGCCGTCACCAGCTAACTTCTCAGCCTGCGCTAATTGTGTTAACGCCTCTAATTGTGTTTGCACCCGTCGACTAGGGGTACCGCCAGCGTCAAAGGCAATCGGGGCAGTAATCCCCATTTGCTCGGCCAGCTCTACCCCGGAAATACAGTGCGCAGAAGCCGCCTTTTGCAGTTCGGCGACTTTGCCGAAAACATACGCAATGCGGTCTGCAGGCCTGAAAACGTGCGAAATATCAAAAAAGCTAGGATTGGGGTTATCGGCGTGCAGTACGTGGCCGTCGTCTAGAACGCGCCCGATATTGCGCCGTAAACCGCCAGCCTTGCAGTGCCCGCCGTTTTCTACAGCGTCACAGTATTCGGCCCGTGTCTTGGCCGTGTTGCCGCAGGAAGAGCACTTATCAAACGGGATCTTGCAGGCCATGGAAACGGCGATGTCTTTGTCGTTTGCCAGCTTTTCCATTTCCTTATCGGCAATTAAACCACCGTTACGATCAGCGGCTTCTTTAGAGCCGTTTAAAGCTACAACTAGCTCAATACGGCGCATCGGCTCGTGGTAGGCGCTGGCTTTTACAATGCCGAAACTTTTTGCCGGATTTTTATTGGCGTGATCCCGGTAAAAACGGGCGTACTTTTCAAATGTGTTGTGATAGTTTTGGCAGCATTCGCGGCTAAACCCGTCGCCGTTGCGGTTGGGGCCGTAATCTTCCGTAGCCCCGATGGCGATCATGTGAACCGGGATCTCATCTTTGGCAAACTTGATGTTTTCAAGTTTGTGCGCAAATTCAGCGCCGGCGCGTTTTACAAGGTCTTGCTTGTCGGCGCCAATGATGCCGCGACTAGATATCTTAATTAGCGCGGCGACCGGCTCGCTGAAATCCTGCGAGTGCGGTTGAATAACTTTGATCATGCTCATGTTTACTCACCCGCGGCAGCGCCGCTGCTAAAACTGTTTAAAAGCGCTGGACCGGCCAGCGCACCTAATACGGGTAAACCGAGACCGACGAGAGCGCCTCCACGACGCGGTAACCGCCGCAGCGCCTGCTGCAACTGAGAACCGGTTAATCCGCGGCCAGCGCGACCGACGCCAGAAGCCGGCTCGGCGGCAATCGCTGCCATCGAGTTAGCGACGTCGTCCGTGTTGCGACCGAAGAGGCCACCTAAAAAGTTGCCACGAGCTGCGCCGCGAGCTGATTGCACGCGACCGGCCACAGAAGATGGCGTTGTCATACCGGCATTTTCAAGGTGCAGGCCGACGTCACGTGGCATGTGGTCATTCCCGCGAGCTAACGACTGCAGCCGTGTTGCAAGCGACGGGTTACCAGCAAGCTGCGCAGCCCGCAAATGATCCGTAAGGTTCTCAGTGATTTTTGTTGCGCCGTTCGTAGAGCGCAGGCTGTCGATGGTCGGCTGTAGTTGTTTAGCGATTGCCGAATCAGCGCCCAGAAGCCTGTTGAGTTTGCCGTGCGAGTCAATTGCGTTTGCAACCTGACGACCGCCGTAGGCACCAGCGCCAGCAGCAGCCAAGCCAGTCGCAGCCCCAACCGGGTTGTTATCGTATTTGGCTGCAGCAACGGCCGGGGGTGGCGTCGCGGGTTTTAATAACATTTCTTTTGCTGCGGTAGCGCCAAGACCACCCAAGCCGCCCATTAAGGCGTAATCAAGCACGGCGCGGCGTTTCTTTTTACCCTGCAGCGCGCCGATTAAACCACCAGCGCCAGCGCCCAGTAAAGCATTCTGCGTATACGGGCTGCTGATGATTTGCTGCAGATCAATCGCGGCTTGTTTGAACTGTAAGTCAACAACGGCTGCAGCCACTTTGCTCATGGCGTCATTCGGCTCGCGTAGCGCCACACCGGACAAGCCGCGCGCAAGTTCTTTTGCTTCGGTGTTGTTCATGCTAAGTCCTACAGGAGTTCACGAGCTTTTTGCTGCGCTTCAAGATTTGACTTTAAACTCTCAGCGCGCAGTTTTTCCATTTCAATCATTTGCTTTACGTCAAAATCAGCCAGCTGACCCGCCTCTAACCGTTTGCGAAGTAACGCCTGCATAGCCGCGCTTTGTCCGGTAAAGTTAGGAGCCATTTCGGCGATCTGATTATAAGCAGAAGCTACTTCGTGCGGGTCATAACCAGAGATTACAGGGTCGTTCAGGATGAGATCATTTAACACGCCGCGCGATTTAATCTGCTGAAGTTTATTTTCGTGGTCGGCGTCAGACATGCTCATAAACGCTTTGGCTTTTTGCCGCGTCGGGTCGCTGTCTGTTTCGCTTTTAGCAATAGCAGCGCCGGGACCCATAATTTTGCCCATGTGCGATAACACGCCGCTATACGAGCCTAACGGGGCAGGTTCTGGACTATCAGGTTTTTTTTTTCCTTTACCGACAACAGCAGCCACTTTTAAAGCTAGCGGAGCTGTCTTGGGGTCATGCAGGATCGAACCTGTAATAATTTCTGGTACTTCTTTCTTACCGAATTCAGCTGCCTTGGTTTGCGTTGCGGCAATTTTGCTTTGCGCGTCGTTATACGAACCAACGGCGCGAATAACGTCCTCAACAAGCGTGACCACGGGCAAATTACCGAAAAAGTTCTCGTTCGTGGCGGCTTGTTTCTCTAACTGCGGGTATACAGCAGCGGCTTTCTTGAGTGTTGAGACGCCGATGTCACCAAGCCGCAAACCGACCTCGCGAACAGCGTCGTTAAACGCCATGCTGCCGGGTACACGAAAGTAATGACAAAGATCTTCCATGGCCGCGGCAGCTTTCATATGCGCCGCGGTTGCTTGCCGACGAAGTTCTTCAGCCGCACGCTTTTCGGCAACTTGCTGGCTGTAAGCACGACGGGCGGCTGAATGATCGTCGCGGGGTGCTGGTACGAAAGTCTTTTCCGGGAGAATCGACTGAGCGGCGGCAGCTTTCTGCATCTCAGCGTTTCGGCGGCCGATGAAACCGCGCGGCGATATAGCGTACTCAGCCGACACAACAGACGACTGCGTCAGTTCTGCCGATGTCTTGACTTGTTGCGGATATAAGCGCGCCATAACGGTATCTGCATTTGCTAATTGAAAGTCTGCTGCTTTCTCTAGCGGATTAGAACCCTGCTCGCGCTGCTTCGTGGTACGGCCAGTGTTGTAGGCGTGCACCATAAGATTAATGTGCCCGGCTGGGATGTTAGCGTCCGAAGCGCTTTTAACAATGGCGTCGTTTGGGTTGGCGCCATCGTTAACAAGGGAGGCCGCGCGTTCAATAGCGCTAATTAATTTTTGCTCAGCTTCTTTACTTAGTGCCCGCATCGGTATTCTCCGGGTAATGCAGTGCTTGGATGATCGTTTGATTATCCAGCGAGCCGCCAGTAGCCACAATCATCATTTCATCGTTTCGTAACTCGGCAGCCCCGTTATCGTAAGGTAACATTTTTATAGCTGCCGAATCCAGTTTTGTACCCACTTTGAACGGAAGTGCAGATAACATCGCGCCGATATTTTCGACAATCGTTGCGTGTGCCTTGCTGGTACTATCCGTCGTCCGCTCGATTTCTACATATTTTACAAAAGAATCGAGCAATGGTAACTGTGTATGTGTATTAATTGGAACGCTCAAACTGGCTATGGCGGCCTTATATTTCATGCTACTGATCGCCATATCTTGAAAATAGCCAGAAACACCGTCCGCGTTTTCTGGGCGATTCACGTTTGGAAACTTATTAATTACTGCATCAATTACGTGAGGACCGCCGCGAAAACCGAGCAATTTCCAGAGCAGGTCATAGTGCCGCTCCTGTAGCCCACGCGTTACGGCGTCAGCCATAACTACGTTTTGGACGTAATCCATGCGATCTAATTTATCGCGTACGTCGAAAAATGTATTTGCGTAAGCTGCGATGACGCCCGGTTCTGTGCCAGCTTTTTGCGCAATTTCTTCGTCTGTCTGGCCAGCTAAAATACGCGCCTCTATTGCCCAGCGCGTTGGCGACTTATCTTCGCTCCAAATCGCATGCGCCCAGAACAGGTCGCGGTCTCGGTACAGCAGCGCGTATACCGCCTGCGGCCTGTTATTAGCTCGCTCAAAATGCCGCTTGAGTTTTAGGGCGCGGCGAATCCAGATAAAACCATCGGGCCCGTCAATATTCCGGGACGCGCGAAAACCACCGCCGTCGATTTCAACAGCACGCAGCCAGCGCCAGTGCGGAGCACGACGCGGGCTATCACGCAACGTGTTATTCATTTATCGAAGCGTCGGGGTATCGACGGTTACAGAAAACACCAGCGTTTTTGTCGCAGCCGGTGTGATTTTGAGGTAGAGATAACGCTGCGGATTTGTTGGCGTTCCGTCGCGATTAACGTACGACAAGTTCAGATTGTTATTAGACGCTGCGGTCTGGTCAAACGACATTAATTTAAAAGAGTCGGCCGGAAGCGTGTTGTTCGGTGCCGTGTCTTGTTTGCTGGTGTACAGCGCAGCCGTAAAATTGCCAGTTGCGCCACCCGCCGACTCGACGAGGCTGTAGCCGCGCAATGTCGCGCGGTGCGGCATCGGTACAGCGATTGTGTTCGACTGGCTGCCGGTGGCTGTAAACGAAACACTACCGGACCAAACTGTACTAGGCATAATTCACCTTTAAACGTTAGCGGTAGCGCCAAGATCGATATCCGACGCGGCCTCTTCGGGATACGGTTCAATTGTTTTCTGCTTGAGGAACAGAATAACGTCGCCGAGCATTTCAAACGCGTTGCGCAGCGAATCTTCTAGTTCCGGCATGTCGGACTTGCCATAACGCTCAGCAAACCGATCGCCGTGCCAGTAAAACATAAATAAAATGCGGCCAAGTTTGTCTAACCCCTTGGTCAGCTCGCCCATATACCGGTCAACCAGCGAGTCGTCACGTACAGCGCGCAACATTGTGCCCACCATGGCCGTGTCAAATACTTCGCGCTGGCCGCTCTGCGCGGCGTCAACGATAGACCGCACGTCTCGCTTATCAAACTGCGTGTTGGGGTTGTAAACACTGCGGTCTGTGTTGCTCGCGCTCATGCCAGACACAGGCAGACCAACGTCAATACCGAGCTGGGTCGGAACGCTGGTGCCCATGATGCTTTCGCCGCCCATAACCGGGCCCGGATCTGTCGGGGCGTTCGGGGCGCTGTTGACGAGCATTGCGCCGCCGTACGGATCGGCGTACTTCACGCGGCACTCAAACTTCTTCTTGGCAGACGCTTGCTTTAAGATCTCGCGGGCAGCTTCTTCACGCAGGCCGTGGTGCTCAACAAGTGTGACCAGCGCCTTGATGGGGCTTAGGCTGGCTTCTTTGTTAATGCTGACCTCTGTGCCGTTGTGGTACACAGTTAAGGCGGCAGTCTTGCCCATCAGCGCCAGTTGCGCGTCAACGAGGTTGCCGGGCTGCAGGGCCGGCGGATCACTCTCGCCGCAACCACATGCGTCCTGATCTTTAACCGTGTCCTCATCGTCTGCGCCCTTGCTCACCTTGAGGAGCTTGAAACCTTCCGGCACGAAGATGTCGCCCATGCTCGCGCGCAGGCTGGAACCCTTCTTACCGTTCAGGTGAATGCGAACACCGTCACGCCACTTGTCATAGTTCAGAGGGTCTGTATAGCAGCTACCGCAAATGCTGCCCTTGGGCGGATACTTCGAGTGATCTTCAAGATGCACTTCGTAGCACTGCATGTCGTGCTCCGACTTGCCGTACTCGCGAATAACGCGGAACGGAGCCGTACAGTCACCGCGCTTGCTAAGTGCGATATACCGCGCGTCTTTGCTGGGCACGCTGTTGGCTTCGGGCAGGGCGTCGAACCACTTGTCAAACTCTTCGCCCTCAACGCGCGACAGCGCAAACACTTGGTCAGCGCGGGTATTAAGCCAGTCAGGCTTGCCGTCTGTGCGCACAACAGTAATGAAGTTCTCGCGCTTGGCAGCGCCTTGCGGGTGCACAGCCACGTAGCAGCGCTCAATATCGCCGGGCTTGACGAGGATCTCGTACAGGCCGCTTTCGGTCGGATTGAACAGCTTTTTCTCGACCTGAATGTTGTAAGGGATCGAGACATTGTCGCGGTCGCGTTGGTCTTGGATCAGCACACCGTCGCGCAGTAACTTCTCTTGATCTTCTTCTGTATGACCAGCCGGCAGTTTGGTCTGAACTGTAGCGTCATACGCGATGACCTTGAGACCCTTGGCCGCTTCGGGCGTCTTAGGTGCTTCCGACAGTACGCTGGCAACTTTGGTAGTCGAGGCGGCTTCGCGAAGCTTGGCAGCAGCCATTGCTTCTTTGATGATATCTAAACCGTGAAACTCGTCGATTGCGTTGGCTACCTGCGGCGCGTACTGGCACATTTTAATTAACGAGCCGATTACGTCTAAACCAGCCTGCTTTAAGAACGTTTTCAGGTTTAACGCTTCACCGAGTTCAGCGAAGGTTTGTTGTGTATTTAATGTGGCGCTCTTGGCGAACGCCGGCATAGCGGCCGTCATCATCTCTTTAAGCGTGGGTTTCGCCGAACCAAACTTCGACGGGCTACGAGAGAGTTGCGTAAAGTCAGGCTGGCGCTGGCCGAGATTAGACAGATTGCGCTCGACGCCGCTACCAAGAATGTTGGGCTTGCGGTTGATCAGATAGTTAATCCAGTTTTCCTTGAGCGGCACGAACATGTCCTGATTCTTGATATACAGCAGTTCGTGGCCCTTGAGGTCGCCGTTTAAAAAGAACACGGGCGCGTACAGCCACATCGAACCAACTTTAAACGCAAATACACCGACAGCCTTGGTGTTCTCGCGATTACGGTCGAGAAGCTGGAAACCGATCTCGTGGTCAAGGAGCTTGGGTGCTGAGTCGCGGAGATAGGCGTGCGCAAGATTGCTAAACGACTGCTCGAAAGAAGTGTCATCACCTTTTCCGCCTAAATCAGCGTACTTAGTCTGGGTCCGGTCATAGGACCGCATGACGTTGAGCAGATGCTTAACGGACGACTCTTTAGCTTTTTTGTTATACACGGCCAGCCTCCATGCTGCGCACAAATAATGACACGGCAATAATTTACCGCGCCGAAGTCCTTATATCCTACAAAAAGCGGCTCAAGGCTTCCACCCGCTTGTCGTGCCGGTTACGCCAAACTGCTCACCTTGCGCTAAAGCAGGCACATAACTGCTGCCGGCGGCGTCGCTGGATAAGTTGCGGTGAACGCTATTCATTAAACCTTTTTCTTGGTACGACCCAAGCATGCGCGTCATCCAATCCGGGTCATTTGAAATATTGGCCATACCCCGCACCATTTCCGGCTGAAACGGCGGCGGTTCTTTGTGGGCTTGAATATTTTTAATGCCGTATTTGTTCAAGTTCGTTAGCACGTTTTTACCGATCTTCGTGCCGATTGAATAGTGTAAAACCGGTTTTTCGAGATAGTGCCCGGTTAATGTCTGCGGCGCCGCTGACACGCTTCCGTCGCGCGGCGTCCAATTTCGCTCTAACGAAGAGTACGGCACAATGTCGTCCGGCGAGTAATCGCCATATTCGTCGGTCAGCCGGACATGGTTTACAAGGCCGCGCGACAATAATTCAATGTTTCGGCGGTGAGCTGTAATCCCGCTATTGCCCATTACCTGCCGCATGGCTTGCACAAAATAACGCCGACCCTCGCCGATGCCTTTGTGCTTTACGATCTCTGACGGGTTGGGCATACCGTCAGATAGTACGTCGCCAGCTTCAAGATCATCGCCTTTTTTAACTGATAATGCTCTCTCGGTCGGAACATAGTGATCTTGCCCATTAATCTGCACATAGTGGCCGCCCTGCGGAGCCGGACGGATTTCTTGCACCCGGCCGTCGGCTTGCGCATGCGCGGCGCCGTCGGGATATTTTTTCGGCACCTGCACAAGGGCATTGAGCGCTTTAAAACCAGAGATTGCGCCTGCGCCGCCGACACCGCCAGAGTGTTTCGAGCTGATCTGGCTTTGTGTGACAGGTTCAGACAACGCTTGGGCCGCGGCGATGCCCACATAATCTCCAGCCGGCGGTAAACGGCCTTTTTCGCGATAACCAACGTCCTTCGCGTATACGCCGCCATCTGCTGGACCCCCTACAATCGGGCTACGGACTAAAATATCTTTAACGCCCATGTCCTTAATGTCACGCAGGATCTTCGGCGTTAATACCGTGTTGCGTTTATACGGTCCGATTGGGCGAGAGAGCAGTGAGCCCTCGTTATCTGGGTCATCGACGTCTGTGGGGTAGCCACGTTCTAACGCAGATGCCGCGCGCTCTTCGTCTGTATCGTCATCGTCGTCCGCGGTGACTAAAAGTCTGTGCGTCATCTGCGCCAGCTGTTTACCGTAAAACCCAGCGTCGGCGGTGGCCGTCTTAAGGTCGATAACACCTTTGCGGGTACCGAAAGCGCCGGCAAAATATTCAACGGGGCGTAACCCTTGCCCGTAGCCGCGTAGCACTGGAATTGGAATCGGCTCGCCGCGGTGATCGAGGTACTGCATGTCAGCCCCGATCAAAGAATTCAATTGATATTTATTGCCGACACCAGCGCCAGCAATCTGATGCACCAGCGGATTGTCTTGGCTCTCGGCTTCTTTGTAGACCTTGTCTAGCAACTCTTTTTGCGTGTTTGCAGCTAACTCTAGCAGTTTAATTTGCCGCGTTTTGCTGTCTAAACGCTTGTCGGACAGAATCTCGCGCATGGCATTTTGCGTGCGAATCTGCGCGGCTTTCACGGCCAGCGTCGGGCGAATGTGCTTCAAACTGAAAGAAAGCCCGCCGCTGCTGTAACCAGCGTCTTTGCCGACGTCGTGCAGTTTTTTCATTGCCTCCCGATATTTTTCGGGATGCGACTTGGCTAGCTCAGTCGCCAGCGCGCCCATGCTTTTTTTAGTGAGCACGCGGTCATAGTCGCGCATCTCCGGCGGGAGCGCTTCGTTAATCAGGACTTGTCCGAGCGTGGTTTTAAGCATGTTACATCGGCCGCACAATATTCTGCAGCGGCTTAGGTTTAAAGTCGGCTACAACCACCGTTTTTTCAATACCCAGAGCGCGCAGCATTGAGTGGAAGTCTTTTTCGCCGGGCGTTGAGTAAATGATGGCTTCGTCGACTTGAATGGCGACGAAGATCGGATTACCAACGTCGTCTTCCACGACGATGCTGTGCGCCTTTTGCTCGGTTGGCTGTAAGTGGTGCTGCGTTTTAACCAGCATTGCCCGCAAGACTCCGAATCATGGCGGATATGGCATTTGCTTTAATCTGCACGTCAGTTGGTTGATTCGGGTTTTGCGGCACAGGATAGCCGATGTACGACGCCGGCTTTTCCGCTTCTACGTTCCACCAAGCAACCTTCGCTGTCGGATCTTGCGGTGCGGCGTTCGGCGGGAGCGGACCACCCGGCGGAAGCGGGCCACCGGGCGGCTGCATGCCACCCTGCGCGCTTTGATCCGGCGGCGGAGGAGCCATCGATCCACCCGGCAGCGCTGTTTCAGCGGGCGGGGCGCCAGTAGTACCCGGCGGCAGGACGAGCGATTCCGGCGGAACTTGCACGCCCATCGCGTTCATAATCGCGGTAAGCTGCTGCTGCATGTTGTAAAGCCGGTAATCGAGCATCTGCATCATTTGTTCTGGTTTTAACTTTTGCTGCATTCCAGATGCGGGGGCCGCACCCGGCGCCGCCGGAGCAGCAGGCATGGGCGCAGGCGCAGCAGGCATACCCATTGCCGCGGGATCCATCGGGGGCGCGGCGCCGGCCATCGCGGGGTCAACCGGCGGCACTGCTCCCATGGTCGCAGGGTCTACTGGCGGTGCAGCCCCAGCCGCAGCCGGATCAACGGCGGCACCGGGCACGAGCGCAGACTTCTCAAATCGCGCCTTTGCCAGCGCGATTAGTTCGGGGTTAACAGTGAACATACGACCTCCGTGTCGAGCTAAAGTTACTTAGTATCTTCCACAATATGAACCGGGGTGTCTACCTCTATTTCACCACGCCTGTACGCCTGCATAGCGTCCTGCTTGTTTCGGAATACCCGGGGTTTTGCTTTGTTATTAATTCTACTGGACGCGACGTACAAACCAGTTTGATAATCTTTGTTCGGTACGTAGTGCGCTTTAAACGTGGATGCCGCAAATAAATTTTTGCTGGGTAGCATTTTGTCCACGGCTTCTTTAGCGGCGTCTTCTGTGCTGGGTACGTGGTATTGCATCGCGTCGCCGTCAAAGTCAGCGCCGAAACCCTTGGTAATAACCGGGTTGACTTCCATGACTTTGTTCTTGGTCAGCCGCGGGTAGAAAGCCATCATGCCGTAACGATGCAGCACGGGCGCGCGGTTAATAACAATCGGGCGCGAACTCATTTGCCGCTCAAGCACGGCTGCCGCTTCTTTCGTTTTTTTCTCTACGGCATCAAGTGCCTGCATTCTGGGAAGGCCGCGGCGAACTAAATCGCGCACCACAAAAGGCTTATAGATATCCCACGCCTTCTCTTCTGGCAGGGCAACCTCGTCCATGTCTAGGTCTGGGTTCGGCGTAATAACAGCGCGGCCGACAAGATCAACCGTCGAGCTGAGTAACTTGCGCTGTACCGTACCGTACTTGGGCGAGTTGCCGAAAATATGCCGTAAAAATCCCTTTACGTTGCGTTCAGCGTTTTTCGGCTGCTGCGGCTCACCAAGACCGGTCACGCCTTTCATGGCGTCATATACACCAAGGCGCTCGTCGCCGTACTCTGCAAGCGCACCAGACGCTTCTTTTAACGAGTCATTGGCGTCGAGCAATTCTTTGTACAAGTAGTTCGCGTCGGCAACGAGCGGCAACTTCTTCGGCCCCATGGTGCTGACCGGCCGAAATAGCGGCGGCAGGACCGGAACTTTTGTCAGCATCCAGTCCTTCGGATGCACACCGGCCTGCTCCGCGCTTTTCAAAAACCCAAGCCTACGAACAGCGGCGTCGCGCAGTGTCTTACGGCCGGATTTGATATCTTCACGCGCCTGCTCAATCGCTTTCGGCAGATTAATATTGGCCAGCGCCGTCTGAATAGCTTTGGGACCGGTTTGATCGTTAATCTTGTCTTGGCCGGCGAGGATACCGCGGAATTTCTTTTCTGTTAGCCCGAGAACACGCCGGATCGGATCTTCCATGACTGGATTCGGCATCGGCTCGTGAAGGGTTATCTTCCCCCACCGATTGCCGCCGTGACCACCTGTTAAGCTCTCGTCAAACAGGCCGCCAGCAATTGGTTTCAACCGGCCTTTCCAGTCAACAGTCTCAGAGTTTTGAATCTCTCTTGGACCGGCAAGCTGATCCACGTCTTTGTCAGTCAACGCCATGACGTTTGTTTTCGTGCCGCTGCGGACGACGTTAATGCCAGACGCTTTCAGCTGCCCAACAAATTTTTCATAGACATGCGGAACTTTCGGCAGCGGCGGCGTATAGCCAGCCATGAACTGCGACCAGTATTCTGGATTGGCCTGCCCGCGTACCATTTTGGCGTCGCGGATAACTTTACCAGCGCCGTGCGATAACAAAGCACCGAGGTCGAGCATGCCAACACGCTTCGCGCCCTCACTGCCACCTTTTGCTGGCGTGCCTTCGGCGGTATAAGCCCCCATGGCCCGACCCTGCGCCTTAGACTCACTTGTATGGTGCAGTTTCATGAAGAAACGCGTTCCGGTTAAAACACCCGGAATTTTTCGGCCAGTCTCAGGATCTGTTAAATCTTCTGTGTCTGAAAGCCCGTTCTTGTCGAGTTCTTTCTGCGCAAATTCAATTAAATCATTCTGGTCATCGAAGTCTTTGATTTTGAATGGTTTGCCTGTTTTTGCTGCAACTTTACCGAGTGCTGCTTCTATAACCTGCGCCGGATTCACGCGGCTGATAAGACCCAGCGGACTGACAAGCACTTCGTACGGATTGCCTTCTTTGTCTTGCGGCATCTGGTCGTCTGGAATGATATCGGCAATGACGCCCTTATCACCAAAGCGACCGGTGAGCTTATCGCCAACGTCCATCTGCGCCTGATTTTTTACAACAACGCTGACACCTTTTTTGGTGTGCATAACGTCGGTTACAATACCGGGCGCGTGATGGTCCCACGTAACAGTGTCGTTGGTGAAACTACCGGCACGACCGCGGTGCACCTTGCCGTACACCGTATCTTTTTTCTTAGCGACGAGAACAAGGGGGTCGCCAAAATTAACGACAGCGCCTTTTTTAATTGCGCCCTGATCGTCAAAATTGTCCAGCATTTTCTTGTCGTACTCTGTCGGAAACAGACTTGTGAATGCCTTTTTCCCGACGTGTGTATTTTCATCCCACTCTGCTTCGTGCTGATACATGTGCTCAGACGTCAACCGTTTTGCCGCCGATTCTGATATCACTATGGCGTCTTCGTAGTTTTTACCGCGGAACGGCACATAAGCTACACGCATGTTAAGCCCGAGTGCCGCGCTACCCTGATCATCTGTGAAGTTTGACTTAGCCAGCAGCTGCCCGGGTTGCACAACATCGCCGGGTTTTACCATCGGCGTTTGATGCAAGAACGTTTTTCGGTTGTACGGCATCTCGTTATACAACTCGACTGTTTTCTTGTTCCCGTCTTTGTCGCGCAGCACAATACCGTCAGCCGTTACATCGACTACCTGCGCGCGAGTGGTTGCCCGGGTGGCGCCAAGCTTTTCTCCCATTTCGTCTTCGTGCGACATGTTGGGGTCATCAAACTTGGCCGACTGCACTAACGGCGCTTGCGCTCCTACAAGCGGCAAAGCTTGAGTAAACATGCGCGAACCCATGATGACGCGCTGGCCTTTGATCATGGCCTTCATCGGTACCATGTTTGTAAGGCTGGAGAACGTCGAGTCCATGTTGGGCAAGCTGTATTGCGCTTCTTTTCGGTCAACGTACTTCATCTTTCCGTTGACGAGCGCAGCGACAACCGGCAACTTGTTGTTCTCTTCGCCGGGGAACACTAGCGGTGTGTCTGACAGCTCTTGCGGTGTTTTATATTCTGTTTCGCCGGTCTGCATGTTTACAACCGGCGTATACACCTTGCCGTCAGCGCCCTTCATTGCGCCACGAGCAAAACGCATATCAACGCCGACTTTTCCGGACTCAGGCGTCCGCAGATAATCGATGAACCCGAGATGCGACGGCTGCACACTACGCGATTCGGCCGGAACAGCGTCTAGTGACGAGATGCCGCCCTCGCCCATGCGGGTTACGCGCGTCTGGTGGTCGAAAATCTCGGCCGGGTTGATTTCTTCAAGACTAGAGCCGAGACCAGAGCCGATTAGCGCAGCTGAAATAGCCTTATCGAATACGCCGCTGGGTATGTGGTCGATAGACTTCTTCGCTGTGGCCCGCCAGAGTAATTTATTTAACGCAGACCGATCTTTTGTAAACCGTTCTGATATTAAATCTTCTGGACCGACCACTGACTGAAACACCATGTTGTCGCGGTCGTCTGATTCGGCTTCGCGACGATTGACGGCGATAAGTTTTTTTGTAATCGCCAGAATGGTGTCAGGCGTAAGGTTCTTGTGCTCGCCGCCGAGTGTTCGTCTAGTTACTTCTGGATCTAACTCTGTCTTGGCAAACTCTTCAGCCACAGCCTTTGCTTTGGCCAGCGCGTCAGCTCCCGCCACCTGTTTATTTACGATGCGGGCATACAATTTATCCATTGTGCCCGCGTCGCCTTTTTCCATGTTGACGGCGGTAATCTCGTTGCCCCACGCCTTGCGAATATCTTGCTCAGAGACGCCCATGCTTTTGAGCATCGGCATGAGTGGGATCTGCGCCTGCCCGATGCTGATTTTGAATACGCCGGTTTTGGGGTCGAGGAAGTAACGATGCGAGCGGCCTTTACCGGGCAGCGTGTTCACATGCGCTTCAATCTCGCCGTTGTCTTTTTCGCGCGTAAACACACCGGCTTTTAACCGCATCTGATGCGCTAGCGTATATTCAACGCCGCCGTTTACGAATGTGCCAGAGTCTGTGAGATACGGCACGTGTGCAATCGTAGCGCGCTTCTGCCCAACCGACTCGCCGGTTTTGTTATCAACGAGCGTCCACGTACCCTGCAATCGGCGAGCAAGCGTGCCTCTAGAGAGGACAGCTTTCTTCTGATCAGCCCGTGTGAAACTTTCTGGGCCGGAATAATCTACGTCTTGCAGCTGCAGCGTATAAAGATCGTTCTGCAGAGGCCGCAACGATTGCGCGCTCGTACGTGCCTGCTCAAATATGTTCTGCCGCATCGATCCAATATCGCCAAACGTGCGCATGGCTGGCGGCGGAAGAGGCGCTGGCGCTGCGGGCGCTAACGGCGGCGCAGAAGCAAAATCGGGTTGCTTTAACGGGGGCAGTTCAGGGGTCGGCATAGCATCACCCTGCCTGCGCTTGTTCGGCTCGCTGCTTTAAGGCGACAATTTCATCCGGGTCAACGTATGTCGGCAGAATCCCGGCGATGCGCGCTTTGGAGCGTGCAGCCTCTTCGACTGCTTTGGCCTTAGAGCGTTCACGGGCGCGGTCATACATTAGTTTCGCGGCAAGGCCGCCGAGACCCAAACCAGTAGCAACGTAGCCGCCGCCAACAGCTGCTGGCACGCGTTTTGCCGTATCCCACATGCCGCTAAGCAACTCCAGCGGGTTCGCCATTTTTTCTGCAGCAGCTTTCTCGCTCGCTGTGTCATAAACGCCGGCCAGCTTATTGCCGCCGCTGCCAGTAAGCGCGTCGTAATATGCTTGCTCAGCTTCGTCGATCTCAGCTTGCCGATCGCGTTTCTTTTTCATACCGTGCAGCGCGCTAATGAGCTTGTAACCGCCATATGTGCCAAGCGCGCCAGCGCCAAGCGTGGCTGCTGTGCCGAAAGAAGACCGAATGACATTCGGATCAAACGTGTTGTCTTTGCCGGGCCGAATTGCCGGCGTGAAAGGCTTTAAAAAATCAGCGAGGCTGTCGGGCAGCATTTTTCCGGTGCCCGTTGCCATATTGTCATACAGCCCGGCCATTTTGTTGCCCGCGACCACGGCAGTAGCCGGTACGTTTTCGTCTTCTTCTTCTACGGGCTTCCTGTCGCGCAAAGCCTGCGACAAACCGCGCGCCAAGTAATAAAGGCTTGCAGCGCCAGCACCAAGACCAAGACCACCGACGCCAGTACGCACAATGCGGTCACCCCAGAAACGCTGGAAATCTTGGGGCGTAGGTTGTCCAACAGGGGCTGAGACAGGTGTTCCATTGGCAGCTGTTTTAATGTTGGTGGTCATTTATATCCTCGTTCACATCTTTGGCGGAAGCATGCCGTAAACCTGCGCCCACTCCAGCCAGATACGAAAATGTTTTTTCTCGTCGTCCCAGTTATCGCTGCGTTTCAGCAGCCGATACCAGCCGTTGACTATTTTATCATTGATGTCGTCAAATTCCGTCTTTTGCTGCGGATCCCATAACTCGAACATGTGCGATTTAAAATCGTATCGCAGGTCAATATTTTCGAGTTCGTCCTGTTTTAGGTCGGCCCGATTTCCGTTGCCGATAACAGGAAAACCGTCCAGAGTTCCCGGCCAGTTTAAATTCTGGTTGGCGTGCTGCTGCCCGCCAATTTCTCCGTGATATTTGCGCAAACTCACAAATTACCTTTCTGGACGATACAACCGTAACTTTTTGTTTGTCTTAGCCCTAGCGGCGTACGCCTTGTACGCCGCGGCTAATTCTCGCGCCTTGAGATCTTCTTCGTCTACATCGGGCTCAGTTAACTTACCGGCCAGATGTCCCGCTAACCCGCCACCAGCTGTCGCAAGCAGAAGCGGGGCGTAGGCAATATTGCCAGCCATATTCCCTGCGTTGGACAACGAACTCATATCAAAACCGCACTTGGCAAATGCGTCAGCTGCGTTTACACGCTGCTCAAGGGCTGTAGCGTCAAGCGCTTCTTCGGCGCAGCGCTGCAGAAAACCGAGCTTAAAAGCTTCTTTTTCCGTGACGTCCATGTCAAAATTCTCCGGGCAGAATAAGTTTTTTCGGCTGCGCGCCAACAGTAAAGTCCGGCGTTACATATTTTCCGGTATCTTTACCCAACGGTAAAACACCCGGCAACGCCGTCTTAAAGTTAGCTCCGCTAGCCATCGATATCTTACTCTTTCTGCCCGGGCGGTGTCTTGTAAACCACGCATCTACAGCGGGATCGTTGCGGTCGCCCTGCTCTTTGGCTTCCTTGGTACAGGCGACCATATTATCAATAGCCACCTGTAAATCCATGCGGTCGGCGGACATCCACGCGGCCTGAGCTGGATTTGACGCAGCCATTGTGCGCAGCCGCTTGGCCTCGTCGCTAATTGCCTGCGCGCGTTGAAGAAACTCACGGCGCGTTAAAACATAAAACTCGCCAGTCTGCTCGTCATGCAGACAAACAAAGCCGTTTTTGGCGTAAAATTTGAGACCGCGGTAGCTATAGCATTTGCCAGACGACTGAGACACAGACATTCAACACCTTACGTGCGAGGAGCTGGACAACGACCGGTTTCGCAATCACTCGTTTTAACCGGCGGCAGGGGCTTAACCTGTAAACGCATGGACGGCAGCGGGCCCGATTCTTTGATAGAGCCGTCTTTCGGTTCACAGTCCGGGCAGTCCGTCCAGTTAATGTCGTCGCCCGTGCGGATCCGACCTGTGCCGTTGCAGCGCTTGCAGTCTTTTGTGTCTACGAGTGGCTTTACAGGCGCCGCGTCAGGAAGCAAAGAAGCATAAGCAGCCTCTGCAGCGACCACCCCGATATAGTCTTTCTTGGGTGGTTCGGCATATGTCACCGGAACTGCGAGAACAAGCCATTCAAACATATGTCGTCCTTTTTCGATTATTGCAACACGTTGCGCTTATATGTTACCGAGCGCGCCATAACTCTTGAGCTTCTTCGGCGGCCAACCGTTTACGCCAGAGATAGCTACCATATAGCGGTTTTTAATATCTGACCAGAGCGCCCAGAAAGCACCAACAGGAATATCGATCGTAGTGCCTAAAATACGCCGACTTCCGTCATTCCACGCGCCCCACGAGTTTTGAACTAATACAAGCGGCTCACCATATAACTTAATCGTTTCAGGCCGGTCGTCTACAGCGAGATATGCGAGCGCGTGGGCCCAACTACCACGACGACGACTGACGCCATGTTCATCTCGTTTATCTGAAAATCCTTCACTACCGCAGCTACTTATACAGTAACCGTTGGCTAAAAGATCGCGCAGCGCTTCATACTCTTCTACTTCTGTGATTGTCTGCACGCGGTGATCTTTACCGATCGCGCGCCATGATTCCGGGGGCGTTCGGCTCCCGTAAATACCGGCGTTCCGCGAACTGTACTGCGTAAAGTCAACATCGATCTCGTCGTACTTCTTTCGAAGCCAGAGACCAGAATCGTTTAAGGCTACTTGCGCGGCTTCAGCGCAGCTCCAGCCGTCGCCACCGTGTCGGCGCCAATTGTAAAACGCCTCAGTGCTTAACACGCCGTTAAGCCGCGCGGTGTCACTTACTTCCGGCGCACCCTCAAGCCGGTTGCTGTTGGGGTCGGGAACACCGCTTGTAATCTCGCAGCACATCGTGCCGAGACAGGCGTTTCGCGTCGACCAACTTACACAGTCACCGCGACCCTGCGCTCCACCCGGCAGGGCGTCCGGGTAGAGCTTCAGGATCTCAAGAAACGGCAAACTTAACCTGCCCTTGCCAGTTTCTTCAAGTTTATATGTCGAGCATGCCATGGCGCCGTCGGGAATACCACCGGCGGCTTTAATCTGATCGCGGAGCGCTTCAGCTGCTTCGGGGTTGCTGTAAGCCCCCACGTAGCCGCCTTCGTACGCTGCCACAACGTCATAAACGTTTTCAAAGAAGTTCTCTGTATTGGCCATGGAATGACTCCGACATTAGATTCAGACAGCGGGCTCTTCGGGAGCTTCGCTGACCAGCGTGACATTGAACGCGCCGGGAACGGCCGGCGGCAGGGTATCAACAGCCGTGAACGTATATGTAGCAGGCTGCGAAATGTTGCCCGCGTCATCTACGTCGACCAGCGACAGCTCGACTTCCGCACCTTGCGGCGCGGCGACGGTGCCGAGATCAGTTACAGCGCCCTCAAACGTCCGAGCGCCCTTGTCTTCGCCGTTGATCTTGAGCGTAACAACGCGCGAGACCACGTCAGCGTCAACCGGGGCGGCGGCAGAAACACGATACGTTAAAACATCAGCCATAGCGATATTACTCCTAATTTGTACCAACTCTAATCCCTGCGGCCGCGATGGATAGTCCACCATGTTCAGGTGGGCGTACATCACGGCCAACAGCCAAACGATCAAACACAATAACAGTACAGACAGCGTGAGCGGCATTTGTTATTTAGCCGTAGTAGCCGAATTGACAATAACAGCACAAGCATCGACCAACTTTGTGACCAGTTCCGGCGTAACGGGTACGACGTCATCAGAACCCACAGCCGTTAAAAACACGCTCTCAATTGCGGTGTCGAGCCCCGGATACTCGCCCGGCGTATCAATAGCTACGCCGAGTGTATTGGCCTGCAGCATCGCAAACTTTTCAGTCGTTGTGATCAGTTTCTTTCCGCCGTCGCGATTTAGCACGTGGATTAAACCAGCGTACACACCCGCAATGCGCGCGCGATCAGCGGCGTCAGACCCAGTTAATACTTCAACAATTTTCGCGTCAGTTGGCCCGGCGGGCACAACGGGCGTTACGTCTGTGTCGGTCGGTGTGTGCAAACCGGGTAGGCCGTTTGGAAACACAAACGACAGCAGCAGCAGTAAACCGAGAATCCAAACTACTTTTTTCATACAACACCCTTTGACGGCTGTTCATACTCGACAATCACGCGCAGCAAAGCTGTGCAGGCATCAACGCCCGCCGTGCAGCCTTCTGCAGAAAGTTTGTCACGCAGCTTGGTCACCGCCAAGATGTCGTTGACGAGCGGGACAGCGATCGATTCCTGCACGCCCGATACGGCGGCTACGCCGCGCTTCTTTAAAAAACCAAGCAGCGTGTCACGATAGGTCGCAACAAGCGCTACAAGAAAAAGACCGGCTAAAACAAGCTGAAACGTATTCATAGTCATAATTTCTCCAACGATTGTGTGTTATTGTTATTTTATCACGTCTGCGGCACAAGAACATACGGACGACCATTAATTGTAAGCGTACCGTTAATTTGTAATCCGGCATCTTGCGTAATGGGATACGCCGCTGTTCGTTTACCGTATAACTTCACTATCTCTACAACGTCACCATCTTGCGGTTTTGTGACGTTTGGGTCGTAATACGGCGCCATAAGATTGCCGGAATTTAAATGCGGCAGGCCCAATGCGTGACCAAGCTCGTGGCAGATGACAGCGACGGCCATATTAAAAGACCAGTCTTCTGCCTCGTCAAACATCTGATCAAGCTGGATGTTTTCAGCAACACCGCACGGTAACTCGCTCCACGCCAACGTGCCGCCTTTGTTATCTAAACCGTACTTCTTACCGACGCCAGAACGAGCATAAATATTAGCTTTGTTCGCGGCATCAACACGCGACGGATTCAGATTGCACACTTCGGCCCACTGGCTGAATGCAATGTCGTACGCTTCGGCTACCTGCGAGTCTGTTAAACCGGGCAGATGCACATCGTGGTAGTACGTCACGCCGGGCATTGGCCATTTGCACGGGTCGCCGCCGGGTGCCGTGATATTAAAATCAGGTAGGCCGCAGCGACGCCGGTTGATCCGGTGCGCGGTCTTCGGGCCAACTGTGCCCGTAGGGCTCAGGCCGTTAAATTCCTGAAACGCCCGTACAGCCTTCTGTAACTCGACGCCTTTGATCTTTTTGACCTGCGCCAGTGTCTTGTCTCCGAAATACCCGAGCGCGTGTAAACGCTTGAGGATCTCGCCGACAGGAATAACATGAGCTTCTGATTGTGCGGTTGGCTTCCTTGCCATAATGCGCATCCTTGCAAGAGATTAACGCGCGGCAGCCAACTCCACGAGGCCGGCTGCGGCAGCGTCATCAATTGTATCACTTAACCGATACACAGCCCCAACGATTGGGTTATCGGGTGTGTATTCTGTACCTGTCTTAGCGCAGTGCTCGCGCCATAAATTGTTTAAGCGGCGTCGTAGTCGCATTAATTTACGGGGCGGAAGCGTACGCAGTTCTCGCATGCTTTGTTGAATCGCATCGTCTGAATTCTGCTCGCGGCAATGAATAATCACCTGCACAAGCACAGAGATAATCATTACAACCAGAAACGGATCAAACTGAAAGCTATTGTCAGCTTGAAGCGCAATCTCGTCCGTGAGTTTGCGCTTCAAGTCCGACAACGCTGCGGATGCATCAATTCGTTTTTGCAGTTCTGCCGTGGTCATGTGTTAGCTGCTCGCGCGGTCTGAACGCATTTTCTCAACAGCCACTGCTTCCATGTACCGATAGCGGGCGTCAACCATCTGGGCACGCAGCTCAGTGCGGCCAGACAGATACTTCCAAATCAACGCGCTATTCAGCACGACAATTTGCGTGGCACCAACGATCGCCGTTATAGCCTTGGTCAGCGACTCAGCCTGCGACGAGTCAATCCAGCCAATGAGGACGCCAACAGCCACGAGATTCGTGATCGCGCCGAAGGCCATTGTCCAGAATTCCGGCGTTAGCCAGTTACCGTTGTCAACGTTTACATCGTCAACAGCGCTGTTTAACACCCGCAGTTCTTCACGTACTGTTTCAACACTTTTCTTTGTAGCCATAAATCACTCCTTGAGTAATGAGCACACATTATGCCCCGAAACAAAAAAGACTGCAATACGCAATTAACGGCCAAAAAGCGATGGGACCATGGCGTGCATCATGCCGCCCCAGAGACCCATTTCTTGTAACTTATTTTGACCTTCTGGCGTCAAACCAGCAAGCGCCGATAACGCCCGCCCGGCTACATGCGCCGTCGCCAAGCCCACGCCGGCAGACGCAATACCGTTAATTACGTCAATCGGGCGGATAATGGGCGACCGCATATTTGTGCTAATACCGGTCATGAGACCCGTGGTGGCTGCGGCGAATTGCGGCGGCGTGTATGTCTGGAAATTACCGGCCCGCATGCCTCTGTTTACGTCTTGCCACGCGGCCTGATTGAATTGCGGCACAGAAACAACCGGCGAATACAGAGACTGCTCGGGTGCTCCGGGATAGGGCGCGTATGCCTTCTTTTCGCGCTCCTGCATTTTTACCTGATACGGATACGTCACCGGTGTTTTGTTATTTGTAATCAGCCCTTTGAGAAAACTCGTGCGCAGCGCTTTTGCGTTTGAGTAGGCATTTAAGCCACCCATTGCAGCGCCGCCGGCAGCGCCAAGTAAGCCCAATGTGCGGCGCAGCTTGCCGCGCTGAATATAACGCTCTGGAAACAGCTGCTCTGCTAACATGCCAGCGCCGTAGCCAGTACCACCAGCAAGCAAGCCAGCCATGATGCCATTGGATAACGGCGTCGGGCCGCCTAGTAGCGTATTGCCCGTGTTCCAGACAGTCGGCAGAGCCGGGACTAAAGAGCCGCGTTTAATAACGATTTCTTCGTCCCAGTCAGGTTCAGTCCCGTGGAGCGTCACGGCTGCGGTTGATCGGCCGCCGGCTTGCACCGCGCGCTCATATACCGCAAAAGCTTCTTTGGTAATGGCGTCAGGGACATACAGCGTGATCATGTTCAGATCTGGTCGCCATGTCGCCACCGAAGTTGCGAGCAATCCAGCAGAACTCGCCGCCTGCTCGTGTGCAAACTTGGTCGCGTGCGCTAGCGGTAACAACGTCGCAATGCGTTGCGGTACAGCCTGCCATGTCGTAAGCGTATGAATGTTGTTCACGGTTTAGCGCGCCAGAGTGAGCATGAATTTAAGCACAACCACAATCCACGCCAATAAACCGCTAATAGCAAAAAAAAGCGTCAGCAGGCTTAAGCCAACTGCCGGGCCTAGTTTATCAAGGTGCGATGCGTTAAATAACTTTAACGCCTTCAAGTAATCAATCACACCGGGCGAGGGCTTCGGCGCTGGTGATGGCGTGGGCGCTGGTTGCGGCTTTTTCTTATCTAGCCCCAACTTCTTTTTGATTGCATCGAGCCACGGTGTTGTCATTATTTCTTCCCCCAGCGGCCAATTGAGTCAAAGATATCATTACCGTACATTTGCACAATCTTGTCTGTTGTATTCATTTGCGGCAGCGTGCCATTAATAGCCGCTTGCGCCATTTGATACCGATACTGCGGATCTAACTGCGAGCGGTAGATGTGCGCTTTGTTTCGTGCAGAAATGATAAAGTCGCCGCGCTGCTTGGCTTTTAACAAGTGATCGGTGACATTCTGAAACACCGGCTTGTTGTGGTCGTATTTAAACGGCTCACGGAAATTCAAAAGATTGCGAAACTGCTGCGCGTACACACTGCCAGCAGAATTCTGCGCCGCGTAACTCGCTTTCTCTATTTCTTTGACTTTTTCGTAGTAGCGCGGGTCTTCGGACAGATGATCTTTGGCAATTTCGCGGGCGATTTGATCATTGTCTGTGTGTTCGTGCTCATGTTTAGCTCCTTCGGCTAACGCTGGTGTAGAAATTTCCCGATCGGGAACATTGTCGGCTTTTCCGCCCACTAACAGGTCGTTTTGTCCCGCTCGGGAAAGTTTTGCTCCCGATCGGGAAAGCGCGGCGGCTTTGTGCGGGGCGCCGCAGCGCCCATTTTGTTTGCACGTGCAAGTCTCGGGGCAAGTGCACGCCCCAGAGCAACTGCAGTCGTACGTGGTGTCATCCGCGGCAGCAGCTTTTAGCGCGCCCCGGCTAATGGGGTTACTAAACCGCCGCCCCTCGGTGCTTTCGGCAGCGGTTTCGTAACCCTTGGCCTTGCCGTTGTCGAGAAGAACGCCGCGTTTACGCACAGCTACTGTGATATGAAACTGCTCGTCGTTATTCGGCAGCGCAGATAAGCCGTAGCTTTTTCGCAAGGCAGCTAAGTTTGGCGCGGTTACTTGAATCGCCCAGATTTTGCTGATTGGCGTGTTTGACCGCGGCGTGATTTCTTTTAAACCGCTGAGCGTGTAGCCAAACATGTGGCCGCGCTCGTTAATGTTATCAGAACCAACCTGCTGCACTTCGTCGGCCGTCATAACTGAGATGTGCGCGTTGAGTAGTTCTTTCTTGTCGCCGACAGACCACGCGGCGGCCGTAGGCAGCTCAATGCCCGGCTCGCTCATGGCGTCATACACGCCACGCACAAGCGCATTGGGCACAGAAAGCATCAGCCAGCCAGAATTAGACAAGTACAGGCGGCCTGTGAGCGGATAATTCGTCGCGGCTTGCTTGTCGCCGCGGTACAGCCAGCCCAGCGCATTGCCGGCGGCGTAGGCGGGATGGTCCCGCAGATAGTCAGGCTCCCAGCTAAGCGGATCAAGCGCAGATAAGCTGTCCATAGCTGAGACCGTTCTTATGGCTGCCTGAGTAGGACTTGAACCTACGACCCGGCGATTAACAGTCGCCTGCTCTACCAACTGAGCTATCAGGCATAAATGTCAAGGATGTGTTGAGATAGTTGGCATATCGACGTGGCTACCGATGCTGTGCGAAACAGCCGAGAGCGCAGAAACAAGAAGCAGCACACAGAATACTGCTGATGCGCCCCACGCCGCTACACTCAATTGTTTACGATTCGTCATTGTCATGCTCGTGATCTCCTTGTCGATCGCGTTCGTGCACAATGGTTACTTTGATACCCGCGCCTGACAATAACGAAATCGCCAGATCTGTCAGCGTCGAGCCGCCCATGCCCGCCAGCACGCAAATGCCGATCAGCCCATAGACGTTTTCGGCTTTCCGATAATTCTGATACCAAATCAACGCAATGGCGAGCCCCAGAAATCCGGCGTTCAACATTGCGCTGACCACTGCTAGTTTAGATAACTTCTTGGCAAACCGCAAAAGGGTTGCCAGCCCAGCAAAAGCAGCTGCGCCAAACGCGCTAAAAAGCACGGACAATGAATGAATAAATTCATCGTTCATAATTACTAACTGCCTGCAAGATATACACTTACGTCAAACAAAATGTGTCAAAAGCCCCTGCGATCCCCTGTCCGCAGGCCCTACCACGGCCGAAGCCGCGGTTCCGCAGCAACTTTCAAGGATATAAATTATCCCGTGTGGCATTTGCTGCTCCTCCGCCCGTGAGCCCGACAAAATCTGACCACGGAACCTGTAACCCCTGCCGCATCCATGCCGCAGAAGAAACGCCTAACCAGTCGACCACCACGACTAACTTTTGACACACCTCAATTTTAACAACTCTGTACGCCCATAACGAGCTGATGTACAGAATTGCGCACAGGCCGCCAAATTGTCAAAGAACGCGATGACACAACAAACTAAAACTAAATGTAGTTCATCGGTTCATTGCTGCACAGGCCAGCTGGCTCATATTGTTCGAGCCAATCAGCTTCGGCCAGTTCTGGATAAACCGCGATAGAGCGCGGAGAAAGTTCGCGGGGCGGAAGCGTCCAGATAAATTGCGCGCTTGTTAACACCAAAGGCGCGTCGGCATTAATAAAAGCATGCGCGCCAATGTTGCACAGCGCATCCATGGTTTCGGCGTTCTGGCAGCGGGACCAGACGCGTTGATTCGAGAAGAAACTGGGCGGGGCGGCACTAAAACCGTTGTCATTCGGCAAGATAAACGCGCCATTAATAAACTGCACGTCTGCCATTACGTGCCAGCCAGCTTTCAACGCCGCCTGCAGATATTTAAGCGTATTTTCACGTTCTGGAACCCGGCCAGCGATATTTCCGAGATGCGAAATGATAATTCCGTCGAAACGCTGGCGTGTACCCATATAACTTTCCTTAGTTTGTTAACACGAGCGCGATGCATGCGCTGCGGTGCCCAATCGTACCGCAGGCTCAGCAAAGCGTCCACAAAAAGAACGCGCGTGATTAGAGAATCTTGGCAGCAATGAGACAGCCACGCGCGACAGCGTGCAGCGGGTCGTAGGCGTGCCGGACTTCTTTCACTGGCAGCGGAAAATTATTCTCTTCGAGCTTGCGCCGGAACATTTCCACAAAGCCCGCGGCTTTAGTCGTGCCGCCCGCCATTGCTATCAAAATCGGCTCTTTGAACTTCGGCAACGCCTTGTGATTGCTTAGCGCTGCCGCTAATTGCTTCGTGGTGTAGTCAATAAGGCGCTCATAGTACGAGCTAACAGCGGCCAGAATCACGTTCTCGTTTGGCTCGCCAATCGTGAACTCGCCCTGCTCTTTCTCAGCCTGCACAACCGAGTCTGGCTCGTTTGTCGCCACGGCGGTCATGCGATCAATCCAGTCGCCAGACTTCGTGGTCGAAAACAGCACAGTCGGCTCGCCGTTGAGCATCACGCACACGTTGACCATGCCAGCGCCCCACGAAAGCCCAATGCCCGTGTAGTCATCGTTGGCTAGCTCTGAGTAGCACAGCGCCTCGGCTTCGTTAATAGCCCGCGCAGTATAGCCCTGTTCGGCCAAGACTGCTTTGACCACGTCTTCGTGATAACCAACGTCAAAGTCGTCGTCTTCTTGGTCCACGGGCTGCGCCGGAATGCAGAACACGAGCTTCTCATCTGGCTCGGTGGCTTTACCAGCAACTTCTTTGAGGATAAACGCCAGTACGCGCTTGGCTTCTTTTTCCTTGGGGCTCACAACGCCGCGATACATAGGTCGCTTGGCCGACTCGTTGCGCTCGATGGCTTTATCAATAGCGTCTTGTCCCAGCAGAATAAAAGCACCGTCGTTGTCCTTGACGAAGACTTTGCCCTGCAGGCCCTTTTCGATCATCTTCGTGGCCACTGGCGTAGTGGGCTTAATCACGTAGAACGCGTCACGAAAATCTTTGTAATTGATAAATTCAGCCTGATCGTCGCTGGTGTAGCTGATCGGTTCGAGGCTGTCCGAAGCCAGTACGATAAACGATGTCCCGACGTCTAAACCCTTGGCCATGGTTATTTTCCTTTTAACTGCGCTAATTTGGAAACAGAAGAAGAAATATTATCTGCGGTCGAAGTCGTTTTGCCCATCTCTTTTGCGCCGGCTCGTTGCATGCCCGACGTATCAATAGCGCCGGTGACAATGGCAGTATCAATGTCTATGCGTTGGGCGGCGGCGGGTGCCGTAGCTGTTTTGGCGCTCGTTTTGCGCGCAAGGGGCGATTGGTATGTCGTGCCAGTCGGTTCTCTAAGCCGATCTGCAATAAAATCCACCCGGCCCACAACGTAACCAAGCACAAAAGCAACTGGGACAAGGGCATATACGACGTAATCCATAATTTTGTTATTTAAAGCTGGCGTCTGTGGTTTTAGGCTCCCAAACAGTATAAGGGTTTACTGCTTTTGGCGTGAAAATAGGGAGTGTCTCGCAGACGTCAAATTGGTCTTCTAGTTTTTTAAACTCTCGCGGATCTGTTGCGCCCACGCCTTCTGGTAAGTCATCAATCCAGATGTCTATTTTGTAGCCGTGCCGCCGCGTTGTTTCTCGTTTGGGTGAGTGGTTGCAAAAAATGCAACCACTGAGCAGTTTAAACGTTGCTTCGCCAAAAATCTCAGCTAATTGGAGCCGATTAGCGACCGAGTCTGTGCGCCCAGTCACGCAAACAACTTTATGACCGCGGCTGGCAAATAATTTAATAGCCACGCGCCACATGTCCACGTCACTCGTGAACGTGCGGTCAAAATCTATGGCGATCGTTGTGTTGCGGTAAGGATTCATGCTTCCTTGAGCACGTGCCAAGCATCCGCCCACGGGCTTTTGCCGTTGAACGTAATGTAGTGCTTTCTGAAATCTAACTCAGCGACCGGCACTACGTAAAATTTCTTTAAACGCACATGCACAAAAATAAATACATCAACGTCGCTGGGGTGATACACGCGCCGCTGGGACGGAACATAAGAGCCATTGCGGTGCAGGCCGGCTTTGTGCTTCGACAGCGAAAACCGCATGGATTCTGGCCGAGACGCGTTGATCAGCGTGGTCGCTTTAATCTGCACGCGTTTCACGACACTGCCGTATTCAGACACTAAGTCGTAGCCAATGTCGATGATCGGCACACACGGGACGATCTTGTGCCGCAGCATCTTTGCAATGGCTAACGAAACGCCCTCAGCTCCGATGGCCACGGCTTCTGGCCATTTGGATTGTGAATGAATGGTCATACGTAAACAATTCCTTTTGTTTATTCGTACAGGTCGTCTTTAAAGAGCTGCCCGCCGGATCCAATCCACGCGAGCGTTACAAGAAACCCGAGTAGCGCAGCCACACAACCAGCAATTTGCATGACAGCCCGTAGGCACGTGAACATAATGGGCCAGTTCTCTGGGACGCTCAGGTAGGGCCACACGTGCCACGCCGCCACGATTAAAAACCACGTCATTAACGAACGCAAAAACCAGCGCTCTAGACGACGCTCACGCCGAATTTCGTTATCAATACGCCGCAGCATTTCTTCGCGCGTTTCGTTTTCGATGCGTTGCGGTGACATGGTGTAACACTTTATTTAACACTTTTTTATGCGGGCTGGATACTGGCAACGGAGCCGCTCGTGCTCTGTTTTTGCTCGTATGGCGTAGGGGCGAAGGAGGCGCTTGGACTCGTTTGAAACCCGACAACCAGTATCCGGCACCACGGCTATCCAAGTGTGGTGCAAAACTCAGCGGGACAACTGAGTTTCTGCGGCGTCACTACCAGAGAGGCGCAGAGCAGGTGGGAGTAGCCCGCTCGCAGCAGCACTCTGGTCGCCAAGCCGCAACACTCCCGCATAGCTCAATCTCCGGTTTTTCGTGGCTCTATACTGCCAGTCACGTTTTTTAAAATACGCCGTAAGTGTTCGCAGTCTTCGTAGCTGTCTTGTAACTGGTCTTCGTAGAACACTTTAAGATACGCCGACTGCACCGGATGCGCTGCGGCTAGTTCATCCAGCTGCTGCAGTCGTTGCGTGTAGTTCTGCACGACCTCTTCTTCGAGCTTTATGGCGCCGATAATGATATCTTCAACGCGGCTGGATACAGCAAATGGCTTGGCGCTCTGGGACGGCTGCGCGTAATTCAAGCCAAATAACCGGTCCAAAAACGCCTGCACGTGCTGCAGTTCGCCTTGCGCTGATTCTGTTAAAAATTCTTTGTACTCGTGCGCGTGTAAGCCCGTGACAGCGCTTGCGTGATACAGATAGAACTGCAAGTGCGTCCATTCGTTCGCTAAATCACTGTTCATGATTTCTAAAAACTGCGGCAACGTCATGGGCAACCCTCACGTAAAAGTATTTACCATATAGCGACAATGCAAATGACGCTTGTCGGCGAAGTTTAGCCGGCAAACGAAAAATGCACAATACTTTGCCAATGCGTCAGAGCTTCTTTAGAACCGCCGCGACGATCGGATGCCGCACGACGTCATTATGGGCAAATTGCACAGTATCTATACTGGCAACGCCCTTTAATTTCGTAACAACTTCGTTTAACGGCGGCGGAGAAAACGGCAAATCGCTCTGGTGCGGGTCGCCTGTAATCACCATTTGCGTGTTCTGCCCGAAACGCGTGAGCAGAAGTTTGAGCTGCATGTACGTGGCGTTTTGGGCTTCGTCAAACACAACGATCGAGTCGTTAAACGTCCGGCCACGCATGTAGCACAGCGGCGCCAACACGATGGCTTTGTTCACAAACTCGCGCTTGGCGTTGAACTTACCCAAAAGCGTGTCCATCGTGTCATACAGCGGCTGCATGTATGGATTGACTTTTTCGCCGAACGAACCGGGAAGAAATCCCAGTTTTTCACCCGCGTCCACGATGGGGCGCGTCAAGATAATCTGGCTTTTGCGCTTAGCCAGAATCTCGTTAATGGCGTAGGCCATTGCAAGAAACGTCTTGCCCGAACCAGCAGAGCCGAGCAAGAACGTGATGTCATTATCGTGCAGCGTTTTCCACGCGCGCTTCTGACTGTCTGTGCGCCACTCAATTTCACACGGCGCTAACGCTGCCTTTGCCCGTTCTTGTTGGTCGTTTTTTTTCTTTGCTTTCTTTTCCGCTCGTCTTACTGGACGTGATGTGGCCATACAGTCCCGCCTTCCTTGGTGGGGTATAGAAACAGGTTTTGATATTTAAGCGATACGCACGCTCCTTACAGCGGCTGATTAATGCGGCCCGACTGCATGGGCTTTACACCGTTATTATTATTTTCCCACGTGATGGGCGATTGAAATTTCGGCATGCCCTTGGGCATCATGCCGCCCATTTGCGAGGCGCCGTAAATACCAGCTGCCGCAGTCGGGATAGCGGTCAGCGGGCTTTTGGAGGCCGCTGAAAGCGCCTTGCCGGCCACATTTACACCAGTACCTAATCCCTGCGCTGCAGCGCCAACACCGCCGACGACACCCTGCGCGAGCGGCGCTACACCCTTTACGATGTTTGCGCCAGCGTTTACAGCGGCTCCGACGCCACGGCCAGCGGCAGCCGCACCTTGAGCTGCTGCGTTGACGCCGCCGACGATCTTCTGACCCATAGACTGCGCTGGTTGAGCAGCCGAGCTGGCGGCAAAAGCTTTTCCAGCAGCTGAATCAGCATATCTTATGTTGGGATTATACGGTGCATTCCAACCCGGCGGATCAGCTAACGCCGGGGCTTTCTTTGCGGCCTGCTGCACGCCTGACGGCAAAGAAGGTTTCATATTAAGAACGTTCTTTCCAACGTAATTTGCGCCGTCGGCTAGCGCGTTCGCCGCGCCTTCGGCCACGTTAAAAGCGGCTCGACCAGCGCCGCGCACTAAGCCCTTAGCGCCGGTACCAATAGCGCGACCGAGTGCCGCCCCAAACGCTTGCTTCTCGGCGGCTGTCAAACCAGCTTCTTGCGTGTTGTTCTTGGCGTCTGTCGGTACCGGGCTATTAGTCTCGCGCTGCTTGTCGTCTACTAACTTCTTATCGCCACGGCTTGAGGGCGTCGCGTTCATCGTGGTCTTGCCTTGGCCCGCAACACCGGCAAACTTCTTTGCCGCTTGGGTCTTTACCATCGTGTTCATTGGCGGCTGCTTGGCTGCCTGCTCTGCTGCCTGCTGGCCTTGCGAGACATACGGCGGAAGCTTGCTGACATCGCGCTTTGCCACTGGTTTCTCAGCAGGCTTCGGCGGCATTTGCGTCATCGTCGGCCGAGCACCAGTGATCGGCTGCGCGGGCCCAAACGGACTGGCAGCTTTCTTTTCGCTCTTCTTTTTCTTCTTACTTACAGGCCGGCACGAGTCATTGCTATACGGCTTCTTGCCCGGCACTGGTTCGTAGCCGGTCCAGCAGCGGCCAGCTAACTTCTCGGCGAAATACGCGCCGGCTTTTATTGCTGGCGCGCTTGTCACGCTGCTGTTTTGCAGCTGCGGCATCAGGCGCTCAATAGCTTCTTGGTTCTGCGTCATAAAGTCATACATGCCGCGAGCTTGCTCTGCGCTGAGATTCGGGTCGCGGCCCATAAGCGCCGTGGTGCCAAACTCCGGGCTCAGCTTTCCGAGCGTGCGCATCTGGCTCATGGGGTCGCTCTGGCCGCCAACCATGCTGTACAGCGCATTTGCACCTTGGCCAACCATGCGTCGAGCACCGTCGCCAAACATGCCCGCGCCAGCCGCGCCCAAACCAGCGGCGCCTAAACCAAGCGCGCCCATACCCAGACCAGCGCCAGTGTTACCTCTGCCGCCCATAACAGCGCCGACTAATGCCAAAGGAACGCCAGCGCCAATAGCGTAGCGAGCTTCGAGCGGCAGGCTGTTCCACATGCCCATTAAACCTTGCGAATTATTACCGCCCGTGTTCGTCTGCATTTGCTTTTGCATGTCATACGAACGATGTTGCTGTTCTTGTAAGTTATTCGGCGTCGGATCTGCCACGTCAGCGCTTCCACTGCCGAGCAAACCAGTTGCTTTGCCAGCGCCGTAAATAGCGCCACCGCCAGCGGCTAGATTTAGTGGGTTCAGCTTGTCGCCGACGGGGCTCGTGCCGAATGCACGGCCAGCTTCTGTCTGCACGCCGCGGACTACTTTGTCGCCGAGCTTGCCGCCAGCCGCAGCCGCACTACCGGGGCCATTCATAGCATAACGCGCAACATCGTCGGCTATATTAAGACCACCGCGCGTCGCATCTTGCGCCAGCTGGCCAATCGTACCCACACCTGTGGCTACGCGATTTGCCGCGTTGCCAAACCGTGACGCGACGCCTTGTACCGTAGGATTACCAGCGACAGCTTTCGCAGCGCCAGTCGCGCGATTCGCTAAATCGTCTACGTACGGCTTGGCCGCTGTCGTGGCTTTGTTTACAACCGGCGTGGCTTTTTCAACCGCTTTGTTGGCAAGGTTTTTTGCCGCGGGTAACACACGCTTGGTGGCGTAATTCCCCAGCGATCGAGCCATCGCGCCCAGATTCGGCGCCGCTTCTTTTTCTAGTTCAGCACGAGCCGCAGCACCAAAAGCATGGAGTTCGTTCATGGTTGTTCTTCCGTTTTGTTATCTGTTTTGTTATCTATAGTTTCTTTTGAATAATCGCAGCGGCCGCCTTCGCAACACGTCTCTAGAATAATATGGCAAAAGGGGCACACTAATTTTCCGCGGATCTCAATCGGCGGGCTCTCACAAATCGGGCACATCACCAATTCACTTCAATGGGGTTGCGCGTCTTGTAACTAAAGTCCACGTCCAGCGGCGAACGTAAGTTCACATTAGGTAGCGGGACTTTCGGCGCGACGGCAGCACCAGCGGCACCTAAGCCAAGCGCCGCAGCAGTCGGCACGCCATAGCCCATTTGCGAAACGCTGTTTAAGCCGCGCCCTGTGCCCTTGAGACCAGAACCGACCAGTCCAGCGCCGCCACCAGCACTGTGCGTCACGCGGCCAACAGCGCGAGTGCCGTGACCGAGCACTTTCAGCAAGTCTTTGATCACGCCGCCGTTCATATTGTCAGCCACAGAATTAGTACGCTGGCCAAGTTGCATAGCGCCACGGCCGACGCCCTTTGCGAGCGAGCCAGCAGCGTCAGCGACACTGCCAAGGCCGCCGACCACGTTGCCAGTGCCACGCACCAGATGCTTTGCGCCAGTATTAATAGTCTTCGCGCCAGTTAAGGCAGAAGAACCAGCCTGTGCAAGCCGAGCGCCAAGTGTGCCCAAATTAATAGCCGCTGTCTTCTCCATAGCACCAACGGCAAAGCCAAACTCATACGGATTCATGAAACGCTCCTAGTTAAACCTAGTTAAAAACGTGCAATGGGCTGCGGCCGGAAAGAACCCGGCGCCATCGGCCTGTTTAAAGTGGGAATTCGCGGGGCTGGCGTAGCCGGCTGCGTAATCGGCCCGGCTCCACTGAGCTGCTGCGCGCCAATTTGCGCAGCTGTGTTTTCTGGCGGCGCCGAGCTGGTCGTCATGGCCAGCGTATTAATCGGATTACGAATAGCCGCGTTCATTGTGGACTTGATCGGATTTAAGGGCACGGACATCGGACCCACAGACTTCCAGCTAGTTTGGGCCAGCGGAATATGCTTCTGAATGCCCTGCGATATGTTTGAGTTAATACCAGTGGCCGCGCGGTTCGCCGCGACCATGCCTCTGGATGCGGCCATAGTGCCCTCAGCCGCGGCGTTGAGCCCCTTGCCGACTGTCTGGGCTACGCGACCGCCACCCATTAAAGCTCGACCGCCACGCGCGAGTCCTTTGGCTGCGCCGCCGAGTAAGCCAGCGCCCGGAATCAGCCCCAGCGCCATCATGCCGGCTGAGCCTAGACTTCCCAGCACATTGCCCTGACTGACGTTGTTATACAAGTCACGGGCAGCCAGTACGGAACCCACGCCCGGCGTCATGTAGCCCGCGATGTTTGCGGCTGTGCCCAAGCTCGTTGTCGGATTCCACATCTCACTGGCAGCACTCGAAATACCGCTGCCGATATCACCCAAGACGCCCGCTTGTTTCATTTGCGAGCCCACGGCGTAACCAAACTCGTATGGTTGCATAATCCACGCTATTTAAATGGTTGACATTTTCGTTTGAGCAACTGCGCGCGAAACTTTTTGGCCATGCTACGCACTTCCCTATTGTAACAATGATAGCTGAAAAAGTGCCCAAACATAAAGTGACATGGGGTTTCGCACATCGTAAGCAGGTTATTTTCCACTAACGCTAGCTCTGGCGCTACGCTGACCGGAAAAATATGGTGCACAATAAGATTTTTATCGCGGCCACAGACTTCGCACACGGGATATTTCTTTAAATGTTCTGCCCTTACTCTGCGCCATTCTCCGGCTCGCTGGCGCATGTCGAGAATACGCCGTGGACGCAATGCTACTGGTAAGCACTGCTCTAGCCACGAAAACAACACGACGCAAAACTTTAACATGGTTTTACTTTCGTGCTGCCGGCTGAGTATTTGGGAAGATATGGGCAGTTATGACATTTTCTGCCGCAACATTTTTTCTGCGCTAATAAGAACTCCCGAGATAGTGGCGCAGGCTTCTTGGGCCCGCTCATAACACAGCTGGACTTGTGAAAATACGCTCGTAGTGCACATACACTTCGGCATACGCAACGCCCCACGCAGCATCATGGGCGAGCTTATTAAACGCCGCGTCGTCTACAGCTGTATCAAGCCGATGATTCCAGCCACGCGCGTGCGCCCATTCGTGCAGCAAGACGTCAATGGCGCGAGATTCATCCAGACTTTTATCGATCTGGATGTAGAACTTCTTGCCGTGTTTCCAGCAACGGCCCTCTAGTTTCGAGAGCTGCACGCGACGCACGGAGACAGGAAATGCCGCAGGGCAGTCCTTTTTGAGCGTCCGCAGGAGGGCCTGATAATATTTAAATCGAGCCGCCATGCTCCGGTCTCCTAAAGGCTTCCGTGCCTCGAAGAGCTAATTATACCGGGGCTGTAACGCCGCGTCGCCGGCGAATTTAAGGCTTGTTTTTATAGCGTTACTGCGCGGGCGGTGTGGCTTCGCGCTGCGCCCAGTCGCTCATCGAGTTATTAAACGCTTCCACACCACCATACTGGCCGTACAACCGCTCTTGCACATCGCGTTCCATCATTTTTCGCTGGTCTTGCGGCACATTCTGCCATAGATCAGGCGCGCTTTTTGGTATCCGCATAGCGTGCTCGGGGACGCCGTACTGTGTATACATTCGCCGTGTCACGTCACGCTCAAAATTTTTCTGTTGGTCGTGCGGATATTTATTCCAATCAAACGGCGTATATTGGCGCCGCGGGTCAGCAGCCGGAGCAGCCGCAGGTCGTGCCGCCGGAGCAGCCGCCGGAGCAGCCGCCGGAGCAGCAGCCGGAGCAGCCGCAGGTCGTGCCGCCGGAGCAGCCGCCGGAGCAGCAGCCGGAGCAGCCGCAGGTCGTGCCGCCGGAGCAGGACCAACCGGCATCCGAATCGGCTTCGGCTGAGTTACAATCGGGCCGGCACGTCGGCTACCCGTCGGCGTCACCTTCGTGCCGAATTCCGCTGTGCCCGGGCCCGCCGCTGCTTTAAATTGCTCTGGGTTGTTTTTCTGCAGCAAAGTTAAAACAGCCGCGGCGCTCTTTTTAACTTCTTCTTCGCCCTCATCGGATTTTTCTTCTTTTTCGGCCGATTCTTCTTTCTTAGGCTCGTCGTCTTTCTTCTTTTTCTTGCCAATGCTCGCGCCGATGTTACCGCCCAGATGCGCACCAGCGCCCATGCCCAGCGCGCCGCCAGAGAGCAGACCAATGCCAGCACCCGGAGCGCCACCTAACGCGCCGCCGGTAAGCGCACCCATCATGCCGCCACCCATACCGCCAGCGAGGCCACCGACGCCAGCACCCAAACCGCCGCTAAGGGCCGAGAGTAGCGAAGCTTTCTTTAATGGAAAAAGATCTTGCAGGTTTTCTAATTTATCACTCACGCTACCGAGCTGTTGCGACGCATCATCGGTCATTTTGCTCAGATGCTGCGTGGTTAAACCGCGACCCCAGTTACCGTTATATTTTTCTGGTTTAAATGCAGCCCCAACGGCATTTAAACCTTTGCGCCCAGCCAGCGGCCGCAAGTTTGCAAACATGTCTTGGAGTAAAGAAGCGCGCTGTTGAAGACTTTTAGAAGTAGCATCCCACACACTCGGTACGATTCCGGCTTGCTTGCCGGCCAGAGACATCGACAACGGACCGCCGCCGCCCGTAAGACCGCCTTGGCCAGTGCTGCGCGGCATTACACCATTAGACGGCATTTGCGGCATCTTCATGCCGCTGCCCACGCCATTTAACTTGAACTTCTGCACGTCGTTGTTAACGTCTTTCAGCTGCGACATCGCTTGGTTCTTAGCCGCCAGATGATCACCGTAGGCAAGACCAGCTGTTGCTAAGCCAGCGCCCGACACAGCAGCGCGAACAGGGTTGCCGAACATCGTCTGGCCCAATCTTTGCGCGCCAGTGTTCGCCATGCTTGTGGCTTCATCGACAAGCGGCTTGGCAGCGTTACCAAGGCGTAAGCCAGCGCGACCAGCTTGAATACCAAGGCCGCGCAAAGCGTTGCCTAAGTTTGCCTGCTTTGCTTGCTGACCCAGTTGCATACCGAATTGCTGCGGCGTTACGCTCATTCTGTCACCTGTGGCTTGAATGGAGTTTTGAATTTTTCGTTTTGCGACGTTCGCGGCGATAGCTTCAAAGAGTTTACGACGAGACAGCAGCATCTCCGGCAGCTTGCTGGGCGAGATCATCGGGAGCGGCATGAGAAGTCTCGTCGTCAAGGATGCTATCAATAACGCGCTTCACCGGCACCTTGGGGTGGGGTAAACCAGTTACATATTGTAGCAGGCGTTTCTTTTTCTTTGGAAGAGGCCGCGAACTAACAGCTATTACATGCTTTTGCAGGAGTTTTAACGGCGCGGCGATATTAGCGCTGGTTTTTTCAGCCAGCATGGGCTGTTTTTTAAGATATTTTTTCAGCTCTTTCTCTTGATACTCTTGCAGCATGGTTTTGATATCACCCGCGCGGGATTTTGATACTAGCTTCTCTGGGTCAATCGCCCAGTTTCGTAGCGCCCACCCTCTACGTGGCGACGGTTTCTTTACAAATGGCCCGCCGTGGCGTGCTTTGAAACTCGCCCAGCGCTTGATCTGCCGCATGTCTTCGTCGGGGATTCTACGGCCGGCGTTATAGTTCTGGTACCACTCCAGCCAGCCCTTGGGGTCATGCTCTGTGACCCATTCTGGCTTCCATTCGCCTAAGCTGGCTAATCTCGGGCCCTCTTGTTCATACAAAGACTTGTATACACCCATGCCGTGTAACTGGCCCGGCGTATAGTCTGGCTGAAAGTCTGGCGGAGCTGCAGCGCCAAGCTTTTCTTGCTGCTGGTTTGCGTACTGCGAGCCTTCTTCGCGAAGTAACCGGCGAAACTCTTCGTTGATCTGTTCTTTTTCGGCTGTGAGTCTTTCTAGAACTTCGTCGCCGGTGCGTTCGCGCTTGTAGCCCATGAGTTTGCCAAGCAAGCTGGGATTTTGCGACGCACTTAGATATCTTTTTACTGCGACGTTCTTGAGTTCTTCTGGTAATCCCACGTGCGAGTCAAAACGCAACCCACGGCCCTTGGCCTGCTGACTGCGCGACTCATGCCAGTGCGGATCTAAGAGCTGGATCAGACTCGTGCCTTTTGTAGACAAGCCTTCGGCGCCCGCAGGGCCAATGAGCAGAGCTTTAAGCTTGCCCGTGTTGTATGCGTCCACGGCGGCTTGGCGCGCCTTTGGGCTGACGCCGCCGTGGAAAAACGCATGCGGGATCTTGGCTTTTTCTAACGCAGACGCGTAGGGGGCCAAGCCAGAGTCAATAAAATTCGAGTAGATAATAGCTTTTTTGCGCTTGTCTTCTTTCAGCGTAGCGCGCAGGTCTTCAAATGCTTTTTGTAACTTCGCGCTCTGTGTAAACGCTTTCGCCGGGTCTTTGTCCACGCGAAACGGCTGCGTGGACAGACTCACTTGGCGCATGCCCGTCATAAACGAATTTAACTTCGCCAGTTCGTCGCGGCTTAGGGGAAACTCTTGGTCAAGCTTCCAGAGAAAACCCGGTGGAATTTTAGTGCGAATAGCTTTTTGGATCTTTTGCTGCTCGGCTGATAAGGGCACTTTGACTTGTTCTTCTTGTACGTTCACGCCGTCGGGAGTCTTGCTGGGCTGATAATCGACTTTGCCCTTCAGGAGCGCGCGTAACTCAGCCTCGTTCTTTACGACTGGCTTGACGCCGGGCTTTGCGCCCCGTAACCAGCCCATGATGCCCGGCCGGACTGTCTTATAACCTACGTAGCGGTCTTCAAACTCTTCTGGCGTAATTTGCTTGTTGTTCAGCATAGATAACAAATTCGCCATGTCACTGGGCGAGTTTGTGATCGGCGAGCCTGTGAGCAGTAAGAGTCTTTTGGCGTTTGCCGCTGCTTGCGCTGCTGCTTGCGCTGCCCCTGAACGTGGATTGCGAAGTCTATGTGCTTCGTCCATGATCAGCGTGTCGGGCTGCTCTTGGAAGTTCTTGCCCAAGGCTAAGCCCGTGTAGCTCATGATCTCTGGATTCGAGTCATGCGTGAACTTGCCAATTTCTTTCTGGAAGTTTCCCCGCAAGCTCGCCGGGACTACGACGCCGTAATTCCCGCCGCTCTGGTTCTGCGCTTCTTCTGCCGCAGCGAGCGCCGATAAAGATTTCCCCGAACCTAGGCCGTGATAGACCAATAATCTGGGATCTTGGCCCGAGATTCTGTCGGCGATTCTTTGCTGGTGGTCTTGCAGCTGAATATCAGGGTTTAGGTCAGCCTGTTTAGCCGCCCATATCGTAACCGCGCTAGAAATACTATTTGGAAGTTCGCTCATGTCAGTCCGCCATGATATTGCGCGCGATTTTGTACATCGCCCAGAGCCCCAAACCAGTTGATACTAGACCTAGATATCTAAATTCCGTGTTTACCGTGACGAAGAAGTAAATACCGAGCCAGCACGCAAACGCTCCGGTAACCACTGCGGCGATTGACCATTTTTTCACCGCAAACAATGCGGCGATTGGCCCGCAGAGATATGTGGCGCAGAATAGTAAAAATATCAACGTCGACAATACCAACAGCGACAGACTTTCCATGATCACTCTTCAGGTGGGGAGATTAAATCTAGATCTGCCGCGAGCGTGCCTTTGCCGGCTATCTTTAATTCATACGCCGCGATCTGTGATTCTACCCAATCCGCGTACAAACTCACACGGGTAAAAGCCGCGTCATCGCCGTAACTTCCGTCGGGTTTTTTGTCAGTAGCCATGAGAAAAGAGTTAATCCCGGCTAATTCGTTGCCGATAAATAAGCCACCACCGGAATCCCCAGAAGCAATCATGAATTCTAGCGGCATGCGGTTTGTCACACTGGGGCTGCATAAAAGAACCGCGCGTTCAGCGCTGTCTATTTTGTTATGCCCGGCGCGCTTATTGCTATCTATTTGTTTGCCGCCCGTATGAAACGTCCCGTAGAAACCATAGCCGGCAATCGTCACAGCCTTGCCAACTTCATCTTTGTCTGTATACAGCGGCGTGTAAAACTTTAGCTCAAAATCTTCGGGCGAGTACAGCAATGCGATGTCGTGAAAGCCTACAGTCTCTTCTTCAAAGTCTTTATGGACGAACACAGGGCCAAGCGCGAACTTCTTGTCGCCGTCTTTAATCGCCACGGGGTTCTCAGCGCCGGCTAACACATGCGCTGCCGTAAGAATCCAGTGCGGCCGAATAGCCACTGCAGAGCCATACTGGTAGGGGTACTTACTTTCGGGGTCAATGATATTTGCCCGGATGCGCAGCACAGACGGAAACTGCTTGCCAAACTCGACGTACTTTTCGTCTGGCGTGTTGGGGTCCCGCGTGCCGGCCAGCGCTACATGAGCGCCGGCTAGAATAAGAATCACGTGGCGGAAAAGTAGGGCAAAGAATTCGCGCGCGTCCATAGCGGCCCCCAGTCGTAGATGTATATTTAGTCGGCTATCTCATGATCTCGGCTGCAGGAGTTTTTGGGCCTGTGCAAACATGTGGGGATCCAACTGCGGAGGCATGGGTTTCGCCGGCGATGCTTTTAATGCATTGCCGACAGCGCCCAGACCGTAACCCGCAGCCCCCATCAATCCAGCAGCGCCCAGACCCAAAAAAGAGCGCCGCCCCGCCGACTGCATAAGCTGCTTCATGATCAACGGCTTATTCGTGACACCTAATATCTTAACGTTTTTGTCTGTTAATAACGTATTGGGCAAAACGTCTGCGTGGGGAAGCTTAGGTTTTATAGCGCCAATATCGTCAAGAACAGCCGACGGCATCGAGCCGCAATGGTCGCCCCAGCATGATTTGGAGCCAATTCCACGACCCCCAATAAACGGCAGCTTTTGCAAAAAGGGAAGGCGCCGTCGAATAGTATTGATACCAGTGACTTCTTTACCGCCGGCCCCCATCGCGTCTGCCGAGGCATACGATGTCGCCGTACGAGCCTGCAGTGCTTTGTTTAACTTCGCGTCATCTACGTGATCTGCCGCGCGGGCGTAGATCGTGCCGCGGGGCTGATTGAAGTAATAACCTTCGGGAAATAGTGCCGAGCGGTCTCTGGCCAAATCGTCGTACACGTTATCTATACCCAAGCTGCTTCCAGCGTTAAATTTCCACGGCGCTTTCTTAGCCGCCCGGCGATCAAGCACCATTTGGCGCTTGTTATTCTCCATTTGTTTGCGCAGTGTTCGCAGGCCAATGCCTTGTCGTTTTGCGATATCGCGCTGCACGGATTCTGGCAGCGATTCGAACATATGAAACACAGGATCACGCGCTGCGCCACCAATGCCGCCGTGATGCAGCGTCGGCACAAACGTCTCAAATGCCTTGGGACGAAATAACGTAGATCTGGGTAAATTACCTTGCGTGCCCATGCGCTCTACAGTGCGTTTGATCTCTTCAGCCAGCTGCGTGGATCTTCCGCCAGCTTCACCACGTCCAGCAAACCGCTGCGCTAAGTCAAGCAAACGCGCTTTCTGGCCAGTAGCTGCTTCGCCGGTCGTCTGGTCTGCTAGTTGCTGAATGCGCGCCAGCGTACTCTTGGCCTGCGCTTGCGGCGTGCCCTCAAAGAACGCGCGCAAGGATTGACTACCCAAAAGGCGCTTCAGATCGCTCACTGTTTGTGCGCGTTCACCGCGCAGCTGCTTGGTACCGCCGTTCTCTTGCAGCTGCTGGCTGATCGCCCGTAGGCGTTCTTTAAGTATTCCGTAGCGCTTTGTATTGCCGTATGACGTTAAATACTGCTCTGTGTTCTCCGGGCTTGGCGCAATTTCATCAATGAAGCCCTGTCGGTTGCGCGCGAGTGATGAGTTGTATAACTCGCCGCGGTCGTTCATTAAAAAGGGCAGCGCCGGGGGCTTACCGCTTTTGGGTGTGTTCGCTACAGAGTACGGCGCCTGAATATACGGCCCGACCATCTGGCCATGCGCGCCCGGCCCGCCAGAGGTAATAGCCGAGCCGTTGATTAAGAAATTTACCAAGGGGCCGGATTTGCTACGCTGCAAACCAGCCACGCCAAAATCGCCCGGCCGTAGCGTGCGCATGGCTTTGTTCATGTCTACGTTGCCGTCAACAGTAGACCAGTCAGGGGCGTCTTGAATTAGTTTGCGATACTTCGGCAGCGTGGAGAACAAATACTCCAGCAGGCCAATCGTGGGGAGCGCAGCGCCACCCGCACCACCGAGCGTACGCAAATCAACGCCGTTTTCATTGTCATTGGGCGGCATGGCGCAACCTGATTTAGATATCAAAGGCAGATTATAGCTCGGTTTATTGTAACTTACGACCTCTGATAGCTAAAAAAAGGTGGGCACCCTTGCGGGCACCCACCAATTTGACCTTTACATACAGTAAAGATCTTTACGCTGGTCAGGAAGATCCAGCGTAAAAATTCACGCACCAACGGGCGCGACCTTCACGGCGTTGACCACGATGGTCTTGGCCGCGCGGTCCTTGGCCTCAGCCTCGATCTTGGCTGCCGCGAGCAGCTGATCGCTCAGGCCGGCGAGCGCGAGCGCGTACATCACCTCGGCAACGCACACCGCCGAGATCGACGCGAAAATCACGCTCGTCACTTGGGCCACCGCAGCGCTGGCGCCAAGGTTCGTCGCAACGCCAGTCATGGCAACGCCGACAGCGCCGCCAGTGACGATGGCGATGCCGACCGCAGCCGCCGTGGCCATCAGGCCCACAACCGCCGCGCTTGCCGACTCCATGCTCATGGAGCCGACCAGCTCACGCAGCTGCTCGTACGCCTTCTTGGACTGCCCAGCCGCGGCGTGCATCTGCGCGCCGAGCCAGTGATGCATCGCCGTGAGCGCGTCGCGGCAGGTGGTGTACACCTTGCCACAGAACGCCCACACGGAGTTGGCGATGTTCTGCAGACCCTCGAACACGACCGCGATCACGGGCACAGCCGTCTCACGCACCCGGGCCACCATCGACCGCTCGTCGATGATGCGGTGCACGACGGCCTCGACGTCGCTGGACGTCATGGGCTTGGCCGTGCTGGCCTTGGTACGAGTCTTGCCAGCGCCCGCGCGGTTCACCGTGCCGGACTTGCGAGCAGCCTTGACGTTGACCTTCTTCTTTGCAGTAGCAACCATCTGATAGGCTCCTTAAACATGGAGAACACAGTTACGCCGAAACCCATGTAACTTGATATGGGGACACGAATAACACATTCGCATCATTAGATATACCCGGCTTTTGGCTTTTATTTAGCTATCAGCCGTTCAGCCGGGTTTTTAGAACCATTTGCTTCCGCGCGGGCCACAATACCATTTGTTGCATGGTGTCCTCGTCGGTTGCAGACGCCAGAAGCCTCAAAGCACGCACAGGTTGCTTAGCTACTTCTTGCGTAAACTCTTTCTCGTCAAGCGCGGTCTGCAGCCGTTGCTTAACTTTTCGATACCGATTAAACGTACTCCACCGACAACCATCTGCTGTTATTTCTGGCATGTTGTACGCTTTGTACTCGCCAGCAACATAATGGTTCGTTTGCACAATGCTGTGCCGCCTCGTGCGAATCGTAGAGTCATTCCCGACGTGCGTTACCACAGTGTGTTCCCGAGTTTTCGTGCCAACGACGTGCGCAAAAAACGGCACGAGCGCTTTATGGCCACGAAGACCAAGTACCATACCGTTGTAACTGGGCAGCTGGTCACAAACGACCCGAACGCGTTGGAGCGCGGGCCATCTGCACAGCAGCGTGGGCGACGACAGCACACCAGCAATAGTATTTAGTTTTTCTACTATTGGCGCTTGATTTACTGTCACCGCCCAGTCGTCACTCATGGCTGAAACAACACCCACCATGCCGGCAACGCCTACTGCAGTGTAGGCTTTGCCACCACGATGAAAGCGTATGACTTTGGTATGCCGGCCAGTGCTGCGCGGCATAACCCAGTCCATGTTTCGAACCAAAAGCGGCGACTCGTTAACTTCAAAACTCACGCTGGAGCAGCCACAACCGTACATCTCTGAAAGAGACGTAAAGTCATAGATGAGATTCCCCAGCATGAGCTTTCCCACAGGTACGTCAGCGTGCTTGGCAATGCACGCTAACTCTTGGGTGTATTCTTCGCCAAACCAGCTCACGACGTAGCGTAACAATGAACCGCCGCCGCTTAGTGCAGCCATAAGCACTGCACGAAGTGGCGCACAAAGACGCGAGGAAAGCTCTTCGTCGACGCATGTTTCGATGTCGGCAAGGAGCTTATGAATTGCGCCAGCTTGGGAGCTAGCGAATTGAATCCAGCGCGTATCCGGTGGTTCGTCGAGGTCTATGTCATGAATTGGCCCGTTGTAGAGCTTCATCATATGACACGTACTTTCTGATTAAACCACGTCCGAACAAGGATCTCAGCGGCTTGCGTTACAGTCTGGTTAAACTGGTCCCGCAAGCGCGTTTCCAGCTCAGCAAACTCTTCTGCAGGCAGCGTCTTTCGCCAGTTCTCGACGCAATCTTGGGTGTGCCGAGCTACTTCAGACTCAGGCAGAATCTCAGGGGGAAATTCTGTAATCATAGTTATTTCCCTTCTGTGGTTTGCAGGATTCCGTCCACTTTGCGCGACAGCACGTCGTATGACACAACCAGCTCACGCTGCATTGTCATTGACTGTTCGACCACGGCCAGCAAACGATCAACGGTGTTTTCCACAGCGTCAATCTTTGCGTTAAGGCGAGCGGTCGATATGGGTGGACTGAAAAACTGCTTGATCTTTTTACAAAGAATCATCGGTCTCCTCCTTATGCTGCAAAGAGTGCAGCCGGGGTACAGGACAGCCCAATACACTACTGGGCATCACTGAATATGACCGAAATAGGGCTTTTATTTAGATATCAGCGCCTAGGCTTATTTCGCCGCGGCAGCATCTCGCCAACGCTGGGTCGCTGCGCTTAAAGCCTGCTGCTGCTCTGGTGTGGTCATAGTCTCGCCAAAGCGATTCCAGTGGTTTCCGCCTACGCGAAGCCTGTTTGCGGGCGCTACAGCTGGCCGTGGGTTTTTCCATTTGTGCAGTACATCCCAGAGGTCGGCCGGTAAAGCTTGGCCTCGGGCAGACGCAAGTGGGCCTAACACAGACGGATGTGCTGTTGCGAAATTTAACTTCGGCGCAGCTACCGGGGCAGCTTTCACAGCAGCCGTAGCGCCGCGGCCCACTAAGCCAGCCAGACTATTAAATATGCCAGCCTGCTTGCCAAACTCGTACGCACTAGAGCATTTGCAGTTCCATTTGCGCAGAGATTTGTTAATGCGCGAATCAGGATCTTTCTTTGTTTCAGCGCCGGTGTTTACTTTTTTCATGCCACACATCCTTGAGCAAAAAGAGTTCTGGCGCGAGGCCCGTTCGCCTGTGGGATTACTCTCCGTCACAGGGGCTTTGAGGTTGCCGCCCGTGGCTTTGTTATAGCTGGCGCGGCCTTTGGCATTGAGGCCACCTTCTGGATTCTTACCGGCACTACGCTGCCACGCCGGGGAAGAAGCCAGCTTGCCAATGCTGGGGCCACCGAAAGCTGCGTTGCCATTAATTTCGCCGCTACTAGAGATAGCGCCATAGGAATTAATAGGGTTCGCCGACGGGTTCGAACCACCACCGACAGGCGGCAGCTGGCCAGATTGAGCGGGGTCTGCCGGAGCAGCGGGCGCAGCAGGAGCAGCGCTTTGAGCCATACCCATCGGAGGCGGGGTGCCATTAGCTGGCATAGCATAACGTTTAATTCCAGCGTTCGCCGGCATAAGTTGGGCGTTTCGGGCCTCTGCCTCGGCTTTTTCGTTCTCAAGCGCTTGCATAATCGACTGCGAAAGCACAACCGAGAGTTTAGAAAGCATCATGTTTTCAGGCTTTTTCGGTGTAACGCAGCCCGAATCTGGATCTTGCTGGGTTTTCGCTGGCTCCACAGGTTCTTCTCCCGCGGCCATTGGCTTGGTCCCCTGCGGCATCGTCATTTTAACCGTCGTGGAATCCGCTTGTTTACTTAACTTGCCGTAAAGCTTTGTTAACACTGGATTTACGTCAATATTCTGACCGGTTGTTAACTTAATTTGAGCCATATACTTATCACAGGCTGCTTTAACGTCTGATGCGCGGTTCATTTTTGTTTTATCCTTGTCGTCTGCGTACATGGGCAGTTTTTTCTTCTGCGGATACTCGTGCGCCCAGCGTTTGGCAATATCTGGATGCTCGGCCCAAAGAAAGCGCCGTTGCTTTTCAGATCTAAATGGCATGGCGTAGCTCTTGTCTGCCAACTAATAGGTATTTCCGAATAGTTGGCTATGAATAAGATCGCGCGGCTGTTCCCAAGCTGAATACGCCCATTTTGGCAGAAAGATTGCGTGAAGAAAAGGGCGAGAAATACTGATAGCTAAAAAAAGCGCGTGAATACGGTAGATTTATCCACCGCGCTTTAGTTTAAGTTTTCTTTTGACGAAACGTTGGTTCTTCAAGCAACGTCGCCAGTAAGAATTCTTCGTTAGTTAATAAATTGCAGTCGTAATAGATATTTAAAACCGGTGTTTCCAATAACTCTGCGAAAACCCGGCTAAAGTGCTCTGTACCGGCGTCTACCATGAGATGCCGACGCATAGACTTTAACAACTCAGAGCCATTAGGCGTCTGCGCTAACAGCTGCTCTGTTTTTGTTAACATCCCAGAAATACGCACAATGACCATATCGCCTGCAATACGAGTCTTTATGGTAGTTGCTCCTTTCCCCATGTACTCCTGCATAAACTTATTAAGTGTAGTGCAGATAGCGTTCTCAGCTTCTCCTTGCGTAAACATATAAACTCCACGAAAGGTTTAAAGCCTAGTTCGCCAGCCAATTGCCCTCATAAGCCCGCGTATCAAATGACGTTGGCGATGCCGAACTAATCGGCTGCGCATTGGCGTCAAGAATAATACGCCGCCCTGTTGTGGGTTGTACTGGTTGCGGCGTCGGAGCTGGCGGTGGAGTAGGTTCCGACCAGCGCTTCTTTAGGGCATCGAAATCGGCAGACTGGCGGATCGCAGAATCAATCCAGCCAATAACCGCACAAACAACCAAGACCCCGATAAACGTCGTGAGCATTTTTTCGCCTTTTTCATACGAGTTGCCTTTAAGTAAAGAAAGCGTAAGTACTATGGCTTACGCCCATCATTCACTTAATATGCCCGTATTTGGCGGCGAATTTAGAGGTCAATAAAGATGATCATATCGAAGTCGTCTAAGTCTTCGTCATCGTAGTCGCCAATAAAGTACCCATATGTTGGCATGGTGCGACTCCCCGGATTAGACGGATTTAGATATTTATAGCGCCGGGTTATTTTACCTGTTTCAAAGCGCACCTTAAAGCTGCACAAAGCATTTTACGTAAGTCTTTTACTGACAATGGTTTAGGTCGAGCGGCAATACCCTGCGGACGTAAGTGCTTATTTGACAAGACTTTACGTCTAATAGCTAAAAAAACCGGCAGGGAAGCGCATCCCCGCCGGCTTTTGTGGGGTTAACGAGGCCCACGCTCGTGCCGAAGCGACCAACCGGCCGCCAAGAATGCGTTAGCACAAGCAGCGGCTACATGCGCTAGGCGCCGCTTGTGCTAACAGTATTAAAAGCGACTCAGCTTACGCGGTCGATCGTCGCCACAATAGCCGCGGAGAACCGCTGGCTAATGTCATCCGCCTCGCCGCCTTCATAGCCGGCGTGAATCTCATGCTGCCACTTGATGACAGCCGTACGGATCTGCGCTAGAGCCTTGCGGAGATTTTTCACTTCAATCTCCGGGTCCGTCTTGTAGCGGGTACCACTCTTCGTGTTCACTGTCGGTTCCAACGCTGCTTTCTCCTTGTGTACTACTTCCGCCCACCATTGGTTGTTCCAAGCCGCTGCAGTCCGAGTCGCCGACATCTGCCACCTTAATAAGATTTTGTTCTTGCATAAAGTCCATGATTTCATTCACGGACCCGTCAACAACACGGCGAAGATGCTGTAGCTTCTCTTCCATGTTTGCCAACTGGTCTCTCACTTTAATCAGATCAATCAGCGCGTCAAGAACCCGCATGGTTGATTTCCTTTTTTTTTAGATATCAATGACTAATGCGTCGCAGCGTCGGCGCCGTACTCAGACGCCCGCAACCGATTGCGTAGCGTGTGCTCCGTGTCGCTCAACTGGCTGAGCAACAACTTGGCCAGCGGAGAATCGATCACCCGCAAGAATTCTTCGATTTCCGGGAACATCGCCGCAAAAGCCATGAGCCGTGGATCGGCGTGGCAAGTGTTGCCGATTTCCAGCAAATAGTCTCCGTTGTGGTCCGTAACATATCCACGGATGTGGTGATGCGACTCGCCACTTCCCAACGCCCGCAAAGTCACGTAATGCATGGTAACTCCTTATGGTTATTTATTGCTCTAAGAGGCGTTTCGCGAAATTGAAACTGGCTATTCGTATTTTGTATTGTTCACCATCAGGCAGACGAAACGCGGGATCAGAAACAGTGTTGCTGTTAAATTTTACGCAACCCTCCACGATAAAACGTCGCGCGATACTGGTGTCGCTTTTCATGATATCCGCGACACAGTCTACTAGTGACACGAGAGTTTGATTCTTTGTCATGTTTAACTCCTTGTGGTTATTTAAATGACGTCCCAACCGCTGAGACGCACGTAAACGTCATCCAACTTCTTGGCCATGATCCGGTTCTTGCGGTGGTTATCCCGCTTTAGCGTTTTCTTACCCTTGGCGCTGTTCCGCGTTTTGCCGCAATAACGCCAAGCCCTTTGCCAGTCGGTCATTGTTATTTAATCCCAAAGACTTTCGAAATACTTGCCAAACAGGGTAAGACCACGAGTCTTCCTGCTCTGCCACGCCATGTAGCCTTCCATGTCGAACTTACCGCGCTTCATGCCCTCTTCAAACGAGATGCCGGGTTCGTTGCGGGGCTTGGCTGGGTCAGCGTCTGAGTGAAACTTACTGTCCGCGTCCTCGTCGTTCATCTGCTCAAACGCCCAGATCATCTCGTCTAGGGCCCACTCCCAACGTTTGTGCAAATTGCTGTCAACCTCACCCATGGCTAACTGCGCGTCTGTCATATGGGGGATCGCACTAGTGCTTTTAAGTTCGTCCGGCACGTCGCTATCGTCCACGCTCGGCGAACCCTGCTTGGTTGCTTTTAACTGCTTGAGCATAGGCAGGATAACGAGCGAAAGCGTAGAGTCCATTCCCCACTTGTCATAGTAGTCCACGCGCACTTTAACTTTACGCTTGTACCGAGAGTCGAACCATTCTTCAATAAAACGCAACCATTTAAAACGCCTGCGCGCGATACGGTTAACCTTGTCGTAGGTTTCAAGGTTTATGCGCGGGCCGTCGACATCGTACCATTTCCGCAGTAGTTTCTTAGCCCAGCGGTAAGGCGCAAACCAATGATGGTACGGGCCAATATAAACTCGCATCAGTACTCCTTTTCTGGGTCATAGTTTCCGTTTTTAGCCGCTTCCAGTGCCGCCGCTGAACTACGACAACACTCAATTGCTTTTAGATTTACAACCACAGGTAACGGGCGATCTGGACGAACGCCACAGTACATGCAATCTGGATCACTGCACTTTTGCTCAAGCCACTCGTTGCAGTCAACGCAATAGCGTGCGTCATAACCGTCGTCGTACGATGAGTACTCTGTTTCATGTTCCGCGTTATCGCACATTTATTATCCTTTCTAGGCGTTACCAAAACGCGACCACTGTGCTTTACAGTGCGGGCACCGCCAAAACGACACGCCGTCGTAATGCTGCGGGTGCGAATACGGCAACTCCACGCCGATTAACTTGCTGAACCTTTGTGGGTTCTCAACAGTCCAGCCATACTGGCCGGCTATTTGTTTCAGCTCTTCATCCGTTTTGTTCTTGTAATACTCAGCACCCTTTTCGCGTAGGGCGGTGAAGCTTTCAAGAATGTCTCCGCCGTCCCAACTGCCTCCGCAGGCGGGGCAGTTGCCGACAGAATTTAACTTCTCAACTACGCCGTTGCGCATGCCTTCGTAACCAGCCATAGCTCACGCATCTCCTTCATGCTTAGTGAAAACGTCTGCATAATCAAGCACAATGAATTCATCAACGTATGGCAAAATAGCCAACGTCCGTCCGTTATCCCAGTTCACACTAATCTGGTGATACTCAGGCGGGCCGTTAAAATTCATGTGCACAATCGTGCCTTCCAGATCTTTCGCCATACCTTCTTCTACGGGCATCCAAGTCGAGTTTGGGTTTACCATTGCGCCCAGAAGTTTAATGCGTTTACCGACAGCTGGTTTTGACATCATTAGTTTCTCAGGTAGGCAACATCTCGATCGCTATACAACCGCATAGCTTGTGTGCGCGTCAGGTTGATGAACTCGCTGGTTGAAAACTCCAGCTCGTCAGGGAAGTAAGAAAACAGCGTGACAAAGTCGTCAGCCGCGCTGCCCTCAAAACGCACGCGAACTTGCGGCATCGGGTCGAACATGTCGTTTGGCATGCCGGTGATTTCGCACTCAACGATTTTCAGATCCTTCTGATTAGCCATGCTAGTAACCTCCTGTAAAGAAAAAAAAGCCCGCTCAATTTAATCCTTCGCACGCGGGCAATGCGAGGACGAGGAACATGCTTAACAATCTCGACCGGCTGTCCACATTCCCGAAACAGCCGACCAATACCCAATCCTCTGCGCATCATCAACCGACAAGCTGAGCTTGAGAGTTGGGTACGCACTGGCGTCGGGCGACCAGATATCAAAATAAGCGCGCCGGGCTGAAGAATGGCAGAACATACTTCAGCCCGGCTACGCGTGCACAATATCGGCTACTACTTCTTGATCACCGTCGCGCCGTTCCATTTGATTCGCGTATTGCGCAGAACAGTACGAGTAACCGCAGACTTCTTTTTCCTCTTCTTCGTCAGCCGAATGACTTCAAATGCGCGACCAGCTACACCCTTTACCATACAAGCCGCGACCTTCTTCTTGTTTTCTGCGCGCTTTCGGTTTTGAAGAAGTGGCGTCATGGGGTTGAGTTTGTAAACGTTCGGGGGCAACGGCCACGGCTTGTCTTTATCAAACACGCCGGCTGCGCGCGATAACGTAGTAGGGCAGTGCCACCGAATCTCGATCTTGTTGGCAAGATCCCAGATTTTGATGATACCCTTGCCTACCTGAAACGAGTAGTGCTTACCCCAAAAAGCTTTTAGCGCTAACGCCAAAACACAGTGCTCCGGCGAACCCGGAATTGCGAGATCGATCATCCTTTGCGTGATGTGGATATAAAGCGGATCACGACTCAGCACGACGGTCCAGTCATGTAGTGCTGGATAGGCTGGCCCAAACTGTTTGAACGGATGCTGCGTGCCGGCTTTTGGCCGGCCGGTATATTTCGAAACTACTGATTCAGACACTAGCACTTTACGGGCTGCTTGCCTTGCCATATAAACGTATCCTTACGTTAAAAAACCACTGGACAACCCGTGACAACGTGCCACGAGCAAAGAAAAAAACCGGGTGGGCCATTTACGCCCCAGCCCTTATCTAAGCCCAGCTGCAGCTGTTCTTAGTGCTCCCCCACGTCGGCAGCTCACTACGAGATTCCCCGCAGTGGTATCCGAAGGCAAGGAGCGCCCGGTTAAAACAACGTTGTGACGGACACGCAGGCCATCACGGGGTATAGGTCTTCGGGCTCATGCGTGAATATTTGCCCTAGTTTCCACGGCTAACCTTTTTGAGGCGCCTTCACCCACGAACGTTGTTATATGGAGGCGGCGGGAGTCGAACCCGCGTCCGTAATAGTTTCCACACACACGTCTACATTCATGTCTCATTGTTGCTTACACAATGAACAAAGCCAGCCGATTATCGGCGTCAGGTGGGCTACCACCATCTTTGGCTGTCTGTCCAGCCTGTCAGACTTCTTCCAGTCGGCCAGCGTGATGGGCGATGAGGTCACGCGCCTCACCCGATCACTGCTCAGGCAGCGAGAGCGGGGACACTGTTGAAAGTGCCAATTAACATTTAATCGAGTATTAACGTGGCCTCTCGATCAACCACGGAATGCAATGTGTGTTTCCGTCTATACGTCGATACCAGTACGCCCCCTGTATCAATCAATACTCATCAATCTTTCTGAATGCGCGGCTAAAAGCTTTGCGAATGTCCTTAGCCTTCTTTTTACGGGCATTGGACTCTGCCCGCATTATGGCCGACCGCACAAGCATTTTCAACCGGCCGCTTTCTACGTTATCAATAAACACGTTTTCCAGCCAAACCGAAATGTCGCCATCTGCTGTGCCGTCGGTAAGCATGGTTTTCAGCTTGTCACCTTCCAGCGTGTTCTTGAAAATAGTCATGCTGCCGCCAAGATAGGCTTGGTGGATCCAGTATGACGCGGCGTTAGCAGAGATATCAGCATTCTCTAGCTTGCGCACGAGGCAAGCGCCGTTCAGACTATTTCCGCTGCCAATTATGACATCGTCCCACATGATTCTCTCCTAGATGAAAAAGTCTCGCCGCAGGGACGTGGTCCTATCGGGCATATTGTTATCTATTTGGCGGCCGGGCCGATGCGCCCGGCCATAGATATCAATACCTTTGCTACCCTCCCACAAACGAATTAAGGAGGACTAACTTCCCCCTGCATTTCGCAGCGCTGTACACACGCTGCCGAGACAATAACCCGGGTGGGAGTCGAACCCACAACAAGTAGATCCTAAGTCTACCGCCTCTGCCAATTGGGCTACCGAGTTAAAAATTGATGAGTGTCGATTAGGGGTCGCTTCCGATATACGAGCCACGTGGATAGGCATACCGGGAAATCGAACTTAAAACCTCACTACCTCCTGCCGGGGATCAGCCGGAACAGTTCAATGGTTTTACTCATCAATGACCCCACGGGGATTCGAACCCCGGTATCCACCGTGAAAGGGTGGTGTCCTAGGCCTCTAGACGATGGGGCCCGTTCAACCAACGCGACTAACATCGCAAGCGATAAGAAAACCGCACAGCTCTGCAAATTGCGTTAGTTTTTTTTCTCCCTGCAGATTGAAATAATCCACAAAGTGAGAGAACAAATCAGGCGCAGCTAATGAGTTTGGTTCAGCTACGCGGAGCGCTGAAACTAGCTCGGCCGCACGTTCAAGTGTCATGCTGCACCTTGATATTCAGCACGACGCCAGTGATATGGCGACATGCCAATCTGTATCCGACCATTTATAACGCGCGTGTCGTAATGCGCGTTGTTGGTTTCTGCCCATTTGACAATGGCGAAAAAAGAACCATCAGCCGTTACGTTCTTGTAGCGCATGTTAACTCCTATAAAAGTCGATAACAAACAGAACAAACAATAGCCCGCCGAGGAGTCGAACCCCGCGTTTCGAGTTAATAAGACTCGCTTGCCAACCGGTTTCCGCGGGCCGCGGGGCGGGCGCCAGAGGCTTGAGCTTCCTCCAGCGCCCGCCGATTAGCCAGTATTACCGGTACCGCTTGCAAGCGTACCAACGGCCATTACGGCCACAGGCTACGCCCTGATCCACAACTGCCATGCCGCTATTGGAATAGCAGCAGTTGTTTAGGGCTTGCTCTGGCGTCGAACCGGAGCCGCAACCCTCGTAACCACTGTTGCCACCGAAGTGGCCCACGTAGCCGCGCGAAGCCTGTATTTCAGCCACACCCTGTGCCGAACCGGTATTACCCGTCGGCATAGAGGAGGTGGACGTATACCCAGACACACGCGCTGGCGAGGCTGCCGGTGTCGTGTTGTAGGTATATCGTCGTCGGGGAGCCGCCTCAACCGTGAGAGCAGACGCAACCAGACACAGGCACATGAAAATGCGGATCATAAATCCTCCGTGAATACACCGCGGGTGTGCGCGGCTGTTGTCGAATACGCCCCACACCGGGCAATAGGCGCAAAGGGACTCGAACCCCTAACCCCCTGCGTGTAAAGCAGGTGCTCTGACCAATTGAGCTATGCGCCTACGTTGCTACGAATATTTGCCACGCCATTTATCGAATCGCAGCCGGTACCAGTTATACCGGTCGCACGCGATTCGGCAACGGCGACGAATCCAGCGGCGGAAACGCAGCCATGGCGTGTTTAATCCGTGCTCGTTGAGGTACTTTTTGTACGACCACTGCACGGCCTCATCGGAACCAGCGTCCGTTATCGCGATGTCGCAGGCGTCGCAACGCCGGCACGGGACAGCGTATACGGGCACTTTGTGAATCACGCCGTCAATGCGCATGTCGTACACGTCTTTGAACGTATACGACCGAAACGTTTCTCCGCACTGGTAGCAACAAACCGGTTTGTATTTAACCGTGTCTTGTGGCATGAAAACTCCTTTTGATCAACCATTAGGATCGGTGGGACTCGAACCCACACTTGAAGGATTTTAAGTCCTTTGCCTCTGCCATTGGGCTACGATCCCGGCAACTTTTTACGCAAAAAGGCTTATAGATTACTCACCAGCCATCCACGCCTTGTAGTTGTCTAGGCTACCCCAACAGCCGCCCGGAGCGACGTTGTAAAGCCATTTAACGTACAGGGGTAACAGCGGCAGATTCTCACTATCTGCGCGGCCACAGGCGTCGCGCAGGTCGTTCTTAATGACCGCTTGCAGGAAGTTACCGGGAGCCACGCGGTCGGTGACGTATCGCGTAAGGGCCGTCTGCATACGAGTCGGAATCTTGTCGTACTCACCTGTGAAATATAGATTAAACAGCGGCGCACTAATTGGCATTTTTGTTCTCCTGCCAGACGTACCACTGACCGTTCTCTAACTTCCACCAGCGCCCTTCGTGGTACGTAATATAAGGGCTTGGTTGGGAAACCTGCTGAATCTTAGCCGACATTTTCTGTACTCCATTTTGCAGAGTCGGCTGCACAACTGGCATTAAGATCGACATAAGAAGCATAACTACCCAATTCATTTCACTCATCCTTGTGTGAAACAATCGAACCCCCAAACAGTGACCCCTCTCGGATTCGAACCGAGGACCAACGGATTAAAAGTCCGATGCTCTAACCAGCTGAGCTAAGGGGTCGGGCCAGTGCTGCGTCACCGCAACACTGTAGACATTAGTTACCTACGCGAATGACCGGTTTCTGACACCGACCATTTGCGCAATCAAACGGCGATCGACCGGGCGCTGACGCTGTATTACCAGATAGCCTTTCGCGCTCTCTTTTATCGTCTTCGAAATACTCCCACGTCGTCCGGCACACGTCCCCATTGATCATGTGGATCTTCCACTTGCCCTTTTCCATGTGGCAGTGGAGCGTGTAATAAACTAGCTCCGTCGGGGGCAGCAAAGCGGAGTTGCCTCTGTATGACGTGTAATCGCCATCTTCAGCATTAGCCGGCATTGTTTGCTGCGTCACGATCACAGAACACCGGTGACCTGACTTATATACGCTGGACGCGTTGCCAGCGCCACCCCAGCGTAAATCAACCAGCCGGACATAAACGTCGAAGTCTTCAAAAGACTGCTTAGCTTCTTTCATGAACTCTTCCCGATCAGGGCAGTAGCTCGTGTGGGTCGCCATGAGCCTTTTGACGTCTTCATTGTTAACAGCCGCGAAATTCTCTTCGACAACTGCGCGTATTTCAGTCATAGCCCACGCCTCGAAAGCCGGGTCACGCACATCGTGGTTCCACGGAAAATCCTTGGCTTCCGAAAAAGCGCACACAACCGTCAGGAGCACAAAACACAACACACGTTTCATGGTATCACTCCTTGCGCGTGCAGATATCAGCAAATGCGCCACCGAGGGCCATGCCGACAAATGCAAGCGACATTTCTGCTGTAGGTATGCTGATGCTTTTGCCCGCAAGCCAGCCCACGAGGGTACCAGCTATGGTGCAGAAAACAATCAGAATCTCACGAACAATCGGGTAAGGCATAGCGGTCTCCTTTGAGAACCCGAAGGCGCAAAGTTCTGCAAATACATATTTGCAGTGCGCAAGTAATATGCCACGATATAGCGCGAAATTTAGCCTATTTATAGGCCCGCGGAAACGGCAATTTTTGGGGCTTTTTTGAGCCGTTTTTCTGACAGCGTGTACCAGCCTTTATCGTACAGCTGGTGTATTTTTTCAAACGCGTCATCGTAGCGTTTGCTGCACGCTTCAAGGCTGTAGGTTTCTCTGGCTGCATTGGACACAGCAGCGCGGTCTAGCTGCGTCACGGCCTCCAGAGCTTCGAGCCAGTCTTCGAGCGTTTTGCAGCGGAAGCCATTGAAACCGTGCTGTACGGTTTCGGCAAAGGCGCCGTAGTCTGTCGTAATCAGCGGCGTGCCACACATTAGGCCCTCAACGCCAGATCCGCCAAATGGTTCGATGAACGTGGTGGGCATGAGAGAACAGATCGCGTTGCGCATATACTCGCTGCGCGCTGTACCAGAAATTGGTCCGCGGTACTCGATGTTTGGGTGCAGCCACGGCGTCGGGTCGCCCTGCCCGCACAACACGATTTTCGGGCCGCCTTCAGGCAGGTGCCGCGCAATCTCCAGCAGCGTGTTCAGACCCTTATGCGCCCCAATACGCCCAAGAAAAGCGTAATAAGAACCGGGAGCAAAACTGGGTTGCCAGTCATTGATATCAAAATAGTTTGGAATAACCCATTCATAGTTGCTGCCCTCGCGACCGTCTTTGCCGGCGTGGTAGTGCCGCCACGCGTAGCTTTCAAATATCTTAATCGTCCCGTCTACCAGCGTCGGGTAGCCAATGCCGGTCTCAACGTGCAGGTTCTTCGGGAAGTCATTGAGCAGTCTTGAATGCGCGTGACCAAACGGATGGCAAATAATGTCGCCGGGCTGTACCCGATGCTTCATAAAAGACACTAGGCGCGACTCAAACTCTGTATGGTGCGGCGTGCCGACAGTGGCAAGATCCGCATAAAAATCTGTCTTTTTTCGTTCGCCCGTCATTTCTTGCAGCTCTTTGCGCGACAAGATAACGATCTTTTCTCGTGCTTCGCTTTCGCTGCCCTCGTTGGCATACTCGACTACCGGGTAGCCGCGCATCTGCATCATTTTAGAAAAGCGCAGTGCTTTCCCGGTAAACGCGCAATGCGAGTACGCCTGATTGTGAATCGTGTGAAAGATACCAATAAGGTGCAGCGTTGGCTTCGACATGACCAGTCCTTTGGTGGCAGATGACGTCAGGCGCAATCTACAAACGGAAATAAAATCTGCTGGTGTTCACAGTCAAACATATTTGATCTAGCGGCTTGCCGGAGTCGCTGAGCTATTGCGTCAAACTGCTCAGCTAGCTCGTCGCACGCGGCAGGTGTGACGGGCATTGATAGCACATATGCATTGTTAGGCCCAAATGCTACGTTCACCGCAGCGCCGGCTGTAGTCACCGCGGGACTTTTACGTTCGTCTACTTTGCGCTGCAGCTCATCATTCTTTTGAACTAACGATTGCAGCACTAACATAAGCTCTGTAACGGTGAGCGTGTCTGGTAGTGTCTTTATACCCGCATTTACGAGATCGCATAGCGTGGTGACGAGGTTTGCAGCAACGTCGTATACCAGCGGCGGCAACTGCAGCTTTTCAATTTTTTTGCCGGTTTTATTTTGGCAACAAGACATACTAGATCCTAATAGAGTTTTTGAATGCGGCGGGAACTTGGCCCAATGCTATCCGAAAACACATTTTCCGACATCGGCGTATATCGCACATCTGTTGAATAAACGCATTTCTTTTTTCTTTCTTGCGGCGTCCACGTTGCGCGGATCGCTTTGGCGCGCTCAGCTATTTCTTTCAGTGTCGGTGTCGGAACGCGGGCGGCCATATTTTCTCCTAGTAGAGCTTGAAAATTCTTCGACGTTTTGAAGACTGGTCGGGCACGTTTGCTACAGCGGCAGACACCGCGGCCGCTTTTTCAGCTGCCGCAATATTTTCAAGTCGCACGCGAGAAAGCCGCGCGCGCTCTTGCTCGGCGATTACCACCAAGAGATCGGCAGACATTAGCGTGTTTTGCAACCTTCGGGCTTCTGCTCGTCGGCGCATATCAGCTAGCATTCGCTGTGTTTCTAGGTGTTCAAAAAAGAACCACAGAAAAAACACGGCGGCGAAGAAAACAACGCCGCCGGCAGCGAAAATATCAACCGGGCCGGGCGTCCTTGCCGCAGCCGCTGGTTGTTCAACTACTTGTACGATCTCGTTAGTGATCGGTTGTTCTGTGTTGCTCTGCATAACACGCGGCGCAGACAGGAAGATACTTTTCTTCGCAACCTAATTCAACAGACGGACCGGCGAGGGTGGCCTTACCGTCGAGAAGCTTAAGATTAAAGATCGCTTTGCGCAAGCAAAAATGACAAATAGTTTTGATTTCTTCAATACTGTCGGCGAGTTCCAGTAAGCGTTTCGCCGCCGGAAACAATACCGTTCTGAAGTCCGTCCGTAAACCGTAACAGATTACCGGAATACCCCGGTTTATCACAACCGCGCTGTGAAGGTAATCAATAGCGGAAACAGGCAGAAACTGCGCCTCGTCAACGAGGACGCAAACAGCGCCCAGCTGCTCTTCCGTAAAAGATAACGGTACATCCGGCGCCACGACAATATCAGCGGTTAGCTCTAAGCCAGCCCGTGTTTTGATTACGCCCAAACCAAACCGCGTGTCGACGGCTGGTTTAAGTAACAAAATCTTTTTGCCGCGTTGCCGGTAGTTGTGCGCCGCGGCAAGAAGATTCAGGGTTTTGGCGCTGCTGACGGTTCCGTGCCGAAAGTAGAGTTTAGCCATTTTTCGTGGGTAATTTTACTAAATGACAATGTAGCGGACTCGGGTCAAATTGCACGCGAGACGTGTTACCACAAATTTGCCGCTCGTCAAAGCCGCGCAATTTTTTGCCGTAAAGTATCATGTTTTCATACAACGACGCTTTATACAACTTATGTTGCCGCTGACGAATCACATGAACTGTAGAATAATCGGCCGTGTCTAGTAGCAGTTCTTTAGCGTGTCTGGGGTTCTCTTTTTTCTGCAACGACACAATTATTTTTGTCGGCTGCTCAGAGACATACGAAATTTTGTGGATGTATTGCGACAACGCCGCAAGTCGCGTTATGCGCCCGGTTCTAGTTTCTATACGAATGTGAATATCGTTATTTGGAAAAAACCGGCTGGTTACAAACAATTCGTTATTTACAAAACCGTGATAGGTTGGCGTGCCAACTGCGAAAGCGCCGCATAGCGAATCCCACGAATTGCCGACCATCTTATACATGAAATATGTCGGGCACGCGGGCGTGCTGGCCAAAAAACAAACGACTATTTTGTTGGTTGCAAAATCTATGTAGGCTGTCGGGGAACACTCTACTGTGCCCGCCGGCAAACCGGTGTCCAACAAACGCCATGTTTGTGTGCGCGCGTCGATATAGCCGACTCGCCAATCTTTACTTGGAAAATGCGGATTCGAACAACCGAGGGAGAAAAGTAAAATTTCGGGATTTACGACAAAGGGCATGTGCGTGAACAAACCCTGCGCGTGCATTTTTTTTAAAACACCACAAAATGGTGTTTTAGTGCTCAAGCATGTCGCCATACATTTTGCTTTTGTTGTAGGCATAACCGCCAATTTCAAAAATGATTTTTTGCGCCTCGGTTAGTTGCGCATCTGCAGTCATTTCAATTACATGCGCGACAGAGTCAATTTCTTCAATAATGATATCCGGTTTGTTATTCTGCAAATACGCTAACTGCCGAAGCCGCAGTTGACAACTCATTTCAAGCGCTTCGTGTGCGTGCTCTAGTAAAAAATATGTGTTACGCACAGATTTAAAAGGCGTCACAGTATTTAACGGCACGTCTCTAGTTTGAAAACACGCTTTTGTATCTATGAAAATACCATTACGCGCAAACAAACATTCGCGCTCGGGTAATGGCGGCAAAAAAACATTCACGGGAATGTCGTCAATGTTTTGCGCAGGATCAATTGCCGCTGCCGCAAAAAACAAGAAAAACCGCTGAACTTTTTCAGTCAATTCTATTTCAGATTGCGCCAACAACGCATTAAATATCTGATCTTGAATGTTGCACGATAAAAAGTACCGGCACAAACACAGTAGTTTTCTTAGCAGTTTTAGGTCGCCGCGCATGAGATCAAAAAATTGATCGCGAGTAACTGTAACGCGGTCATCTTCGCCACTATTGTTTTCCATGATTAAGGCACCGGGAAATCACCGCCGCCGCCATCCCGTGGAATGCCGCCGCCGCCGTGATTTGGTAGTTGTCGTACGCACGGATTTGGCTCAGGCCAAAGCAACTCGCCATCTTTTTTGCATGCAGTTTGTAATTGAAGCACATAGCGGCATGACAGGTCACCGTCGCAATGAAGGGCAACCATAGAACTACCAAGAAGTGCAATTAAAGTTTCAATGTCCAAAAAATTTGCTGCGTAAGCAAAAAAAGCGAGCGGCAGCCACAGAAGGCTGGAAAAAGTAATAGGGCCGGGGGGCGGGCATGGTGTTGCCCCTTCCCAGTATGGCATTGGATAACATGCGCGGTCTTTTAATCCCGTCAATTTACCGTTTTCAATTTTTCCCGATGCAACTATTTCGCAAGTCGGCAAATTTATTAAACGCCACTCTGTGTTTGATCGGCAGTTTGCAGGATGAGAACTTACATCTTCGTATTTTAACCAACCAGTTGCGCAACGCGCCACGCCCGGCCAAACAATTGGGCGAATAAGCGTAATAGTCGTTATAACACAACCGGCCGTACAACAGCAGCACGGCTCTTTTTCACTCTCAGAAAGTATGAGTGTGCTCGCGGCCCAGTCTATACGTAATTTACCGTTTATAGTGGTTAAGTAAGCCATAAAAATAGCGGCGAGTTAAAATCAAGTTGGCGCTATAAGCTCAACGCCAAAACCATTGTTAATTGCATTTGCAGACGACCCGTCAACAATTGCGGCGAGTTCCCACGTAGCGTTTGTCGCTGGGTTTTTGGGAATGACGAACAGGCGCGTTTTGTAGTTTAAATCTGCTGTCCCGCTGAGGTTGATGCCGGCACCAACGTCATGATACGTGTTTGTTGCGGATTTGTATATTGGCTTTATGGCTGTGTCTTGGTTTGTTTTACGGATAACTGTGTTCAACTGCACGGCCGCAATGTATTCCTCTTCGCCGATCGTAATTGACCCAAAGCCGTTAGTTGGCGTCGTAGAACAAGAGATTAACTGTTTTTTGCCTACCGTGCCGCTCACTACATAAGAACCGGTTGCGTCGTAATCATTGTTGTCTAGTTTTGTATTACCGTTGGCCGACCATATATCGTTACTGTCCAAAAAGTTATCACCATTTAAAGCGGGCGTATGTACACGGCACGGGCCATACCACGTGTTCAAACCTGTACCGACCGGGTCAATAACGTTAAACGTTACAGCGCCGGCCGTTACGTGGTTAGCATTAACGACAAAACGCGTGCTGTCGCTAATACTCGCAATAGCTAGCGTATCTGGCGCGGCGGGCGTACCAAATGCGCCAGCGCTACCAGACGACAAACTAATAGTTTGACCGACTGCTAAACCAAGTGTTGAGCCGCCATTTTTTAAAGTTACGATGTTTGAGCCGACACTTAACGTAGCTTGCAAACTGCTCGCCGCAAGAGAATCGGCAACGTAGAAATCATCGATATAAGTATCAACTCCGCGCGTGCCGTGAAATTGAAGCGTTGAAATGTTGCTAATCGTGGTTGGGAAATTGGATAAATTACTGCTTGTGCCTGTGACGTTTTTCGGTACGCCCTCAACGCGCAACGCAAAAGTTTTATTGACCAAATCAATTTCAAACTCGATGTACAAATAATCTCTAAAAACTTGTTGCGGCGCACTTCCTCCGGTTAAATATTCTATACCCGGAAAAAAACCAGACAGCGTATACTCGGCAAACTGCGCACCCGCTTGCGCCACAGTAAATTTCATGTTTAGGTCGGTTATTGTCGCTTCTTTTTTTACATCAATTTGCAAAACCTCTGCGCCAGCCGCGTTTAAAAAAGTAACTAAACGCCGCGGAGCCGTTGTGCCCGCATCCACGCCGCCTAAACTGGACAAATTATCAACAGCAAAACCGACATACAGTTTTTTACCTGTGTGAGGACCGCCAAACGCGGCCAAATCTAACTGCAATTTACCTTGAGTAGTGTTTGCGCTGTAAAGTCCAAACGCATATGCACCAGAACGAGGGTTATTAAAAAGATTTGAGCCGGTAACTGTCCACTCATCTAACTGCGGGTAGTACGCCGAGTTGATGGTGCGAAATTCGTTAAAGCCTTCACAGAAAATAAGCGCCATAGTTCACCTGTGTTTAACGAGCAACTGATTTGATACCAAAATGCGCCGTTTCTAAATCAGCAATCGTCCAACTTGTTGTTGTCGCTGGATTGTTTATCAAAAGCGTGGCTTTGCTCTCATAGTACGCGTTTGTGTTTACGGTGACTACATCCGTTGTTGACCCGGCAGTATTTGGTTTAAACACTTGCTTGTACGCTGCGGGCAAACTTGTTTCGCGGGCCGTAGACCGGATCTGAACAGCAGCCACGGTATTTTCTTCGGGCATTGAGAACAAGCCGTCAGCGCTGTCTAAAACATATAACTGCGATTTATTCGGCAGCTTTGTCGTTAGGTAGTCTGAATCTGGATTGTGAGAGCCAAGAGAAAGCGTACCAACAGCTGTCCATTCTTGATCGGTTGCTGTTGAGACATCGTCGTTTGTGGTGTATAGGTTCGGGCTATACACACGCACGGTCGGGCCTAGCCAAGTATTTAATCCGGAAGCGTTGTCCAGTAGATAAAGATCGTCAATGTACTGGTCGGCTGTTTCATTTGCATAAAAACGAATTTTACCGATGTCGTTAGTAGGCGATGAAGACGGCACTGAAATAAACGTTTGACTTGAAGATGTTTGAAGGGCAATACCGTTCGCACGCACTTCGATATTATTTACAGTAGCGCCGGTTGTAATTTTTACCTCAAAGTAGCCCCACACGTCAGTATACGTTGTACTGTACACCTTATCACGACCAAAACTTCTTGCGGGGCTATAGCTAGGGTTATCGTAAATGTCGTTATAAATAAACGAGCCCAGTGTTGTACCGCTAGAATTTTTAACGTTTACGTTCAGGGCGTTTGCAATCGTTGTGTCGATTTCAAGGTCGAGGCGAAAGCGCTCAGAACCGCCGCTGCTATAAAATCGCAAAAGCGTTGCGGCATACGGTGACGCTGTAGGGTCAGAGTCGTAACCGGTGTAAAAGTTGTACCCGGCAAAACCAAAATAAAGCGTTTTGTTGGCTTGTGTGCCGATGCTCCATTCGGCATAACACTGCGCGCTGTTGCCGGCGCCGATGTTTGACGGCAAATACAAAGAACCAGAGCCAGTTCTTTTAGTGGGCGTATGCCCAAATTGAGGTGTATAAGTTGAACCGCCAGACGTGACGGGAGTTAAAGCCCAGTTACCGGCGTAGATTGGCGTAGGATCTTGGCCGTCAAACGAGCGATTAAAACCTTCAAAAAAAAGCAGCGCCATAAAACACCTCGCGAATGGTTGGAATACAAGTATACCGCATTTTTTCTAATTTATGACAAGCACATCGACCACGAGTCCTGATACGCGGGATTCTGCCGCTGGTGTGACACGCGTTAAAGCGTCTATGTTTAGCGCGGCAGTCTTTAAAGTAGGTGTGGCTATTTCGTAGGTTAGCGTTTCCACGGTAAAAGACGGCAAAGAAATAGTCGGCAATGGCGGCATAAACGCCAAAGTATCTACGCTCAACGACGCGATTTCAACAATTGGCTGCGCCGTCACAAATACAAATAGATCTACGTTTAGCGCGGTTATATTTATCTTTGCTGCCGGGTTTTCACGCGTCAAAGTATCAACACCAAGCGCCGGTAGTTGGATAATCGGCAGGTCTGGTGTGAATACGAGTAAATCTACACCAAAGTCAGTTGCGCGAACAGTTGGCGCTAAGCCGGCAAAAGCCAACGCATCTACACGCAGCGATGTTGTTCTTACAGTTTCTGCCGGGTTTTCGCAGGTTAAGGTATCTATGCCAAATGACGGTAATTGAATAATCGGCAAGTCGGGCGTATAGGTAAATACGTCAACAGTAAGATCGGTCACGCGCAGCTTGGGACTTAATATTTCTCGTACAAGAATATTCGTTGTTGCATATGTCAAGTTGGTGTTTGAAGCAACTGCCGTTCTTACAAGAATACTAGCTGTTGCGTACGTCAATCTACTTGCGGCATTTTGAGTGTTGCGGGTCAAAATGTTTTGACCCATGTACGTCATTCTTGCGCCGGTCTTACCGCGCGTAAGAATATTTCCAGACGCGTGCGTGAATCTCGCGCCTGCCGGGGCCGGTAACGTAAGAATATTTCCAGACGCGTGCGTTAATCTTGCGTTTGTCGTAACAGCGAGTGCGAGAATATTTGCCGACGCGTGCGTGAATCTAACGCCGGTAAGTAACGGCAAAATTAACACGTGCGCTTTTAAGTAAGTGCTGCGTGTTTCAGCGTCAGTGATTCGGCTGTAACGTATGCCTATTTTGCCGCGCATAACAAATCAAATTGTTGTGTCACCGGCAAACAACCACGACTGGCTGGCGAGCTGCAGTAAGTTACCAGAGCTATATTGCGCGCGCAGATTTAAACCCGGCGTACCAAATACTGACACGCCAGATGCACCGACAATTGCAACTACGGCAGAACCGCGAACGATATCGATGTTAGTGCCAACAGCAAAACCACTAGCCGGAATTGTGAGCGTAATCGGTACGGTGTTGATGCACCAAATTACTTTACCAGCGTCGGTCGCCGTTAGTGTGCGATTAGTGGCTACGCTAATAATATCTTGCGCGATTGCAAATGAGCCCGTTGGTCCAGTTGGTCCGGTTGGTCCGGTAACTACTACACCTGTCGGACCAGTTGGACCAGTAACGCCTGTTGGCCCCGTCTGGCCAGTTGATCCGTCAGTTCCGCGAGCGCCAGAAGCTCCCGGCGTGCCGGGCTCACCGTTTGGACCCTGCGGACCAGACGGACCTACTCCGCCTTGCGCGCCTGACGGACCAGACGGGCCCGCAGCGCCAGAAGGCCCTGACGGACCAGACGGGCCAGCTGCGCCAGCAGAACCGCTTGGGCCGCTTGGGCCTGTAAAGCTAACACCAGTCGGGCCGGTGGGACCTGACGGGCCAGATGGGCCGCGGTCGCCTGTTGTTCCTACTGGGCCGGTCGGGCCTGTAACGCCGATCGCGCCTCTAATCTGGCCAATGTTTACCCACGTGGAGCCATTCCAGTAAAGACCAGTTCCAGCAACAGCGTTTGCTGGAAGATCATCGTCATCGGCAGCGGCGTCGCCTACGATCCAAATATCGCCAACAGCGATCGTACCAGTCGGCGGCCACGAAGATGCAGTACCGCGAAATACGACACTTAAACCTGTGGGTCCGGTTGGGCCGGTGGGTCCGGTTGGGCCGGTGGGGCCAGTAGGTCCAGTTGGGCCTGTGGTTACTTCGCCTGTCGGACCAGTGGGGCCAGCTGAACCAGACGGGCCTGTTGGGCCGCTCGGACCAGAAGCGCCGCGAATTGCTAGCTCCGCCCAACGCGTAGGCGTTGCCGACGGTAAAAAGTTAGAACCCGACGGAACAGAACTAATGGCAATATACGAACTGCCGTTAAACGTAACGACGTCGTTTACGGCATAAGCAGTTGCAGTTACCCACTGCCCTAGAAAATTAAAACCAACACCAGATACACCAGTCGGGCCTGTAGGGCCAGTCGAACCAGATGGGCCGGTTGGGCCTGTTAGTCCAGTATCGCCGGTTACACCAGTTGGTCCCGTAGGTCCTGTTTCACCAACAGCTGTCGGACCAGTAGGGCCAGTTACGCCTGTCGGACCAGTCGGACCAGTAACACCAACGCCGGTCGGGCCAGTTGCGCCAACAGCGCCGTTACTACCCGGCAAACCCTGTGTGCCGCTCGGGCCTTGGGTTCCGTTAAGACCCTGAATACCCTGTATACCCTGTATACCTTGAGTGCCGCTTGGGCCAACTTCGCCCTGCGCACCAGACGGACCAGCCGGGCCGGTAGGACCAGTTGCACCAGTGACGCCGCTCGGACCAACGGGACCAGACGGACCTGTTACGCCAGTTGGACCGGTCGGACCTGTCAAGCCAGTTGGGCCGGATAAACCTTGTAAGCCAGAAGATCCGGCAAAACCACGCTCGCCTTGTGGGCCAGTCGGACCAGTCGGGCCGGTAGAACCACCAACGCCGCTCGGGCCCGTGGGGCCTGTTGTACCTACACCTGTTGGACCGGTAGGCCCGGTTGAACCTTTACCGCCAGACGGGCCAGACGGACCAGAAGGACCCGTTGTGCCGACGCCTGTCGGTCCAGTAGCGCCAGTAGGTCCAACAAGACCGTTTGCACCTACTGGACCAGTTGGGCCAGTTGCACCTGTTGGACCAGTAGCACCTGTGGTCCCCTTACCGCCAACCTCACCCGAAGCGCCTGATACACCTGTCGGACCTGTTTGCCCTGTTGCGCCGACTGAGCCAGCTGCGCCAGATGGTCCCGTTGGCCCCGTAGGACCAACCGTTAAGATATTTAAAGCCGCGAGTAAGTTTCCGACGGTTGTTTTTTTCGTCGTCGGAAGAGCTTCCTGCTGGTCAACAATGGCCAGCAAGTCATTCTGATCAGGAATGCCCTTCGCGGGCAGATCTGAAATACGTTTCTTGGCCATTTATGCTATCCCTGCAGGCAAACGTCACGCCATCTAAAATAGCATATTTAGCCCCGAAACGTTGACTCGTCTAAGTCGATATGCGTGTCTAAATAATCTATCGCCGCAAATGAACGCCAAAACCGCGAACTAATAGAATAGCCGCGGTACGGTATATGTTTACGCGTTTTATAGCGTAAAACGCGGGTGCGCCGCAGGCTATAAAACCGCCCGCTTTTTAACACAGAAAAACGCCGTACAAAAAACCAGCTCCGCAATTTAACGCCGATAAAACTAACTGAAAAACCTAAAAAGAATGCGGCTATAGCTAACAACATTTTTACACCGTTTCATCCGGCGCGCCGATAGTCACAGAACCGTCTTCGTTGTACGTAGACTCGCCCACGATAGCCATAGTGGCAGTAGTAACTTCGGGTTTTATCGAATACAGCAATTCGCCGAGTTTGGCGTGCAACTGAAAAAGTTCAACGCCATCGGTGCCTAGTGCCGCGGCGATTTCCTGCGGGGTTGCATCTGAGTTCTGCCAAAAAATCTTGGCGTTGTGCGAGAAAGACGCCGTAATATTGCGAAATATATTGCGGGCGTTTTGTTTAAGTTGGTTGGCAATGCGAGTAGCCGGGTCGATGATTGGGGATGTTTCTGGGTCGAGCACGCTCATGGTTAGCCCTTTGTTTAAAAATAGCGTTTAAAATCAAAGATCGGCCGTTGTTGCCAGTGCTGGCGCCAGCGATGCGTCGCGGATAAACACATAACCCGGCTCAGTAATGTTATCAAATAATTGCTGGTCTGCCGAGTAGTACAACCGCACAGCAGTTTCTTGTTCTTCTGTTAACACGGCTTTTTTTCGGCGCGCTTTGTTCGCTTCCGGTATTGGCGCCGCAATCTCAAGAAACTCCCAAGCGGCTTTCATATCCCGAGGAAACTGAAAACAAGTCGTCGGGCCTACGGCGTATTCGTGTTGATGAAGAAAGTGTACGTTGTCGCGCAGGAAGCCAAAACGGGGCGGCTTTTTTCCTTGCGCCATCATATGCTGCCCCATCCGAGTATTTTGTCGCTGTGCGTAGTCCGACTGCTTACGCCACTGTTCGTCGGATAAATTTTCTGGCCTGACGCGATGACATTGGACGTCATCGATAATTGAGTCTATAGCGTTTTGGACATTGCTGGGTTTAATGTTTACTTGCTGGCACGCGGACACAAAACGAGCAACCGGGTCACGCACGAGTAGCACTACAGGCTTTGGCGGCGTGGGCGAGCCGCCGCACAGCCAATGCCACTGTTCAGTTTCAGGAGATTTGCCTTCTGGGTACGCCGCGGTACGTATCAACCAATCTTGCCGCGGATAAAACTGCTCAATAATCGCCCGCGCCATACTGCTTGAGCCGACTTTAGCGTTCAGCGCGACAGAGTACTTTGGCGTGCCGTAATAGAAAATCATTATAGTGCCGTAAGTTGCGCCGTCGGCGGCGTGAAGGTGCCCGTGTAAAGAGCAAGTCCGCGTGTCAGCCGGATGTCGTCAAGATAACTGTTGGCGGTCATACGGGTAGTGTAATTATCATGCGTAGACGCGCCGATAACTATTTTGCCCGCTGTGCCAACTAACGTGTTTGCAGGTAAGTTGACAGACAGCCGCTGCACCCCACCTGCGTATACGCGCACATTATCGTTCTCTCTGACAAGCGCCACGTGCGTCCATGTCGTTAAAGGAACGTGCGTAGCCGGCGACCAGTTGTATTGGTTGTTTTTGATCCAAAGACTATCTACGCTGCTGCCTACGCGCCACAAAATACCAGCAGTGTATTGGTCTAACTCAAAGATTGGCGTCACCGTTCCCCGAGACGCTAAGTACACCCACATTTCTACAGTAAAATTATCGGTACCCAAGACATTAGCCGAATTGCCGTTTAAGTTGTCCAGCCAGTTGTTGCCGTTAAAAAGAACCGAAGACGAACCATACTTAAACTGCGTTGTGCTGGTAACGGGAGCAGTGCTGCCGGTGTGGAGGCGGCGAATAGTCTGCGCTGTTACGCTAGAGTCTGTAATCGTGGTTCCGTTATTTGCCCCCTCGCAATTTAAAAGCAATGTCGTAGCCGGAGGCACGCTGCCAAACACCGTATAGCCTTTCGCTGTGGCTATAGATGGCGTGTCGGCTGATATGCCGGGGTTGCCCTGCACGCTCAAAACACCGGCGTTGCTGGCGCCGAGGTCTGTGTAGAACTGGTCCAAATCAGCGGCTGCAAGATCATTGTTTTTCAAACTTGCAAATTCTGCTGGACCGGGAACCCACTGTGGCACATACCCATAACCATAATGCGGATACCCGATATACATGTATACCGACTGATTGAAGCCCGGTCCGCGGTCGATTATGAGGCTTTCTCCTCGCAACTTGGTGATGTTGTTAGACGACACGTCAAAGCCGTCAAACTGTCCGAACGGTATAGAGTCAAAGTCTGTATTAAAGTTGTACAGGAGCGCTGTGTTAGTAATCGCGGTGAGGGCTGCCGTAGGCGGCGTAAAATTGGCTGTGTAAACAGCGGCTTGCGTTTGCCGAAAATCGTCGATCCAGCCGTGGATATAAAAACTGTAGTTTGGGGCGCCGCCGATTGAGATGATGTTATTTGTTATCTGCGCCGCGTAATCTTGCGTGCTCGTTCCAACACTGGTGCCGTCAACGTACAACGTATTTGTGCCGTTGTTCCGCACTAGGGCAATATGTACCCACGTGTTTAACGCCGGAATTGACCCGCCAGAGATGCCCGGGGCGATTCCGTCGCTAACCTGCATCTGACCGTTTAAATAATAAATATGCAAGCCGCCCTGACCGCCTTGAATATCACCGGCTTCGTAAAACGTAGGGGCCTGACCGCTGCCCGAGGCATATCGCCGAAACCAAAACTCTATCGTGAAGTTTGATGAGTAGTTAAACGCAACAGATGTCCTGAGATAGTCGCCGTTGCCGCCAAAAGAAGCGCTTGCGCCGCCGAACTTACTCTGCCCGGTGTCGATAGTGACGTTATAGCCGTTTTTGTAGGCTAAAACCGCATTGCTAGACGCGGAAGTGAGTGTTTGCCGCACCGGATAAATCTCAAACGCGCGATAGCCACCCGCGGCTGCTTTGCTAAATGTGCCGCCGGAAAGATGGTTTGTAATAGTGTTGTCCCACCATTTCACGTTATACCGACCGGTGTCGGTTGCGGCCGTACCCGTGACCAGCCCAGAAGATTTTGTGGTTAAACCCCACAGTCGCGTGTAGCCAACAGTCGAGAACGCTGGCGTAGCCGTGCCCTCAACAGGCCACGTACCGGCGGCTCGATTGGCGTATACATCGCGCGGCGTCCACACTCCCACAGCCGCATTAGAACTCAGTACGGGCGTCACGTACCCAGCAGCATAACCACCAGACGGGCGGGGCATTATGCAACCTCTTCATACGAGCAAACAACGTCAAGAATATTTGCTGTGCCGGCTGTAACTGTGATGCGCTTGTCTTCTTCCAGCCACACCGGATTTTCTTTGCCGATTAAGATAACAACAGCGCCTACAGGTACAGTCACCGTAGCGGCTAAAGAATAGCCCGTACCGGCGCTCGCAGCCGTGTAGATTTTTGCTGCAATTGACGCGCTTGTGGTAGTAGATTTATTCGCCACTGTTAAGTTAGCGATACGCAACGCTTTGTTACTTGCCGCCGCGTTTGACAGCAGCGTCGTTTCAGTTGTTGCGGACAAAGACAAATACGTCGTTTTGCCAGTGACTGTTGTCGGAGCCTGTAGATTTGGTGCAGCCATTGTTTACCCAAAGAAAAGGCCAGAGCAATAAGAAGAGAGCCGCTGCGGAGCGGGCAGGTTTGCGGCTGGTATGGTCGCAGAGGCTTGCAGCACACCGGCCGCGCCCGTTGTAATTACCTGCCCGGTGGTCGAACCGATTTTACCGTCGCTGGTAACGCTGCCGTGCGTATGGGCCGATGTGGCAAATGCACTCGCGTGCTGGCCGTCTACGGTATCAGCATTTAAGTTCGTAACGGCAGTCGTCGATGTCACACTGAGCGGCGCAGTGCCTGTTGCCACGGTGGAAGTTAAAGTGCTGCCTGAAACATTACCGGTAGCCCCGACAGAAGACGGCGTAATAGCCTGCCCGCTAATGCTCGACACCGGGAGATTCACCACAGCGTTGGCAGAGTTCTTGGCGAACAACCGGCCGTCGGCTGTATTGATAGCCAGTTCGCCAACGGCTAGTTGGCCGGCTGTGGGCTGCGCGGCTGCGGTGCTGTTACGCTTTAGAAGAATCGTGTTGGCCATGATAAGACCCGTATAGCGAAATAGTTCTCGCTATACTACACCCGAGCTAAAAACCTGACAAGTCAAATTAGGCCGGAACAATGGTAATATTTTGATCGGCGCTGGGGTCGAGGTCGGGGACTAACCCGGCCGCGATGTCTTCCGCCACCATAGATAAAGCAGCCCCTGTATTGGGGGCTTCTATTGTTTTATACGGCCTGCCCTGTACGGACACGTTAAATTGCATTGTTAATTCCTTAGAACGTGCCGCCGTCGAGGGTGCAGTCAGCGACAATTGTGCACTGATCAACCCACACAGGCGCGGCAGATACGGTGCCGGTACCTGTCTGGGTCAAAACTCGTCTGGTCGTGGTTGTATTACCGGCCAGCCGAGCATTCGTATTTGTGCCGCTGCCGTAAATCAGGTCGCCAAGCGTGGTGACCGGGGACAGGGCGTTAAAAGCGGCGCTGGCGCTTGTCTGCCCAGTACCGCCATTCCCGATAGCGACCGTTCCAGTAACGTTTGTCGCGTTACCGGTGATAGTGCTGTCGGTAAAGGCAATCGTTTTCTCGGCACCGTTGTAGAACCTTAACGAGCCGGCGTTGTTCCAAAGATCGCCAGCGACAGGCGCGCTGGGAGCAGCAGTCATGGCAGTAATTTGCAACGAAGCGCCAGTAGTGACCGACGCTTGCGTAATCAGCTTACCGACTGTCGTGGTGCCGCCTATGACGTAGTCAGTGCCAGCTGTGGCCGCACTGTACGCGCTACCGTTGCCTTTAAGCAGACCCGTAATAGCAGAAGTTAAACCAGTGCCGCCGTAAGCAACAGTTACTGCAGATCCGTTCCATGTACCTGAGCTAATAGTGCCGACACTCGTAAGCGAGGAACCAACTACAGTGCTACCAAGCGCCGTCGCTGAAAGCACCTGAACATTATTGACCTTAAATACTTTGCCGCTGGCGATATTCCAGTTTTCGCTACTGGTCCAGTTTGAGTTTGCGCTGTCCCAGATAATCGTCTTATCGCTGGTGCCCTTGAGCGTAATGCCGCCAAGGTTTGCTGTAGTGTCTGTGGCGCCGCCAATGCTCGCAGTAGCAACCGTGGAAGAACCGGTACCAGTCAGCGCGGCGCTGAGCGTAAGCTGCGTCGCACTATCGATCGACGCAACTGTCGTACTCGCCGGAACGGTAACGCCAGCAAAACCCGAACTGGCCGTAAATGCCGAGCCGACTGTAATATCTTTAGTGCTCGATAGACTTGTAACTACCGCTGAACCGGCAGTCACTGTACCCGTAACAGTTGTCGAAGCTACAGCGCCGATTTCGATATTTTTATCGTCAACAGTTAAGGTGTTCGTGTTAAGCGTGGTTGTTGTGCCGTTGATCGTCAGGTTGCCCGCAACGGTCAAATTATTGTTGATCGTCGTGGTGCCAGTGCTAGCACCAAGATTAATAGCTGTTGCTGCGCCGAACGCGTTGACTGTCGTGGCTGCTGTGTTAAACACAGCAAAAGTTGTGCTGCCGGTCGTCACGCTGGTCGTGAACTGCGGGCTCGTATCAAAAACTACTTTGCCCGAACCTGTCTCGTCTGTAAGCGCACTGGCAAGATTTGCACTAGACGGAGTCGCCAAGAACGTGGCGACACCAGTACCAAGACCAGAGACGCCCGTACTGATTGGAAGCCCGGTGCAACTGGTAAGCGTACCAGAGGATGGCGTTCCAAGAACAGGCGTCACGAGGGTTGGGCTGGTAGCAAATACTAGCGACCCGGAACCAGTCTCGTCACTAATAACGCCGGCAAGTTGCGCTGATGTAGTAGCCGCAAACTGGGCTAGCGTACCGGACGTAGCAGCGCGACTAGTGTCAGTCGGATGTACGTGATCGGCACGGGCTGCCGTTGTACCGGTGCCGACAGCAGCCGTACCGTCTACAACAGGCGTTGTGCTGCTTAAACCAGTAATGCTATTAAAAGACGTACCAGTAGCGACACCAATGTTGGGCGTCACAAGCGTCGGGCTGGTGGCGAATACCAGCGAACCAGAGCCAGTCTCGTCTGTGATAGCCGCAGCAAGATTTGCGCTTGTGTCGCTGATCCCGTAGCCAGTAAACGTCGTCGGTGTTGTACCTGCGGTGACGCGGCCATACGTATCGACCGTCACGCTGCGGTATGTTCCAGTCGCCACTACGCCAGCAGTCAACGATAGTGTGGTGCGGCTGCGAGTTAAACCTGTACCAGCAGTAACTATTGCGTCGGCGGCCAAATTAGCAAACGTAAGATCTGTAGTGCCCAGCGTAATAGTGCCGGTTGTAGTAAGCGTAAACGTTTTATTGCCGTTAGTTGTGCCGTTCAAGATAAACGTATAGATACCGGTAGTTACTTCCCCAGAAGTATCGGCATCCGTGGCGCGTGACCACGCTCCGGCGGCGACAACGTAAATCCCGTTGTTTGCGCCGGTTGTTTGGTTTTTTACAAGTACGCGGTTGCCGACAGCTACGGAAACGCCGTCGATAGTTTGCGTACCTGACAGCGTGATATTGGTTGTTGTGGCCGCGACGCACGCGGTGCGCGCGTCGGTTGAGCTGGTTGAATAACCGATAGCCGCGGTAACGGCAGCGTTTACTTCGTCAATTGTTGCAAGACGACCAGTTGACGTTGGCAGTGTAAGCGTCGTATTCCCAATAAGCCCGGACTGCGGCGTAGTGATGGTAACCGCGGCGTTACTAGTCATTCCGGTTTCTGCGGGCAGAATTCTAATGGCGTCGCTGCCCGGGGCGCCGTGTGTGATGTAAAGCCCCTGCGTATCACCAGAACCGGCAACAATAAAAACGCCGTTTTGTGCTGGCACTTCATTTTGCGGGGCAATAAACACGGTGCTATTAAAACTTGCGCTGCCACCTACCTGAAGCGTTGAACTAAATGTATTTGCAGCAGTAAACGTCTGCGCCGTGCCCAACCCAGCAACAGTCGTGCTTGCCGATGGGAACGTCATCGTTGTGCTATCGGTACCGGTAAAAGTCAGCGACCTGTTCGCTGTCAGTGTTTTGCCGTCGGCGATCGTGAGCGTGGCACTAGTAGCCGGCGCTGTGATTGCGACCTTATTGACGCTCGTCGCACTGGCCACGCCAAGCGTAGGTGTTACCAGCGTCGGGCTGGTGGCAAATACTAGCGACCCGGAACCTGTCTCGTCACTGATGACACTGGCAAGTTGCGACGACGTAGTAGCCGCAAACTGAGCCAGTGTGCCGGACGTAGCGGCACGGCTGGTATCTGTAGGATGTACGTGGTCAGCGCGCGCGGCGGTGGTGGCGGTGCCAACAGCGGCCGTACCGTCTACAACCGGAGTTGCGTTGCTTAAACCAGTAAGGCCATTAAAAGACGTACCCGTGGCTACACCAATGCTCGGAGTTACCAGTGTTGGGCTGGTGGCGAACACCAACGAACCGGAACCAGTCTCGTCCGATACGGCGCTAATAAGATTGGCGCTGGTCGGCGTGGCCAAGAACGTAGCCACGTTAGCTCCGAGACCAGAAACACCCGTGCTGATAGGTAAGCCGGTGCAACTAGTAAGCGTACCGGACGAAGGAGTGCCAAGGGCCGGTGTTACTAGCGTCGGACTGCTCGCCAGCACGACACTGCCCGAACCTGTTACGCCGTTGCTAAGGTTGCTAGCCGCAATCTGCGACCCGCTAATATGCACGGCGCCGACGTCAATTGTACCCAACGTGCCAGAGAACACTTCGCTCGTGTTCGTGGCGTCTGGGATAAAGGTCATCTTGCCGGTGCTGTCGTCGAATCCAAAGAAACCAATTTTGGGCGCCGTACCGTTGTGCCAACGGAATTCAATACCCCTGTCCTTATTGTCGTCTGTTGCCGGCGCCGTGTCTCCGCCGATGGTAAAAATTGGATCGTCAATCGTTACCGTAGTGGAGTTGACGGTAGTCGTTGTGCCGTTGATCGTCAGGTTACCAGTGACAGCCAAGTTATTGTTGATCGTTGTCGTGCCGGAGCTGGCGCCCACGCTGAGCGCGGTCGCGGCGCCAAACGCGTTGACTGTCGTGGCTGCTGTGTTAAACACAGCGAACGTCGTGCTTGCCGTAGTGACGCTGGTTGTGAACGCCGGGCTGGTAGAAAATACAACGCTGCCGGTTCCGGTTGCTGCGTTCCATGAAGGCGCGCCGGCCGATGTCATCTGCAGCACTGACGTAGCCGACGCAGGCTTTGTAAGTTTGCTGAGAGTGTTCGACGCAGACGCGTACACCAAGTCGCCAGTTGCGTAACTGGATTGCCCGGTGCCGCCATATGTGGCGCCAATTGCGTCGCCCTGCCAGACGCACCCAGAAATAGCGCCTTTGTATGTGTCAACGGCAACCGTGTGGCCGGCGGAGTCTATGGTAATGCCGCCGATTAATATTTTGCTGCTATCGCCGGGGATACCGGTAGACCCGGACTGCATGTCGATTAACGTGGCGCCGCCGCCGCTGGGCGTACCTAAGTACAACGGTGAATTTATGTCTACTCTGTTATTCGTACCGACGCGGAACAAGTAGCCGCCGCCGTCGTTATACTCAACATCGATTTTGCCGGGTAAATTGGCTTCGTTCGAGCCAACTTTTAAAGTGCTCAAAATTCGCGCGGAACTTGTACCGGAAACCGACCCAATAACCACGTTCGTAGTCGAGCCTGCTGCGCTACCGGTACCGATATTAATCGTTTTTACTTTGGTGCTCGCCGCCGCGCCCGTAGAAATATTCGTCGCGCTGGTGTCTGTTCCGTCGTAGCCGATGTTGCCAGTTGTAGCGGCGCCGAAAGCATTGATTGTTGTCGCCGTTGTGTCGAATACGCCGAGCGTAGTGCTGTCGGTTAACACGCTAGTGGTAAACGTCGGGCTGGTCGAAAAAACGACTTTGCTACTACCGCTTTCATCTGTAAGCGCCGATGCTAGGTTAGCACTAGTCGGCGTAGCCAAGAACGTGGCGACGCCAGTGCCAAGACCAGAGACACCCGTACTGATGGGAAGGCCGGTGCAGCTTGTAAGCGTGCCGGCAGAGGGCGTGCCAATGTTTGGCGTTACAAGCGTCGGGCTGTTCGAAAACACAACTGTGCTAGAACCAGTCTCATCCGTCAGAGCCGTAGCAAGATTTGCACTCGACGGTGTAGCCAAGAAAGCAGCCACGCCGCTGCCGAGACCAGAAACGCCGCTACTAATAGGCAGGCCGGTGCAACTTGTCAGCGTGCCGGCAGAGGGCGTGCCGATGTTAGGCGTTACAAGCGTCGGGCTGTTCGAAAACACAACTGTGCTAGAACCAGTCTCATCCGTCAGAGCCGTAGCAAGATTTGCACTCGACGGTGTCTTCAAAAACGCCGCGACGCCAGTACCTAACTCAGCGCCAATCGCGATGACGCTCGACGATGCAGTATCAGAGCCGCCTTTGCCGTAGTACAGAATGCCGTCAACTTCGTTGAACGCGAGTTCAGCGTTAACGCACTGCGATGTTGTAGGTGCGCCAGCATTACCGGAAGCGCGACGTTTGATCCGAAGTGTGTTGGCCATGGTAGCAACCTATTTTAGGGGGTGAGCGCTGATCTGATTATATCGTGCAACGGTGGTCTACAGTAAAAAAAACGAGTTAAAAAGTACCGCCGTCAAGTGTCTCTTCGACCCATACAGCTTGCTCTAGATCCGCAGTGTTAACTTTTAAAATCCAATTTATGTTGGTGTCAGTTGTGCGCACAATCATACCAACTTCTCGCCGGGCGTAGGGTATTTGATTTCTTAAAGTAATGTTATCCACAGCGCGGTAGCCGCCTTTGCCGTAATTAGCGTCATGCGTCGGAAAGATATCTTCCGTAGTCGCGGGCAGAATAGGCGCGCCAAGATTAATGCCGCCAGAAATCGCACCCATCACAGCACCTCAATATCAATGTCCGGCGAGTTCTGCGTGTATTTTGTGCGATAAATATGGTACGACGCAGAGAACGAGTTAGCATTTACGAAAGATCGCGTTGTCAATTCCCAAGCGCTGGTAGAAATATAACCGTTGAATTTAATCGTCGCCAGCCCAAACGCTGCTGGATACGCAATATAAATGTACTGATTAGCGGGCTGGAAGTCGTTTCTGGTTTGAACGCGTGTGGCTGATAGCTCGGAGTTTAACGACAGTATTTGCGCGTCAGAAATACTAGTGGCCGTAGAGAGTCCCCAATAACGCTTATATTGCGGCGTAAAAGTCAGCGAGTTACTCGTGAATATCGTACCAGCCTGAATTGCCGGATCGACAAAATTGCCAAAGTTGTCTGGTTTTTGAGCACCAGCTGTGTGAACAGCCCGCCCAGACATTGTGAACGCGGCAGTGCCGTTTGGTACTGAAAAAATAAACGCCGCGGGAGAAGAACCCGGGACAGTTTGAACAAACGTATTGTCGATGCGGTAGGCAAAAGAAGTTGCGGCGCCAGCGTCATTTTGCGCCCACGTCAAGTTTACGTTCCCGGCTACGGTAGCGCCGTATTCAAATACCAGAGAATTAACTGTTGAAATAGTGAGCGTAGGTGCCGTATATGTAGCTGGCACACGAACCTGCAGCATATTTTTAATGATATCTGATAACGGCGTGCCAGCTGGAATAACAACGCCGTCGGCATAACTGCCTTGCGTTACAGCTTTTACCGTAATCGCCGTATCTAACGCGATGTCATCAGATTGCAAAGACACTGCGCCGGTTTGCGCGTTTACACTAAGCACCAGACTGTTCGCGGAAACGCCAGATGGGCCGGTGGGACCCATAACGCCATTTATGCCCTGCAAACCCTGAGCGCCTTGTGCGCCGCTCGGGCCTTGCGGTCCGCGGATAGGGCCAAGATTTAGCCAGCCGCCGGCCGAACCAGACTCTACCCACGCGATGCCGTCGCCAGCAACGGCACTAAGATTAGACGGGATACCAGCTGGTACAGGCGTCGGTACAAGCCACATGTCGCCAAACTGCGGCGACGAGCTTGGCGGCCACTGAACAAGATGACCTTTAATTTTTACTGACGCGCCGGTAGGTCCTGTAGCACCAGTAACTCCGACACCAGTTGGACCAGTCGGGCCCGTGGCGCCGACGGCGGTTGGACCAGTAGGACCCGTCGGCCCGCTCGCGCCAACACCGGTTGGACCAGTAGGCCCGGTAATGCCAGTCGGCCCAGACGGCCCAACAGTTGAACTACCGCCGCCACCCGTGTCGATGCGCGTGTACATAAAACGCGCAATGACGTCGGCGGAGAAATATGGCGGCAAGCTACCGCTTAAAGAATTAGGCAGCGGATGAAGAATAGGCCAGCCGTTTTTTGTTTCAAATAACAGGCCGTCTACGTCTGATGTGACGCTGCCGTCGCCGTCTTGTCCCTCATTTGAAAGTGTGTTTTGTTGGTTTTCATCTTCCAACACACACTGCACAACCGTATCGGCGGCAGACGTAATAGCCGATACTTTTAGGATTCGACCCTGACCGCTAGTGACAATGTAGTCACCGACTTTAATATCATTACCGTCATAAAAATTCGGGGTTGGGGTTGTTGGATCCCCGTGCGGCTGCGGAGAAACATCAAGCGTCGCAGACCAGCGGTACGCGTATCCATTCCACGGTCCACCCGCACTCCAATACGACACTGCGCTCATTGAGCGTAGCCGTATCAACAAAACCTTTGGAGGTGTAAATGGCATAGCTCAGGTTTTCGTTGTTAAAAGAAGCAAACGATACGAGCTGTACCACTGGTGTCGCAGGCTACGACAGAATTAGAAATACGAATCTTAAAGGCGCTGTTTCTAGTCGCGCCGCTTAACGTCAGTTCGCTGCTGGCCGTGGGGTAACGCGCACGCCACAAATCTGTACCGGATGTGTAACCCCAGTAAGTTACGTCTTTAATCTCCTTGTTCAGATTATGCGTAATCGTGACGTCGTTGGCGGCGATAGAGGCCGTCCACCCTGTCGGCAGATTTGAAATAGACGACGGAGACGAACCAGAGTAAGTGACGGTGAATTCGTATGTGTTGTTTGAGCCAGCGCCAGAGGGGCCAGTCGGGCCCGTAGCACCGACAACGGATGGGCCCGTAGGACCCGTCGGCCCCGTGACGCCAACGCCAGTGGGGCCCGTCGCGCCGGGAACGGTGACAATGCCGCCGGAGCTAATTAAACCAACCGCGACAGACGCAATGGCGCCGACCGTAGTTCGTTTTGAAGAGAACGGCGTCGTAGCCGCATCAACTATCGGAATGATGTCGGCTGCGACAGGTGACGATTTAACTGGCAGCTCAGAGATTTTCTTATTTGCCATAGCCAGCACTTATTAGTAGATCTCGTTATCTTCGTCATCAGAGTGATAGCGATTTTTCCGTTTCTTATCCGGCTTACGGCCGTCTAGATCGTCGGCGGCGCGGTTTAGCCATTTCGCTAATTTGCGCGCGTCTGCCGGCGAAAGAAGCGGAAGCTGTGGCCCGTAAACGTCGATAACAATACCTGTTTCGGTGTAATTTTCGGCGTCCCAATCTCCAGCCTGCAGACTAACGGTCGGCGACTCGGCCGGCAATTTGGCTGCATTAACGTTCCTAAATTCTATGTGATCGGGCTGATTAATAACAACTGTGGCCACAACAATTTACTCCTGCGGCAGATCTTCAATAATTACGGGCGTGGCGGCTCCAGCGCGCAACGCTAAAAATTTACCGGAGTAATACTCGTGGGCGTCCTCCAGCGAAAAACCGTCTGCTAACAATTTTTCGTAAATCTTTGACTTGCTGTAAACCGGTACCGGGTCGTCGCCGCCGATACGACCAATACCGACGATTGCCGCGTCCATGTTATCAAAAAATACTGCTTCCGGATTTAGGTCAGAAAGCTGATTTATGAAATGGTGATAGTCCATTAAATAGCTCCAGTCTGAATGTCTTCAAGAAATAAAATAGCCACGTCGCTTGCCCGCCGATAACCCTCACGAACGCCGCGCTGATACTCGGGGTGACCGGGCGGAGTATTTTTAGCAGTTATATCCGCAATAGTTGAAAGCGCCGCAATGTATTTATTGCGCAACGTCCGATATTCCACAGAGTTGGTCACGGCGGCTTTTTCTACGCTTTTAACCGGCGCGGCCAGATGCGCGGCTACTTTTATACTAGAGCCAAGTCGCTGCAGAGAGCGCGTAGCGTGCTTTAACGCGTCAAAATCACAAAATGACTGCGCGCTGTTCGGTACATATTTTTGCGCAAGATGCTGCAGGACCACACAAATATTCTGCAGCTCTAAGTACCCGGCTGTTTTGGTATCTAAATCTATCTCGCGTAATTTCGCTCGTTGTTTAGTTTTACGAACAAAATTATCTCGATCAATTTGCTGTTTTTCTGCCGCAGCCGAAATCGTCATTGTTGTGTGAGTCCTTTCACGTGGTGTTAGCTGTTATTCAAACTGACTGAGCAAGCTTGTAAAGAGAATAAATATCGCTATGTGTCTCTTCTGGATCTCGGTCTGCGTTGATGTGATGCACGGCAGCTGCGTGTGGTCGCTGCTGCGCATGCGTCGTGTAGGCTAGCCGCATGCGGTTTTGCTCTTCTGAACAACGCCGCTCATACCGGTCGCGGGGCTGCCCCATTCTTTTTTGCGCATCTTCAGGCGCAATGTCGAGCAGAAAGCATATGTCCGGGCGCACATCAGATGTCTCGCGAAAGATGTGCGTAATAAGCTCAGCCGAAATGTTGTTTATCTCGCCCTGATAAACAAGCGTAGACAGCAACCAGCGGTCACAAATAACAGTCTGGTTATCTGACAGCAAACTTTTAATGTGCGTTGCCAGCTCTGCCCGGGCAGCTGAGAACAACAACATCTGGGCCGCCGGGGAGATGGGGTCGTCGTTGTGCAGCAGGATCTGCCTGATTGCAGTTCCTATCTTTGTTGTTCCCGGGTCGGCAACAAGTGCGGCAGATACACCGTCATTCAAAAGACGCTGGTGCAGCATACGTGCCTGCGTGGATTTACCAGCGCCGTCAATCCCCTCAAAGCAAACAAACACAAAAACCTCTCTACTGACGACCTGTGATATTAAAGCTCGGCGAATCAATAACCGGTTTTGTTATCTTTGACGCGTTGCCCGTGATGCCCACTGCGTCTGACAGCGCGGGGCTCTTAGTTACTTCTGGCGGGCTAAGAAGCAGCAGCTCTTGCCCGTCAGCAAATCGTAGAGACATGCCGTCGACCGTGTGTCCTACGCCGACCACACCACGAGAAGCAAGCCACGTAGCGGCATACTGACAAAATGTCTTCAACTGCTCTGTCGCCATGTCAGGATTGCTAGACGTGAAATCGTCAAGAATCTTATTCAACACTTCGCTTTCGAGCATAACGCACTTCCTTCTTCTTTTTAGTATTTGCCTGTTTTTCAGCCGCAGCGGCTTTGGCGCGTATACCGGTTGTATTTTGAGCTACGATTTTGTCAAGTTTCGCTTTGTGCCTGCAGGTTTTAATTGTCTGACTTACGTCGCCAAGCATGTTTCTCGCAGCGTGTACGTAAAGGCGCAGCATGTAATACCGACTAGCCGCGTGAATTGCCAGCAAGTCGCCGTCCAGTTGCGTCAGTAGTTTTTTAGCTTTCGGGACGGCCGCCAGCCCAGAATCGCTCAAGCTCCGCAGAATGTCTTTTGCCGTGCAGATAATATCAGCCACAACGATAATCTGCGAGCCGACAGGGCTCTGACTTAACCGCCCGCGAAACTCCATATCCCGCTTTGTTTCTACAAGCCTGAAATCCCGACTAATGTCTGCGACCATGGCGGCGATCTGAACACTAGAAATTTCTGCAATATTCTCAAAGGCGCATGCGCTAACGTTAAGAACGTCGTGCAGCAGCGCGCCCTGCATAATTGCCGATATGCTGTCTTTTGTGTCGTCCGGTAGGTGGTCAGCGCGCACATCTTGATAGAGTTTTTGAGCGATGATCTCAGACTGGCGTGCAACAAGCTTGCAGTGATCTACGAGTTTGACACCCATGTGCGTCTGTTTGTCGCCGTAATGCGCGACGGCAAAATCAAACGTCTTTCTGATGGACGAACCTTCAATTTTTTTCATGGCATCTCCGTATGCCTCAAACAAGCTTTAATATCGTCTGCCAACCAAGCTCGAACGATTTGCGCCGAGTTGTCAGGTTATATGTCACGCGTTTGTTTAAGTTATCAATATGTAGCGGTTCCGCAATCATGGTTTGTAATACAGTCATCAGCTTTTCGTAGTCTGGCGCTGCGTGCGGTACTCCGTTTTCGTCGTAGTCTACACGAGTTTTTACAAGTACGCCGTTTGCATCTTGGTACACAAAATCAATTTGGGGCGACAGGGCAAAAGACAACACCGGTGTACCGCAGCTAATTGACGTTAAATTACAGAACCCGTAGTTGTCGCATTCTGCCGGAAAAAGCGTAACGTCGTGCGCTGTGTATAGCGCCGGCCGCTTTGAGAGCGGGATGTTTCTAAGCAGCTTTACGCGGCCGCTAGTCTTACGCCCAAGCCGCTGAAAAAACTTGGCTATAGCGGGCGAAAACCGGCTAGACGTAATCGCCACAGTCAGCGTGGCGTCCGGCATGCGCTCAATCAGATAGCCCAAAAAGCCGAGAAACTGGCTATGCGCGCACCGGGCATTCCTATCAAACCACGGTAAAAATATCTTTATCTGCCGGTGATTGACGGGTTTTGTTTTTTTGGTATTTGGCAACCCCGTATCAAACGGGATCATTGTCACATTTTTTAATTTGTAGATCTTTGTGAATAGCTCGCGCTCTTCCGCGCTCATCACAATAACGTGATCCGCCCGCTGAAGAACTTTACGAAACGGGCGCAACAGTTCCTGCCACATAGGTACGATAAACGTACGAATGCCCAAACGCTTTGTGTAACTCAGCGTGTCTAGTTTTGGTGGGTGCGTCCAAATAATCGTAGAGCAGTCTTTGACCCACGAAGAAAAGCTGCGTTTCTTTTTATGGCAAACAGCGCCGTCGTGAGCGGTGCGTAACTTTGCTGGCGGCGCATCTGAATAAATGCCGCAGTCAATGCCTTGCGCACGTAAAAAATCGGCAAGGCGTATGGCAAAATACGCCTCGTCGCAGTGAGCATAGTGTGTGTAAATACCAATGCGCATCTGCGATTAAACCGGTGGCGCCCCCTGCGGCTGGCCCTGACCAAATTGCTGCGCCATTACCATAGCGCCGCCCTGCGAACGCGCCTGCTGGCGTATGTCGTCGATAATGCTTGTAACGAGTGCGTGCATCGTGGCGTCCGAGCGTTTTAGTTTGAGCAGCTCGCCGTCCTTGATCGACTCCGGCATAGACAACAGCTGGTTCGCAATCAGCTGCGCTTGTTGCTGTAATTCTTCCGGCGTGCGCGGGACATTCGGCGAGTTCTGACGTTGTGCGAGGAACTGATCGACTGGACTTGGCGCCTGTCCCGGCATAGCGCCGGCTTGCGGTTGACCACCAGCCGGTGCACCCTGTGCTGGCGGCGCGGGCATACCAGTTGCGCTTGCGCCTGTATTGCCAGCGCCCATCATCATGTCGGGCGATTGGCTCATGTCCTTCATCGACTGAGCCTGCTGCATCTCGACCTGCATGCGCTCCTGCTCGTCCGCGTAGATCTTTTCCTCTTCGAGCATTTGCTTGACTTCGTCTTGGTAATCCAAGCCAACGCTCTTGAGACCAGTGCGTTTGCTGATCTGCTGGCCCTGCATAAGCTGCAGCTTGGCCATCTGACGGTTGAGATCGTCGGCGTGCGTGACTCTTACGAGCCGGGCGCTTACAGGATCCCACGACATAATCTTCGATACTTGCCCAACCAGCTCGTTCAAAAAGATATTTAAATTGTGCGGTAAGTGGCTCCAATTTGCCTCAAATAAGCGAAGCGCAGCTGGCGCAGACTGGAACGACAGCGAACCGTTAAATAGCTCAACTGGCATGCCGATGCATTTAAGCAACGTTTCAAGGCCCTGCTCAATTAAGTCGCGCGGCGCTAATTGAGACGCGTCGCCGCCAAGGGCCTGATAGTTCACCGGAAACGGCAGCACGTTCCAGCGCGCCGGGTCAGTACGCCGCGCGCGAATCATCGAATTAACGCGGGCTGTGAAGCTCGACAGATTAATCGTGTGGACTGGGTCTGCTGATTGTCCGTCACCACCGCGAGGCTGCGGCGTGATGACGCGGAATGGAATGATGTAGTCAAGCGCGATAGCTTCGTTGTAGCGCTGCAGAATCTGATAATACCACGCTTGGCGAAAATTAACGAGTATGCGCGAAATACCCCAACCGCGATTGCGCATGCCGGCCAGCGGATCTTCAGACAAGTGGAAGACCACGCCTTTATCAAACATTAGATTCTGGCCGTTCTTGACGGCCTGAATAATCTCCCAGCTTGCGCGTTCAATGTGGTGCAGGTGACCAGCTTTAATCAGATTGCGGTAGTCTTCTGGGATTTTCCACACATAGCTGCATTCGCCCGTATACGGATCCCATAAGATATCTATTTCGTGCGGGCTCCAGCGTTTAACTGTTATATGCCCTGTATCTCCGCTGCGCCGGTCGATGTGTTTCCAAGGGCCGACATATTTGCAGTTCGGGCACGTGGCATGAAATTCAAAGTTCTGCCACGAAAAAGCACACGATTTTGAGTTATGAACACGGTCCAGCGGCATCTCAAGGCCGCATTTTTTACACGACAGATAGCGCCGGAAAGGAACAAGGACGCTCGTGAAGGAGTTACCGTAAGTCATGTAATCCATGGCTACGGAATGCAGTACGTTCTTTATGCTCAACGTATCTTCAAGAAACGTCTGATATTTTTCTTTCTCTTCGCGCCCTGTTTTATTTTCACCGACATCGCTAACTTCGACGTCGGTAATAAAATAAGACACAACGCGATCAACGGCCTGCCGATAAGGGCCGTTCGCGTTCATGATGTATTCTGTCCAACGAAGCGCAGACTGGATGCTCTCAGGCATCGACAGGCTGGCTATGTCACAAAACGGATCTGGGAACCGCTCGTCAGCCTGCGCACCGCGGCCGAGAGAGTTGTAGCCCATTGAAGCTGTGGGTTGTAGCGACACAGGAGCCTCGTTTATTTACTGGCTGCTTCGGCCGCGCGCTTGCGTAAGTCGTCATCCAGCTGCTGGATTGTAGCGCGCTTTTCCTGACTTTTTGATACCGGCTCGTCCTGTTCAACTGGCGGAGTTAGGCCGGCTTTAATGACACCACGTTTTTCCATTTTCATTCCTCGTCGTAATTCGCCCGAAGGGCCCGCTCAACGAGTAAAATGCAATACTCGCGGTTATCATAAACATACTGAAATCCCGTCGTATGAACAAGGTATAAACGCCGATCATCGCTAATCTTGGCTGCCCACGGGCGTTGATACGGATCGTTTGAGGGCGGAAACCAGCGTGCGGCATTTTGCTCAAAACGCAAATCGTAGATTAGTACAATAAACCCGCTCTCTTCCGTGCTGTCGGTTTCCTTGCGGGAAATAGACACTATTACGTCATGGAAAAATGCGGGAACTGTCCCAATACCCTCTTTCTCAAAGTAAACTAATTTCTGCGGTGGGCCGGCTTTGTGCGCCGGATTTATAGCGGGCGTTTGAATCTGCATAGCTTGCTTTTTAAGACCAAAAGCGGCCATAGGACTGTAGCCGCGGTCAATCTGCTCAATCGGCGGTAGACGCGGTTGTGGGGCCGCAGCGAGCAGCTCAGACTCTGTTTCCAGCTCGGCCACAACCTGCTGCTCAAACTCATCGTCTGTTCTTGGCGCGACTACTTGGCGCGGGCGTGGCGATGAGGTTTGTTTAACTGGAACACGCTGCACGCTTGATTTCTCCAGTTTCGCCAATTCTTCGAATACCATTGCGGCCCGCTCCCTAATTGAATTGATATCATTACCGTGTATTTGCTCTTTGGCGTGCGCCATTGCCTGCTCTACGGACTCTCGGCTTACGCTGTCTAGCCGCAAGCCGCCCACGTTTGAGCCGTTTGGGTCGATCACATTAATTTGAATTTTGCTGCGGTCGTGCGGGTCAAAATTGATCGGTACGCCGCCGGGTGTTGACGGCGCAACAACGACACCACGCAAACCCTTAACACCGCCGCGCATAAGCTCGGACATGGAGCGGCCGTTTTCGAGCCGCGTCGTTGAAGGATCTCCGTAACCGTCCATAAAATCTCCAATAGCTAAAAAAAGGGGGGAGTAGTTGGGCCCTACTGCCCCCCGAAAGATTCTGGCGTCAAATCGTCACACACTTCGTATAGCTGTTCTTTCGGAATTCGAAAATACAGCCGACCAAGTGGAACGCCGCCGCCGCATACCAGCTTGACATGCCCAGCCGTCGGCAATACTTCTGCGAGTATTTTGCCGGAGATTAACTGTGCTACTACCAAACCGCTATCACCGTTTTCTGGAAAAAACGGCAACGTGCTCGGTACCGCGTCTATGTCTAATAGCCACGATAACGCAACGTTGTTTTGCGGTTTGATAAAATAGCGCATGTCACACTACTTCAGCAGTAGTTTCCTCGACAGGTGCTGTATGAAACCTGTAAGCGGGCTGCCAGTCTATGGGCGCTAGTAGGTCACCGGCATACGGACGCGGCATGTTCTGCCACGCCGCGATGTCGTTAACCTGAATAGTGCTGAGCCTGTGCATTACCAAAGGTTTACTCGGATCTGCCAAAGCTGTAAATAGCTCCTGATCCGTAGCCTCCCGCTGCGCTCGCTTAGAAGCCTGATACCGCAAAATAGACGCCGCGGTATCCGGCATATCGTTGACAGCCGTTTTAACATCCACCGCCACCCGAATCGGCGCGTCAGTATCAAGAATGGCCTCGGCCACCTCTGACTCTGAGATTTCGATATCAGGCATCGTTAAACGAATCTCGGCTGCAATCTCATCGACGACGGTTTGCGACGTATGGTTATCAATTTCCGCAATTCCACGGCGGCTTAGAATTTTGCCGGCTGGATTTGGGAAAGAAATAACTAAGTTATCTACGCCCACAAAAGGGTTTCGGTCTAGGGCACCAAGTACCGGAGAAAAATCCTCCAGCGCACGATCACGACGGACTGCATCAGCCACGTCTTCTGGATCGGCAATAACAGCGGCTACTAAAGTAGTGTCGCCATTTGGCCGTACAAGCTCGTCGTATAGCCGACTGCATTGCATTTCCAGAAGAGACTCTGGCGCGGTCCGAAGAGCCAGTGCCGTCAACCGATCACGGTCGACGACTTCTCTGCCCGTATAAAACGGAACCCAAACTTGCGGCCACCTTGCCGTAGACAACTTTGGAGCTTCGCCGCGCCTGTCGGCGTAGCCAAAGTCAGAAATTACGTGCAGCATATCGCAGGCACGCTTAGCGTTTAAACGATGCTTTAGCCGGTTGAGATTCATTTGCGACTTTTTCCCGCGAGGCGAAATTGGCGCTCTAAAATCCCACTTGCCTAATGTTTCAAAAACAGGGGTACCATCTTGCGGTTTTACAATCGCAACTGATAACGTCAAACCACCATACTGAGTAACCTCAAGAACTAACGCGGTTGGGCGAACAACGTCACCAAACCGACGCAACTTCTCGTCGAACGTCCGGTCTTCTCCGGCCAGCCAGCTCACGGCTACGAGTCCTTCGCACCGTGCGCTAACGCGATCGAAAGCCTGCACGCCTGCAGCCTGCATCTTTACGATTTCTTTTCCGTTCATTTTCTGCTCCTTCATACAAGGTTATACCGTTGTCCCTACTTGGACGTCGGTTGAAATTCTTCGAAGAAAACAAAGTCCATTCCCGCGGCGTTACGATAATCTCTTCGCAGGCGCCGTAGACGTCTTTGTCAAAAAATTGCACGAGTATCCGACTAATGTCGAGGGTCTCCTGTCTACGGACAGGGCGCCCCCTAAAACAAATTACGTCGCGCAAGCATAAAACCCCCGGGCAGCGATACTGCTACCGTATTTAAACTGAGCCCGCGGCAAACAGAAGAACACGGGACACAATAAATATGCCCGCATATGCCAAAAAATTTAGCTCAGCTATCCGGGTCTGGCAGAATGCCATCAAAAACGTTTATTACGTTTTCGTCGTCGTCGGAGAAGAATTCGTTAGTGGGTGTAGACGACTTGTTTACTGTCGGCGATTTAATCTCTGGTGGATTTTCTAGGTGCGCCGGATCAACGCCGAGATACCCAGTTTCATCGGGTTCGAAGTTCTCTTTTGGAATATCAAAAAGCGGCACAGGGCCGTCTGCCGTAAGTAGGTGTCTGAACGGCGGTTTTGATATATGAAACCGCGTACCGGCAAAACTGAAAACAGAAACGTCGCGGTCTATGAGCGCTTTGAGTCTTGCTACCAAATCCGGCAGCGTCTCAAACTCTTCCGCGGCGAGCGTGCCGTCGATATGCAAAACAACCGCATAGTATTTAACTGGCGAAGACACAGTTTCATTGTTATCAGTATCGCTCATTATTTATCTCGCATACTCAACGGGTCTTCGCCGGTGAAACCACCAAGCAATCCGGCCTCACGAATTGATTTCGGTATTGCGTTGTACGCCTTCATGCTCACAGACCGCACGATACCCGGACCCTTTAAACGCTGCTCAACATACACGACAGCCACGTTAGACATAACGCCAAATACAGTTATATCCAGTACCTGCCCTGAGCGCGATGTCGGATCTGTGACATGTATTACGTGCGAGAACGTATTTGCAAACACACCGGTTTTTGGATTTGAAAACGCAATGCCGCCAAGAAACTCGAAACACTCTTCTTTGCGCTCCGCTGCAATACCGTAGACGCGCTTATCCCAGTTAATAATTTTTTGCCGACTGGGCGCCGGTAAGTTGCCAAAGCCTTTAAAGAAAAATTCTCGATCTCTCGTCAGGTCGATACAGAACGGCCGCAAGTTTGACGACTCGGCTGGAAAGCGCGCGTCGAACTCAATGACCGGATCTCTGTCGAAACCACCGTGCGTGAAAAGAAGCGCCGGCGTAAAAAGAACTACCGGGTTATCGCGCTGACTCAGAGCGTCCGTAAAAGATATTACCGGTATCGCGTCAGCGCCAGATATGACGTCGGCTTCTCGAAATGTGTCAGGCCGCGACATCGCTATTTCTTTGTATTGATTAGTCCGGCGTTTGTTGTCTGAATAAGCAAGAGTAATACAAACGCAGCGTCGACAACGTTATCAATACCGGTGGATTTATACTTATCTGCGTCAAACGCGGCACCCAGCGTTTTATTCGCTGCCGCAATCATGTCTTCCTTGTTTGACTTGCCGTTACCAGTAGCGAATTTCTTAATCGTACTGATAGCAAAACCCTGCGCCAGCAAATCGGCTTCTTCGGCCCATGTGGCTACAGTGACCTTCATGCCGCCGAGAACTTCAGATGCCGTAGCGACGCGAGATAACACAGCAGGAATACCGAATTTCTTGTTTACAAAAAACTCGCGGGGCGGCGTATATTTTACGTCTTCGTAGCCGATAACATCAGGGCACACAGTGTTCAAGAAAGCCCGCAGGCGAACAAAACGAGCAGCGCCAGACTCTAAACCCTGCGTAGACAAATCCCATTGAAAAAGCTGCAGCTTGTCTTGCAGCATTTTTTTACCGGGGATAAAGTCATAAACAGCCGCACCGCAGTTACTGCCAAGATCAAGCCCAAGGAATCGGATTGCGTCAGCCGGCTTTTTATCAAGCTTGGCCCCAAATGTCTTGGGGTCTTTGTACATCCTGTACTTCGGCATTATTTACTTTCTAGCTACAACCAAGTTGGCGCATTACCAGAACCACCATTTTTTACTCGGTGGTGTAGCAGCTGTTTGTTGTTCCTTCGCCGCGTACTCAGCAAGTTTGTCTTGCGCGGCCTGCAACTCCTTATACACCAGATTCAACCGTGTCTGCAATACATCATGACGAAGCTGGAGATGCTCCGCCATATAGTCAGCGTTGTAGGCGGGCGCACCGCTGCGCCTAGCGAACTCCACAACAGCGGAAGAAAAACGAGCCATGCCGCCGGCTGCAGGAGAATCTTCGCCGATTGCGGAGACTTCTCTAACAGCCTTAAACCACGCGGCACAAAATACTTCGCCAATCGCCGCGAATAGCGCTAACCGCAGTGGGTAACGAAAGTTGAATAAATTGCGCCGGTTTAACGCCTGCTCAAAGCTACTAACAGGATCAGCCGCGTTAATAAAGTCGCGCTGCGCATTTGCTAGCGCTTCGGCGACTTGAACGATCTCTTCCTGCGATATGTTGTTCTGCTCATACCAAATTTTTGCTTCTTCAGATCGCGCACTCTCGTCAAGATTCTCGATGGCGCGAACCATCAGCGTCGGCGTGACATACGCGTAGTCGCGCTCGGGATTATACAGAGGACCGCTGTCACCTTTCTGCCTGTATCCAATACTGGCCATAGAAGTTTCTTTCAATGAGTGGGTTCAACGTGCTGCGCCGCCCTATACCGACAACGAACGCATAATAAACCGTTATCCGTGGGATCAAAAAAGCCATCAGCGTTGCAATTTGAGCAATGCCGACTTTCATAGGTTCTGGGATGTGTTGCGTAAGCGCACTGATCGTACCCAAGCCAGCAGTGTACGCAAGCGTGCTCGTATTGATCAGGACACGGTCGGGCACGCGTACGGACTTCTATGCGGCCGCGGTTCTCTTTGATCATGCTACTGCTAGCGCTGACCTTCAAGAAGAAAGGCGATTCGCGGCTACGGGCAGCTTCTATGTGCGCAAAAAATAGAAGATTAACGAAATGCAACGCGGACGTGTACGGATACGGACCCCAAGATTTCGAGAACCCGATGCTTTGCGATATAGCGCCGCAACTTGCTTTTGATAGAAATTGCGTAAATGTCATGGGGCAGGAAGAACCGGCCAAGACACGACAATTGAAGATAAAGCCCGGAGTATTCTTTCGTTTAAACGGCCGTACATTTTCCACGATTATCGGAACAATCTCGTCGTCGATTTGACGCGTCCACGGCAAGACGCACTGGCCGGCGGTTAACTTATCTAAATTGCCCGCCAATCGCCAAGCCAGCTCGCTTGCCGTTTTACGCGTCAGTTTGGTGCCGGCTAACGCGCGCACAGAGTCGAACACCGCCAGCTGCGATACTGAGTCCGGCATCTCAGCCAGTATGTCGCGACACATATCCCGTAGGGTGTCACCGACAATGTTGGCGTCAATATAAGGACGCAATGCAACTGTCGTTATTCGATCTCTGCGCTCGCGAAGCCGCTTGTAACTAAACGGAGCCGGTTTCATTTTGCGCCTGAAGTGTTACTGACCCGGCGTTAGCCAGCGGAGCGGCAGGAGTTTCAATCTGGTCGTTCGAGATAACGCGACGATCCGGGTTATTTGCTTCCCAGCTTTCGCGCGCCTTAGCGCACGTCTCTTCAGTGCTCTTCGCCGTTTCTTTGACTGCCGCAGCTTCCTGCTGCAGCGTCAGAATAATCGTACCAAGCTCTGTCGAGAGCAGGTTGGCAATGTCACCAACGCAGATTACATTTTTTACGACGGCAGTTGTCGAATCAGATTCCTTGCCGTCTTTAACCGTTTTGAATTTGAAAGTAACTTCCTCAATCTTTAACGACTCAGGAACCGGATCACTCATTGCTTTGCCGTGAAGCTCGGCGCCAATTAGCTTCAAAGCATTGAAACGCGTGTACATATCTTCCATGCGCGCAGCGGCTGCTTTGATTACATCCGCCGGGTTGATACGCGTCATGGTCGGTTGCGTTTGAGATTGCGTGGCCATCTGAATAGCTTTGACAAGACCAGACGTATCCATCTTGATCGGAACGGAAACGTTGGTGGAGCCGGTATTTGAACAACTAACTGCATCTACAACTTTTGCCATTTTTTTTCCTTTATGAAAGCATTACTGCAAAACCAACCCAATAACGAATACCAGTATTAATATCTGTATCAGAATCATACAAGAGCGCAACAGGGTTACCGGTCACAACAAAAAATTGCGAAATTTTACCGGGTAAACGAGCAGCACAAGAAAGACCAAGCTGAAGCATAAAAGCCATTGCAAGGTCAGCCGCCGGATTGAGGTCGTACGGAAATAGCGGGATACGTAAGTATTCATCGCTGTCTGAATATGCCCAGTTCGGGTCGTCGCCGGGCATCAGGGGCGCGGACAAAACAATCCAGCGAGAACCGCCAATTTTTTCCACAGGGGTAACCAGCGCCGGCTCAAACGGCAAGCCTTCCGGCCACGACGCCCGTGTTCTATCTAGGTCGACTCGTTCAACCCGTAATTTCATGATTGATAACTAAATCCAATGGGTGTTTCATCTTTGCCGCGTTGAGATCCGGCGGCTTCTACGCCGTCAGCGTTCGCGTTGATCCAAACGCCGTCGCGAAAGTGGCAGAGTACTAAATCTTGCTGCCGGCACAACTCTCCAAACATAACGTCCACGCCGCGGTGCGTAGCTACGTCAGGTGGCCAATCAAAGCGCTGCAGAATTGGCGTCTGAGCCGCCCACCAACTTCCAGCTGCGTGCTGCACGTACGGTTGCGGTTCTTTGCCGGAATACCATGCCTGATTTTTAATCCACTCCGCCTGATTGCCAACCAAACGGGTTCGGTAAATAGACCCGACCATGGCGTGAAAACGCAATTGCTGCTGTAATCGCGGCAACCACTTATCGACATTGTTATTTGGCGCTAAACAAGAGTCATCGTCAAACCACACTGTCACCGGGGCTGTGACCGGCTTTGTATAAAAAAGCCGCCGCATCATTGGGTATTTCTGTGCGTTATCTGCCGAGTCAATTACAACAGCGCCTTTAAACGTATCTGCAACCTGCTGCTGTAAAAATTGCCGTGTGTCGTCACTGACTGCATTGCAGCCAAAACGAAACTCTACGTTGTGCCGCGCCAATTGCCGCATCGGTTCGTTTAAAACGCGTTGCGCCAATTTAAAGCATGTAGCGTCGTTGCCGTAAAACAAGACGCACACACAAACGTCAGCGGTTCCTTCCGCCATATCCGGCTCCATCCGGCGAGATTTAAAACGTTACAGTTTTACCGGGCGCATACTAGATCTAGCGACAGCTACCGGCAACACAACCGGAGGCACTCGCGTACGATTTAAAATAGTCATGGCCTTCATTACATCTTTTGAAGCCGGTGCCCTGCCGTTCTTTGCTTCTTTTAACATACTTTCCATGGTGTCTAAAAAAGACTCACGATCTTTTAACGAACCAAAGTTAAAACGAACAGAAAACTGGGTGACAGTTTTACCGGCATGCTCATCAGCAACATCGCACCGCTCCCAAGCAGCGTCAGCGGCGCCGCGTGTGTATACACACGAAAGCCGCCCCAGTAAGTCATAAATAACAAGAACGGCTGATTTGTCAATATCAGCTACTAACGAAAAGGTATGCGGAAACTTCGTTGACGGAATAAACGGTAACTTCTCTACGAGCGTCTCAGTAATTTCAAGACGTTGCAGCTGTAGCGGAAAACACCGATTACCCATTTTCTTATCTGAAACAAAGAACTCTGCTTCCAAAGCGCCAACGCCCGGCTCAATAACAATAGGAACATTACGAACAGAAAACATTTTTAGGCCCTTAACTAACGTGTGATATCGGAACGCTGCCGCGAACGAGAAACCGGCTCGTCGCCGTCTTCCTCAGTTTCTTCGTTCTCTTCCCTACCGCTAAGTTCTTCTTGCACCTTAGCGCACATGGCTACATGGTCGGCCACAATATCTGAAAGCTTGCTGAAGTTTTCATACACTTCATTCAGATAACCACGAGCCGTTTCATCCAGCTTTGTCGGCGAGGCATTTACGATATCGTCGTAAATGTTGTCGCTTTTTTCACACAACCAAAGAGCTTCCGAGCGGGCGATAAACCGACGCTGATGCTGCAGTAGATCGTGGATCTGCTGCTTCAGCCCCTTTGGCGCCTGATGCGTGCGGCCGCTGCTCTTCTGCTTACCGCGCATCTCCTGCAGCTCAGTTGCCAGCGTTCGCGCCGTGTACGCCTCTTCGGCACACTTGTCTTCAATCGCGTGCCGCTGATTATCGTCGGGGATCTGCGACAGCAGCTGCACGTGCGACGTCGTAAGGCGCCACCGCGGACGGTCAGGACAACGCAACCCAAGCAGTCGGGTGATCTCAGCTGTACTGGGATATTTTTCAAAGAAGTTCACCGCACCACGCAGCTGCTCTGCTGTATAAACGGGCGCGAAAATAGATATCAGCAGCGAAGCACCATCTACGTGGGCAGCCTGCTGTGAGGGCGTCAGATAACGTTCGGGATCACCCTTGACTTCTGTGATCAAACGACCGACACGCCAAAACGAAGTCAAACTGGCAACCTGAATATCGCTAAACAAGTTATCGATTTCAGATACAACGTCCTGCAAAGCCGGCGTAAGATTTTCTACATCTGGCATGTACGGCGAATTGCGGGCGTCAATAACCTCGGCCTGAAGTGCCAGTGCCGCTTTAGATTTCCTACCCATTGTTTATCTCCTTGCTTGGTAAATTAAACTATTTGCGCTTCTTGATTTTGATGTCAGGAAGCAATATCTGTAACGCCGTAGCCTGTAATTGATCGCGGAGCACATGATAGTGACCGCGAGAACAACGAAGCATAGAACAAAAAAGGTCATACGCAGTCCGAGTTTTTAAAACCTCCTTGGTGTATACCGTCAATGCGTCACGCGGTTCCAAATCTGAACCAACAAGCGCCGCATTCTTTAAAACCTGTAACGCGTCTTCGCGATATATTTTGAATTTCGCGAGATACGTTGCCCACTTTTCGTACGCGGCATCATTTGTAGCCTTGTCGTCTGATAGACCCAGCGACAGCCGCGAAAGCTCGCTAACGCGCTTGGCGACGAGAGCCATGTCTACAGCTCGATCAGCGGCGCGGGACACGAGAATAGCCGTGCGGCCAATTAGATCGGCTCCCGTGTGGTTTAAACGAGCGCCGGCCTTTGCTGGCTCAACTGCCACGCCAAAACGTGTGTATAAGCAAGTATTAGCCCGCACAGCGTTACCCGTGTCTTCGCGATTTGCGCAATACCAACCGCCGGCAAACGTGTGGCGTTTGTCGGAATAGATATCAGAACGTTGTGTCGTCGGGTCAATGAAATAAAGGCGCAGCTCTCGACCCAGCAACTCAGAGCGAAAAAATTCGACTCCGGGTTGCTTGGCTTGTAGTTCGCTAATCACGGTGTCAAGAAAAACACTGTTGTCGAGCATGCGGTGGTCAAGACCCAAGAACCCGTCGATTGTCTGCTCTTTGTGATTTACCAGTAAGCTGCGTTCTCGAAGAGCTTCAAACCTGACCCGCAGCGTCGTGTTGTAAACGCTTACCGCCGCGGCAATGTCTGTCTCCCGATCCAGCGTTTTGATATTTCTAACGTTCTCGCCAGATAACTCATTGAAGAGTTGCGCAAGGCCGACAGACAAATATGACGCCAACGCCCGAAAACCGATTGAGTTAAACCTATATCCGCTCTCGGCTATTCTGCCGTCAGCGCTCATTAAAAGCTGCGACTCATCTACAATCGGCACAGACTCCGTGTTCGCAGTTCGGGCAGCTAAGAAATCGCGGCAAGATTCGTACTGGTGCGCTGCAAATGAAAATGCAGGCACAGACGCAAAAACGCTACGAGCAGACGCCGCCGAAGACAAAAGAACACCCCTTACTTAGCCGGCCTCGCACCACTCTGTACCGATTGCTCGAAACAAGGTGGTGGTCGGTTCTACGATCAAACGGGTTGCAGCCGTAGGCACGTTACCCTCACGCCGCAAGTCAACGCGCCACTGAACGCACGACATATCAGGCCCACGCTCTAACTCCAGATTGTGCGCGCAAAACATGGTCCGCACAATAGGAAAAACAAAAATAAAATTGCGGGCACAGTCTATCTCAACACGCTGCAAATTTTTAGCTATCGCTTTAGCTAGCCTATTTGACTTATCCGGGTTTTTAAACAAATCAACAATGGTCAACTCGTGAAGTCGCGGTATTCGCTTCCCGCATAAAATGCCCGGAAACTGACGATAGGCCGCATTAAACCAGTTGAAGTTTAATTTGTGATGCCCTGTCATGTCGCGACATTCGTTTACGAGCCGACCCCATAAAGCGCGTTTGGCGCCGCACTCGTTAAATACACGTTTAATAATCCGCTCTTCAAACGAGAGCTGGCGCTGAATTCTAATTTCTTCAGCGCCAGCGCCAGACTCGTTGAACAGATTGCCAAAAAACTGATCGCGATGATCCACGTCAAGCCTCGGACGTCAGGGCGTCGAACCAAGAGCCGATAGCCGAGTGGCTCAGCAACGGCATCCACAAAAGCAGCTCAGCCCGCGCAGCGACCTCGCCGCCCGTGACTATAACCTGCTCACCCGTTATAGGATCCGCGGCCAGCACCTTTTCGTCACGGCCGGGAAGGCGGTCATTTACATGAGTCCATCGTCCAAACTTAGGTTCCTTCATTTAACACCTTTGCAGTTTCTTGCAGTAGTTTTTCAGCCTCGATGATTTTGTCACAAGCGCTTTCTCCGGGTTCTACACACTGATGTGTTGCAAGTACATCACGCACAACCCACGCCAGCCACGCTACCTCTTCTTTTGTAAACGATATCGTTATGCCTGTCGGGGCTGGCATCAGTCCTCCTTTTCCTGCTGCGGAAATACCAACGGGATCACCGGATTGGAGTTAATTATGTCACCAACGTCAGCGTCTTCTGCGTGAACGCCGCGATACGCATAAAAATTCCACCAGCGATTTGCTCTAACCGGGTCTGGTTGCTGAAACATGCAATACCAGTGGCACACGTCATTGCCATTTTCGTCCTGCACTTTTTGATAGAACAAAGCTGGCGCTTCGTAATAAATATCTGGGTAAAGCTCCTCTACGTTTTCCGGCTCCATGACCGGTATATCGCGACCGTCGAGTGGCCCGCCAAAACATGTCATTAGCGACCAGCCGCGGCAATCTTCGGCTTTTATCATTAGTCCACCTGTCCAAGAGGATCGAAATCAGTCGACACCACTTCGCCAACCACGCTTGATGCTGCCATCAGTTCAGGCACGTCGGTCATCTGCCGGGTTTTCAGCTCTTCCATAACCTGCTCTCGATAGCGACGAGCCGGATCGCATACCAGATACTCGTTGACTCCAAGCAAGCCGTGAAGCATGCCCAGAACCTTTTTGTTATCTTCGAGAATTACGGAAGCCTCAACTTCCGATACGGCCTGCTGCTTGGTGATGCCAAGCGCCGTCGAATAGACGAGCGGTGTATCTGAGTTTTTGGTGCCGTGCTTGTACTCAAGATCACAGACCTGTTTGATCAAGCCCGGAAGCTTGGGGTCCATGCCCGGACTTAACTTGCCGTCGCCGGTCTGCAGATCCATCAGCAACCGAATAGATGCCGTATGCCAGTCCCAGAAATGAAACTGCTGATTCCTATAAGTATCATTACCCTTGGCGTCTTTGGCCTCAATGATTTCGTTGTACCAGAGTAGGTTTACAACGATCTTCCGCCCGGGAGCGCCGAGATTATTCTTAGTCGCTGCGATACGAACTGACTGACCCTCGTACCTACCTGTGATGTTCTTGGCCGACGCCTTGGACATATCAAGAATGAGCGTCGGGTAATAGTCCAGACTCGCGCCGCCCGGAGCATACTTCTTGGGCGGGCCGAAGCCCATTGAGTTAATCTCTTCTTTGAGATGGTTCGTGGCCACCAGCGCAATCGGGTAATGTCGCAGCGTCGGAACAAGCGCCGTCCGCATAAAGTCCGACAAGTTACGCGCAAGGTACGGATGACCTGCGGCCGCATGACCTTCGTCTGCAACCTTCTCGACGCGCCTATCAACCTCAACAGCCGAAATAGAGTCGACGCCGATACAAATAGGGATAACGCGGTCAGGCGCGTTGTCTGCGTCGATCTGCTTGTGAATCGCCTGACAGAAGCCCATGTACTTCTTCTGCCATTCTTCTACGCTCGCGGCTGTCTCGACGCGCGTACGATTCATGTACTGCTGGTTATGACCAAAGATGCCCGACATCATTGTCGGAGAACCCTTGTTCTCAGTGTCGATCATAATGGCGCCGCCGCCATAAACATGGAACCAGCGCATAATCTCTATAAGCATCGCCGACTTGCCGGCGCTAAACTCTCCGCGGAGCTGCGTAAATCGGCTAAGCGGAAAGATGTTCGCCTGCAAGAGATAACGGGCAGCGAGCGTCGGCAACGGTAAGCCGATAAGCGGATCCTGATCCTCGGCGGTAGCCTTGAGGACTTCTGTAAACATCGGGTGCTCGCCGTTGCGTGCGTGGATGTTTACTTCTTCTGTTTCTTCTTTACGTTTCCTACCCATAAATTCCCTTCTGCGTGTTACTGTTCAATTGCAACTTTTGCCTAACAAATGTTGCGGCAAATAATTAAAACCCCGGCTCCGGCACTCACGTACCCAGAGAACAACGTGGTGCCGGAGCCAGAGAAAAAACTACTTCGCGGCAGCGCGGGCCCTAGCACGCGCTAGGATGTCCGCAGAATCGCGCTTGGGCGCTGCTGCTGGCGAAGCCGCCGGCTGGGCGGGAGGAGCGCTGGAGAAGATATCCGCAACGCTCTCCGCGGCCTCTGCAGAGATTTCGGCTTCAGGCTGCGGATCCCACGGAGCCGGCGGATCAACCGGCTGCGGCTTAGCGCTCGGAGCTACGCGAGCTTTCTGCACAGGAGCGGGACGCTCCATGTGCGACTCTTCCAGATCGTCGACGTCAACATTTGCGCCCGTGAACGTTGAAGTATTCTTCGGAATAGCCCGTAGGTATCCCGGGTACTCACGCCACGCAAAGTCCAGCGCCTCGCGAGGAAACGCCGTCGACAGCAACTCAGCCTGCTCTTCGTAACTGGGAACCCAGAGGTAGTCGTCCCACGACTGAGTTTCAGCCAAAAGCTTTTCAGCGTACGGCTCTAGAATAACTTCCTGACCCTGATACGTGTCATGAAGCACAGCAAAGTGCGTGAAGTCACTACGAGACTGCGGATAACCGACAATATACTGCGCACCCTTATCTGCGCTGCGCGCAAACTTGGGGCACTGAAAAGTTGCCGGACCTGCAGCACTCGTTGCAATCACGTTCTGAGCGCCACTGACGTAGTTCTCAGGCAGAAAGGTAATAAGCTTCGACGCGCCAAACGACAACATGTCGCCGCTAGCGAAATCACCCGTCTGATCATCACGGACACTAAGCGCAGAGTAGATAGCCTGCGTCGCACTGGTCTTCAGACCAATAATCCGTGCCTTGCGCTTCTCCTTCTCGTCGTCGGAGAACGCGCCCAAAACCACCTGCCCGTGCTCGTCAACGTACACAACGCTGGCCGAGATAAACAAAGTCTTCTCAGGCTTCTTGAGTGAACCAATATGCGAATCCCTGACGAAGTTCTTCGACAGCAGATCCGAAAATAGCCGACCAATACCCGGAGTATCCTTGTTGTCCCACGCCGCTTTACGCAGCACGTGCAGCGGGCTGTCGTAAAGATTCACTTCGGGGTTACCGTCGTGAATGATGAAGCAAACGCCCGGGTTACCCACCCAGTGTGCGCACGTCATCAAACGGCTCCAGTCGCCAAACGCGACCCCGCCGCGGCCTTCGCGGAAGTTTACAAACTCCCGCTGCTCACCGCCGCCTTCCGCATAAATCGGAAGCAGGCGCAAGCACATGCCGTTATCAAGAAGTTCTTTACCAGCAGCAACGAGAACGTTGTTCTGCTTGCCGTAAGCGTAACGGCTTTTCTTACCTCCGGTTCCGCCAGAGCCAATGTTGTTGGCCTTGCGGTACTCGGGATCAATCGCCGCCAGATTCTGCGCACTGTAACGTGGCATAAAAAAACCTTTCTAATTAAGGGCCCAATTGCCCGTGTGGTATGTCTGCTTTATAGCAGACAAAATGGAAGAGTCAAGACCTACAGATCACAAAACCAATCGACGCCCAAACCCCGCGATTTTTCGGGTTTTAGGTTTTCTCCCCAGTGGAAAAAGACGTCACGACTCATACCAAAATGGTACGGGCCTGAGTTTTTGATCAACGCGCCGTCCAGTCTTCGCGGCCAAAACGGGACAGCATCTATCATGCAGTACGGAATAACTTCTTTGTAGACTCGCTCAGCGTGCTCAAGCGGAACAATGAGAACAATCGCGTCATGAATCTGCAGCGCGATTTTGTAATCAATGTCGTTGTGCTGCTGGCGGTAAACATGGAAGTTATTTAACGCAATAGACACCGCGTCAGCGACACCACCCTGAATAGGGAAGTTCTGTGCTTGACGTTCTTGTTCGCCGCGTACTGCTTTATCGTTCGTGGACATAAACCGGCGAAGCCGTCCGTACGGGCCCATGAGCCAACCCGGATTTTGAGACCGCGCACGACACTCCGCCAGAAATGTTTTTGTTCCCGGATATGAGCCGAAGTACGCGTCGATCATCGCCTGACACTGCTCTGCCGTTACCTCGTGACCTTCTTCTTTGCATTGCCGCGCCAAAGCTTCAGGGCCGCGGCCGTATGGAATTCCGAAGTTCACATTTTTGGCGGCTACTCGCAAACCCTTCACGCCGGCGTCAGCCATACCTTGCTTTGTCGGAACGACGCCGTCAAGGTGGAACGTTTTCACGGCCTGTTGGCTGTGGATGTCGTAATGGTCGGGGTGATCCTCTGGCAGAAGATTACGCCGAACATGCTCAATCATATTTTTATCTTGCGACAACCACGCGAGGACCGCCAATTCCGCACCAGTGAGGTCTGTTTCCATCCCAACGCAGCCTTCGGGCACGCGTAGAATTGAACGGACCGGATGCTGGTATCTGTCTTTGCCGAGAATGCGCTTGTAGTCGTCTTCGCGGCGTGAGCTGAGATTTTGAAGCGGCGGTCGCGAAGAAGAGGCACGCCCAGTTTCTTTAGTCTGGAAAAGGTGCGTACGAACTTTTCCGTCGGCATGGACACAACCGACCAAACCCTTCTCATACGTGTAATTGCCGTTTTCATCTAACTCAAGCTCCCCGTCTTCATTTTCCGTTGGCTTGCGCAGCACTGACTGCAGAACCTGACTCGTAAACTTGTAGTCTCGGATCTTTGCAGCCGTAGAGTTCGCGTGACCAAGAATGCCGAGACTTTCTTTATCAGTGCTTGGCGTTGCTGTTTCGGCGTTGGTGCCGCGGCCGGCCATTTCGTGCCACAACACCGGGCGCTTACCAGTTGTTTTTACTGGTCGCAAATTAAGCAACAAAGCATCTTCTGGAATCTCAGGGGAGTTTGTATACCGGTCAGCGAAAGAACGACCAAACAACGCAATAGCCAGCTGCGGCTGTGACTTTGGGTTGAAATTAGGCCAATGCAATTCTTCCTGAATCTCAGCCAGCAGCCGCGCCTGCGTGTTCATAAAAAGCGTCGTAAGTTCGTCTGCCCGATTTCTGTCGATGACCATGCCAGTCATCTCCATCTCCAAAAACGCTAGAGAAGCGTTATGCGCGGTCCAGTAGGGCAACCAGCAGTCGTGCCCATTTGGAGAACGGCCCAGCAAACCATCTGTGCCGTCAGTCCCGTAAAACCGCATCGCAATGCGACGAGTTACATCAACGTCGTAAGACGCGTATGGGTGCAACACGTGCGCTGGGCAGTTTCCGTATCCGCCGACTTCGCTGGCTTTCAGCTTGTTGTCAGCCCGATATTTTTTCTTCCAGTTATCTAAAGGTTCCCAGTACGTCGGCGCAGATGTAAAACGCATGGAGCATTCATCAAGCCCGTAACGCGCACACTCATTAACGGCGTGATACATCAAACTGGTATCCCACCCGCCATGAGTACGATCTTCGTGGTCTGGTGACGGGCCGTATTCGGGCCGGCAATCAACGCCGAAATCAATCAGCCACGGCAAGTCAGCGCGAAAGAAGTGCCCGCCAACGCGCACGTGACGCTCTGGCGTGCTCTTAAGAAGCCTAATCAACTGTTGCCGGGCGGAATCTAAGTTAGGTTTAAAAGCCTCAGAACCGCCTTCGTGGCGCAGGACGATTGTGCGGGCCCATTTATCTTTATTTGATATCTGAACAGTCCGCAAATACGCGCCGGCCTCCGTCGGGTAATCTCCGTGCCACTCACAGTCTATAGCAATGATGTTGGCGTTTGGATCCGGGTCAGAAATCATCTCGTCAACAATTTCAATCAACCCGGCTTCGGTATAAACGTCGGCGTGATCAACAACCTCGTTATCAATGATCTCGTTGTTGAGCAGCGAAGCAAAACGACGAATCTGCCCAACAAAGTCTTCTGTCATTTCCGGCTTTATGAGCACAAAAGCCGGATGCAGCACCGACATCATCTTGATTGACCGCTTGTTGTTTTCTAAGTCAACAGCGCTGATCTCATGAACACGCCCAGACAAACCAGTCACAGCCCCTGTCGTGCGCATGACCGCTTTTGTGGCTTCATTGCCTAAGCAAAGAATGTAGTCCGGCTGCACCATCCTGATTTCTTGCTCAAGCAAAATAGCGCAATTTTTAAACCATGCTGCTGGTATCGTTGTTAGGTCTTCTACCGGCGGCGCAATTTTACAAGCAAACGTTACGTACCAGCTTGAGTATTCTTGCGGCGTTATACCGCAAGCAGACAACGTTTTAGCTAGTTCTGTCATCGCAGGACCGGCTGTAGCCTTGAGCCGCTGCAATTCATATTTACCGGGAAACTTTCCAACCACCATAACACGAGCACGCTGACGCGGACCAAACTGCTCAACAGGTCCACGACCACCCCAAATATGCCCCGGCAAAAACATCGCGGGTAGCGGTGTCTTTGACGACTTATGCATTACCGGCAAGTAGAAGTCAGGATGATAAAGCGCGTCGCGGTAAAGATTCGTCAGATGTGTACCGGCAAAAGAAATTTTCCTTTTCTTCGCCTGCGTTTCATCAATGTCATCGCCTAACGCGATTGCATGCGCAATAAAATCCGGGCCGGGTGGTGGCATACCCGGATCAGTCAACGAAATCAGCGGAAAAGCAGCGGCTGTAAACTCTTCGCTGTTTAGGTCGTACAACGTCTGCGTTAACCGATGTGTTAACGAAATACCGTCAGACATAAAGCCTCACATTAAAAAAGACAAATCTGCCGACACGTCGACAGCGTCGGCTGCCGCCGACAATAAATCAAAAAGTTCTGGTTTCGAGTAGTCCGCGGGATCTCGTGCGTCTGGCATGATTACCGGAACAACATGAACGTTGTGCTGACAGAGCGTGTGAACCGCCTGATCCAATTCAACTTGAGCGTCGTGGTCGAGCATCACAAAAACAGGTTTTCCAGCCCACGTTGTAACAATCGTGTTCGTTTGCCACGCCGATAGCGTCTTGCCGAAAATACACACACCAGCTGCGCCAAGCCGCCAAACACTCGGTACACCCTCTACGACCACAACACACGTTTGCGCGCTTGCTGCGTCGTAGTTGTATAACGCCTGACTTTTTCGTAGGCCGTTGTAGTATTTAACGGTCTTGCTGTTGTCGCCGATTACACGGCCCTGCCAGCCAATAAGTTGTTTATTGAAGTAGACCGGGATGTAAAGCCGGCCTTTCATGATGCGTAATTTTTCTTCGCGATAGGACGTACATACGCCGATCCCGAAATTTTCCACCAGCTCTTTTATGTCTGGAAACCCGCGCCGTATTAGATACTCCGTGGCGGGATGATACTCCGGCAGCTCGTCGAGTAAACGAATCTCTCCCGGCGGTTCTGCTGCGGTTCTAATAACCTCCGCAGCCGCGGGGCGAATTGGCGCTTTGATCATTATTCGGCGACCGGCGCCGAAAATCATATCTTCAAGCTGCTCAAGCCGACCGACCTTATCCAAGCAGTTTTCGTTGTAGCAAAACGCTAGGTGGGTGTCGATTCGTCGGCCTTCGCTGTAATCGGCGCCGTACGTATGGTTGATCCATAAGCGGTGCCGATCTTCGCGGCAGAATGGGCAGCAGACGCAGTAATACTCACCCCAGCCGCCGCGCAGAACGCTGCGCCCAGCTCTGGTCGGATCAGAAAATCGCTGCACGTTGGCGCCGACGCCTTCGTTAGCGATTTTGATTTCTCCGAATTTGTGTTCGAGCAGTCCATATAAAAAAGGGTTCAAGGGTTCTACACGTGGCGCTTTCGGTGCGGCCATTGCCATATCAACTCCCTCTAATCGGTCATCATATCGTTCGCAAAAGTATCGACCGGCATAATACGCCGGCTAGCCTGTCGCGGCCGTGACGTATCAACCTCGTCTGGCGTGACAGGAGCCACATCGCCGCGGCGCAGGATGCAGCGGCCGCTCTCAGACAAAGTGTATTCGTCGTTTACCAGCGCGATGTCAACGTACGTGTCGTTCATCTTCACAAGTCCCGTAGAACGTTCCGGGCGGCTAGCGCGGATCTTCGACCAGTTTATAGTCGAAACAAACGTCTTGGGGTCGTACTTGTTGATGCACAAACACGCGTGCAAGTTCTCAGCAAAAGCTTTTGAACCGGCAGCGCTTAAATGATCAACATACCGATGCGGCGGAAGATTTTGAACTTCATTGCCGGCCAACTGATGCGCTAACACCACAGTGCACTGCATCGGACCGGCAACCATCGTTCGCAGCTGATCGGGAACATTTTTAATCTGCCTGTGCGGATTGTCGATGTTTGCCCGACCGTAGCGGCCAGACAGGATCTCACGCTCAACCACGAGGCCAGTATAGTCAACGCACACGCACCCAATTTTCTTGCCGGTGGATTCAGATAACTGCTCCAACGCGGCAGCAATTTCAGGCACACCGCCATTACCGCGACCACCTGTCTCAGAGTTCACAGAAAAGTCGAGGTACCAGAAGTGGTCATTCAACCATTGCTGCGCAGCTAGCCAACGCTCTCGTTCGCCAAGAATAATCTCGCCGTTACGATTCATCGGCAATTCGCGGTCGTACGCTTTTAAGTTATTTGAATCGGACAGATTGCTCCACAGATCAAAACCCTCTTGAAACATAGCCCGCGGAATTTGCGCTGCGGCTGAATGAAAGAGCGGCGTCATTATTTCAGCCGGATCTTCATAACCAACATACACAGCAATCTTGTCCGGAGACATTAAAGAAAACTGCTGCGCCATACGAACAGCAATCGTGGACAGCGTTGTTGTCTTTCCACCACCAGAAGCGCCTAGCACACCAACAACCTCGCCTGCGCGAAAACCGCCGATGTACTCGTCGATCCAACGGATAGTGGTGGGGACGCGTGGTGGCGGTACCCGAATGGGTTCGCCAATGTTCGGCATTCTAGCGGCGTTTTCAAGATCTTGACCGACGTAAGAAACAGCCTGCGTTTTCTTCGTCAGCTCCTGTAGTTTGGTTTCAAGATCTTTGTCAACGACACCGTCGCCAATATTCACTACAGACTGCACAGCCGGCGAGATAACACGCGCCCGAATAAACCGACGCAAGATACCCTCGGCGTGCTGCCGCTCTGCTCGGGCTGCTATGCGATCTTCAGGCGCCGGCTGAAAAGCTGTTTGAACAAAACCAGTCGGACCAGTTAGGTATTCAAAAGCCTCCGGCGAAATAAACATCGCATTTGATGCGCGTAAAGCTTGCAGCTCTGTAATAATCATTTGCGCCGTTAACGCACCATGCTGCTTGTATAGTTGCGCAGCTACAGAATAAACAAACGAAAACGGCATTTCGTTTGCGCCATAAAAATGACTACTGTCAAGGCCAAGCCCAATTGAATCGCGCAGCGTTGCTGAATAGCGCAGCAAGCACTGCACCATCACAACGACTTCTGGCATTGTTATTAGCGAATCAACTTCTACATCGCGTTCTTGCGAAAATTTAGGCATTGTAACCTTTCCAATGCTGACGAATTGCGCAAACGGCGTCGGGCATATCGTGCCCGGTCCACCACGCCAATTCAGGTTTTTTACTTATTGTGCGGTCGTAAAGCGGCTGCAACGCCTCATATTCGAGTGCGGCAAACCACAGGTACCGCTCAATGGCACGCTCACAACCCGCAAGGGCTGCAAACGCGTGTCTAAAAAACGGCGTAGCAGTAACATAACTTTCATCGCCAAGTACGTAAAGTGTTTGATCGTCTTTATTTAATCCATACGCTTTTGTACTTGCGAGCCTCATTTTAATTGTTTCAGCGGCCAGCATATAACGTTGCTGCAATATCGCCGGCATGTTTACACAAAAGTTTTCATACGCGCTCATTGCGTTAGTCGAATAAAGCATGGCGGGCCGCGGATCAGTTATCCGCGCCGTTGCGTCTGTAACTTTGGGTGCGAATTGCGCGTAAATCCAGACGCCCGGATTAGCGCCTGCTGCCGTTATAGCCCGGATAGCTTTTGCCCAAGCAGACGAATGCTTGACGCCATAACTATCTTTACCGCCGTCCCACGCTGGTCTTCGGCGGCTATGCGCTGGCGCGTCCCAATCAGACACCCGATCTTTTAGATAGATAAACTGAAACCGCACGTATGCGGTTAGTTGCTCGGGCGATAAATCTTTGTACCAATCAGACGAAAGCAGCGCGTGCTCATTCGTCCTCGTTTCCGTGTTTAGTTCTCCAACTGCGCTGTGCGTCATGCCAATTTTGCTCCCATCCCAGAAGCTTGTAGCTATTACGTCGACCAAGACTCTTCCGGTAGAAGGTCGGGTCAAACGTGTCCATGCAATCTAACACTTCACCAAATTCTTTTTTAGTTCCGTCGGGTGCCGTATAAATACGGCTGACACGACCCGGGCCTTGAACGTCAACGATATCGCTGTCACGGTCATCGGCCCGAACTAAAACATTTAATTGCTCAAAGTCCACACCTGTGGACCACACGTCTGTTGCGATTACGCGCTTTAACTCGCCAGATTCGAACTGCGACCGCATATCATGTTTTTGAGTATCGAAAAGAGGTTTGTAGTTTTGCGGCAACAAACCTTTTTTCTTATACGTGGTGCAGTCATAAGGCGCCATGTTCCCATAAACAAGTTTAAACTCTGGCAACAAAGCGCCCAAATGCACAGCGTGTTCGATCGTCTCAACAAGTATCAAAATCTGGTGAGATTCAGGGTACGCCCGCACGGCGTCGGCGATGATGCCATTTCTCTCCCGGTTTGTCCAGATGCCGTGTCGTTTTCTTGCGACGCGGTTGCCGTAGCGCTCTGCGGGGTTGGTTTTTAGCCGCATTGGGAGCCAATTCACCCGAACCGGCACAACCAGCCCAAGCTCCACAGCCTGCTGATAGGTCAGCTCAAACACCATTGGGCCGAACAACGGCTCAAGCACCGCGTGTGCGTTGTCCATGCGCGCATATGGCGTAGCACTCAAACCGTAGTTGCGGCTGTTCCTGTATCGCGCAGCCAATGCCGTTGAAAAATTGATCGTCGCGAGTTGGTGCACTTCGTCCGCAAACAGAAAATCTGCGTCGCCGTCTGAGTGCGCCAAACTACCGGCTGTAATTACCGTCACTCGCTCCCACTGCTTCCAGCCGTCACCGACTCGACCAACCTTTGGAAGCAAGCGACGTAGACTGCGGACGATACGCTCGGCGACGTCCACGCTTTTAGTGACAACGTGAATTTTAGCTTTTGGATACAGCAGCGCACACGCGCCAATAAGCGTCGTTTTTCCGAAGCCCGTGACAGCTTTGATAATGCCGCACGGTACGCGACTAATCGTCTGCAGGCATTCTTCCTGCCGCGGCCGAAACGTAATTCGCCCGGTTAAGTTTTCCCATTGCGGCTCGTAGCAGTCGGGTCGTTTGCGTGGTTGCGATGCGTCACTTAACGACGTCTGACAACCTAATTTTTTTAAACGCGCAACCATCCGGGCTAAATACCCGCTAAGCACAATAACGTGGCCGTTTTCAACGCGAAACAATTTGTATTCTTTTGTCTGAAAGAACACACGCTGCCCGGTTATCGGATCGCGTTTCGCTTGCCCGTGCACTTGCTCCACGTGCGAGTACCGCAAGTCGTGCGTTAGGCGTTTGATCAATTCTTCGTTTAACGGCGCGTTGCCGGAACCTGTCAACGTCAAAACATTGCCGACGCGATTAATTACAACAGGTTGAGCGATCATGCTAGTTATCGTTCCCGGGTCCGGCGACGGGTTCGACTGATATGACTTCAAATGTCCCATACTTTTCCTGCGAATTATTGAACGGAGAAAATCCGCGATATTTTCCCACCAACGTTAGTAGATGCACAAAATCAACCAATGGAATATCAGCTGGAAGAACGGCAGACAAGACGACTGTGTCTCCCGGCCGAAAAGCTTCGTGCAGCGCGTAGTGGCTGCGAACGTTGGCCGACTCTGCGTCTGCTGTAAGCACAGTTCGCCGCCAGTCGTTTCTTGGCTCACCCAACACGATTGGGCACCAGTCTATACGCTTTACCGCCGCATGATGCCGATTAGCGATCTTTGCCGCGTACCGCATACACGACAACCACGCAGACGGTAAAAACATAACACGCTGACTAGCGTCGCGATCAAAACAAAAGATGATCTGACCGTGTTTACGTTTTTTGGCCGCACCTAAACATACGCGATTAAAGCGAATAGTTACTGTAATTTCCTGCATACGTCACTGCGGCTTTTTGCTCATGTACTGATTGTATGTTGCTATTTCCGCTGGTGTTTTAAAGAATAGTTCTGGCGCAAACAACCCGTCTTTGACACCAGCTCGATTTTCTAAACCAGCAAGCCAGTTATACCGCATGTAGCGAATGAAAGCTTGCGACGCCCGTAAATCGCCTTTTGCTCCGCCGCCAATTGCGTTGTGTATACGGTACAAAAAATTTGCCGGGTCTTGCAGATCCACTTTATCGGCCGCCTGCGTTTTCCAAGCGCGCAAAACGCTGTCGCACCGAGAATCACGTCCGTGTTTTAACAGCACGTCAGGTGCCGACACGCGTGCCTGAACCTGCGGCGTCAAACCTAAATAAAGCTCTAGTTTCGCAACACGGTCGGGCGAGCGCCGATCTACGTACCACCGCGGATCTACGATTAAAGATAACAAAAACGCAGTACGCTCCTCCGACAGCGTTGGGATAAATTTCAACGCGTAATAAGCTGGGTGCAGTCGGAGATACGATTGCGCTGTTTCGTCAAACGCATAATGCGTACGAATCATTCGACCCAACATGGCGTACGTCGGGTAGTCGTGAACAGAGACCGCGTGCCAACCACCCGCGGCTGGAGATATGTCAACCGAACGCATACGCTGTAAAACAATATGCGGGTCTCGTAACTCGTCACGCGAGTGCATAATGTTTGGCCCGGACACTTCAACAATACGAACCTCGTTTTTATGGCGCCGCAAATACAACGCACAAATTAATTCGGCGTTTTGCGGTAAACCGAGAAGACGCACGGATACGCCAATGCCTGCAATTATTGGCGACAATAAAAACGTATCAAGTTGCTGCTGCGAGTTAACTGGCGGATTCATGCCAGTGGAATACCAGACATGACCAGTTGCGTCTGTATGCAGTTTAATAACGTTTTCGTCAAGAACGCTGTACATGGCGTAACTCCGGCGCTTCTAGTTCGATTGCTGACTCAAACAGGTGGGATAGGTTCGTGGCATGAGTGACTAGTAAACATTGCAACCCTTTTGCCGTAGATAGCTCTCGCAGTTTTTCTAGAACAGGCGCGAGAGCCTGAATACGCGGTTGATCCAAAGACGCAGTCGGCTCGTCCAGTGCAAGCAGTCCAATCTCCTCGGCGAACATGGCGTTGACGGCGACTCGAAACGCAAGAGCCAAGACCGTTTTCTGCCCAACAGATAATCGTTGAGCGACTTGTTTTCGCCCGTCGAAGAATTCGGCGATAAAGGTGGGCGTTCCATCGGTAGCAACCTTTACGACGAAATTCACTCTGAAAATCTGCAGCAGTTCGTTGATTGCTGATTCAAGCCGTTGAAGGTTTCTCTGCGCTACCATACGAGGCGCGTTCTTTAACGCCTCGCGGGCTATCTCCGCTACACCGGTCCACCGCCGCAATTTTGCTGCTACTTGCTCCTGTTCTTTAACACTATTGTACTGTTCTTCCACCCGCCTCTTTTCAAACAAAATCTGAGTTCGCTGGTCGGCTAGTTCTGTGCGCTGCCGTAATTGTTCCTGAAGTTTATTAAGCCGGGTCTGCGCCAGATGAGCATCAGACTGCGTTACGTCGATATTAGAGATGTCGTCCTCAAGTTGTTTCCTTCGGTCGTGCATCGTGTTAATCGCGCCTGAGAACTTAGCCTTGTCCTCGCGAGATTTCTGCGCCAAAGGCTCAATTTCCTTCTTTACGCGCTGGAACTCTTCGTAGTCCACAACAGCCTGCTGCAACTCGTCTTCGCTGGCCGCGGGCGGCTTGACAGCCAACAGCTCGTTTTCAGACGAGATAAGCTGCTGCTCTTTGGCGTTGATCTCTTTTTCTCGGATCTGCCACTTCTGCCAGTCTTTTTCAATCGCCGTCTGCTTGCTAGCAGCATTAGCTAGCTCACTGATTTTCTCGCGCAGATTTGGAATATCAGCCTGCTGATCAGATACCTGTTTCGCTAGCGCAGCCGATGGTGTGTGGCACGTTGGGCACTCGGCGACGCCTTCGGCTGAGAACATATCTATAAACTTCTCAACTTCTTTGAGCTGCCGGCGTTTAGCGTCTTCGTCTCGACGGATCTCTTCTGCTTTCAACAACCCGGGCTCTACTGGCTTTACATTTCGCGCACGTTCATCCGCAATCTCGTCTCGTGTGGCCTGCATCTTTGCCTTGGCCTTTTCCACGCTCTTGTAACTTGCCCAGTGCCCCAACGCGGCCCGCGCAGCTGAATGCGATGCTTCCTGCCCGTTTGCCGCGTCTGTCAGCGCCGACAGATCAGCCTCGTACTGCGATGTCGCGGCTGTAATAGCGTCCAGCTGCTTCTGTTGCTGCATAAGCTGGTGTTCGAGCTTCGACAGCTCACCCGCCGCACGCTCGCGAGATTCCCATTGCTGAATCACACCCTGATCGGTGCGCATCAGTGTCAGTAGGTCATCGGGGTTGGGCAGTTTTGATATCTTTTCCGATAGCGCACCTGCTTGCTGCTCAAGGTCGTCGCGCTGCTCAGCCAACTCGTCGGGCGTCTGCACAATCTCAGGGATTGTCAGTTTCGCCAAACCCTTGCCGATAGCATCCTGACACTTGTCAGCCTTTGCGGTGTTAAACAATCGCTGAAAAAATTTATCCGTATCAGTCTGGTTGTCGTCGATGAACGAGAAGATCTCGGTCTGCGACACAATGATGAAGCGGCTGATGAACTTGGCGTCGACGCCCAGCAGCTTTTCAATTCCAGCCGTGACTGACTTGTCACCGCGACCGACTTCTTTACCGTCCACTGTTAAAATGGACTGTTCTTTCTCTGGCAACAGATGGCGCGTTACAACGGCAATGTGGCCGTTATGCTCAAACTCAAGACACGCGTACGAGGGCTCACCCTCTTTCGCGTATTGCGAAACGTTGTCGGCTTTTACGCCAAAGTTTGGATTCTCGCCAGTTAGCAGCCAGCGGATTGCGCCGAATAGACTGCTCTTACCTGAGCCGTTTTCGCCAAGGATTGCCACCAGCCCGCGAGTAAATTCACACACTCGATAGCGGTGGTGCACCCAGTTCTTTACTTCCAGTCTCAAGAGCTGCATCTTCTTGTTCTCCCGTCATAAACTTAGAAAACTGTACATCAAGCTCTTTTCCAGCATCGTCCGCGTTTAACATTGCCGCGGCTAGTTTGTATGCGTCAGTGTCTTCTCCTAACAGGTCTGCAATGGCCGTAAGCAGGTCATTCTTAGAACCCTCGCGGCCTGATGATCTTTTCTCGACGTCGTACTTGTTAGTAAGCGCCTCGCAAAAGACGTGCGCTGCGTCACCGATGGTTGTCGTCAGTCTTAGAAACGCGTCGGGCAACTGCTTGTTAAACTTAATACGCACGATCGGCTTGGCGATCTCGTCAGGTAGCGGCATCTGCGACCGCGCGTCTTTGATATCATTGGTCAAATAGCCGGCGCATAGATTATCGAGCAGTTCCTGTTCTTTCACCGTGTAGTCCAGAAACCGTCTGGTCTTCAACGGTACAGGTCGAAATTCAAACGTGCCGTCGTCATTTGCGCCGATTACAAAAAAGAACTTATTGGCTTCTTCTCCGCAGTCCTGCATGCAAATAGAGCCGGGCGAAAGCATCTTAATTGGCTGGCCCTGCGCGTTCGTGCTTTCCACTGTCTTTGTTACGTGGAAGTCGCCGGCCAGTACAGTCTGCACATGATGCACGTCAGTCAGCTCGCACTCGGTGCGGCCTACGTTTCCCATGAAGTCTTTCCAGACCTGATGCACAATCAAGATGTGCGTGTCTTTTGGGACTTCCGTAAAAGCTGTCTGAATCTCGCCCTTTGGTAACCAGTCGAGGCCGTATACGTTTGCGCCGCCAATGTTGTACGTATTCTTGTGCATATGCACGGGCCACGAATGAACGCTTAGCCACGGCGCATTCCGGTCATACTCGTGATTACCCTGAATATAGTACACGTCTAGACCAACTGACTGCATGCGCGTCAGACCCTCGCAAAGTTTCGCGATAGGTCGGGCGGAGTTGCTTTTCTTCTCAAGCACGTCGCCGCCCAGAATCAACGGCAAGCGATATTCAATGCAGTAATCGATAATCTGTTTAAAGCTGTAGTACGCGTCGCCATAGATACCCGGCCGCGTTGACCACGCGCCGTCTTCCAAATGAAGATCAGCGCAGAAAACAAACAACGGAGTCATAAGAAAACCTTAATTGTCGTCGTCTTCGCCAAATTGGTAGTAATAATCATCGTCTTCATCTTCGTCGTCTTCCTCGTACTCCTCCTGATCGCTTTCGTACAGGAGGTGTCCTTTGAACTTAAATGTCTGCGGCGGTAAATTTACAATCCAAGGATTTAACGGGTTGTCGTTCAGAGGATACTTCTTTGCGTTATGCGCAAATAGTTTGAATGCCGCCGCTAAATACGGAGAAAGCAATTGCGGTAATTTTTGATTTTCAATGTTTTGAAGCGCCGCAAAAAACTTCTTCATAGCCCCCGGCTCACCGCTAAACCAGCCGTCGTCTTTTTTACCGCTGGATGTAGCCGAGACTAGTTTAAAAAACGACAACGTAAATAAATCCGCCAGCTCGTCTGCTGATGGCGCAGTTGTCATAGATTTCAGTTTAGACCCGTGCTTTGTTCCTATTGTGTGCAACGACTCGTCAAACGACTTTTGCATAGTCTGCAGTTCGAGCGCCAGTTTAGCCGCGGACACTACATCTTTAATTGCTAGGTTGCGCGGATCCATCAAGTCTAAAACAGAATACAGCAAAGCGTATTCACGTTTCATAGCCGAAACATACGCGCCAATAAACGCAAGCTCTACCTGCGTTATTTTATTTGGGTCGAACATTTGTGTTTGATTCGTTGTTTCGGTTGCGGCGTATTATCGCAGGTCGTCTTCCTGCTGTAACTTGTCGTATTCTTCTTTGGACATACTTTGAATAATACCGTCGCGCTCTAATTGCTCCAACAGCGGCTCAACCTTTTGCAGTGCGTAACACATCAGTTTTAACCAGCTCACCAATTCTTCTGGCGATCTTGTTAAAAACTTTTCTTCCAGTTCTGCTTCTGTCAGGTGTTCAATTTCAACATTTTCAAACTTGCCGTCGCGCTCAACGCGCAAAAAAGCGCCAGTCATTTTAAACCTCCTTGTTGCAGTTAAAATTCCCCATATATCGAACAGCGATGTAGGTGCCAATGAACGCACCAACAGCGAGTGGAATCAAATACCAAGGATTGTGCAAATAGTTCATGACACCGTACGCACCCAGACTATACAAAACAGCGCTGATAGCGCTCGCGGCTAGTGCTTGCTGCCGGCTGACGCAGATCACGTACAGCGCGTACAGAATGTCAAAAAACACGTAGACCACAAACACCGTCAACGCTGTCCACCAATTAAAGTCACTCACACCGCACTCCTTTACCGTAACTCAACCGTCAGCCTCCGTAATGCCCGACTAGGATTCGAACCTAGACTAAGAGAGCCAAAATCTCTTGTGCTACCGTTACACCATCGGGCAACCGCTACATCCCGCTACGTTTTTTTAATGACGGCGGCACGATAGCCGTGAATTTTTTTGCCAGCTCTATGGTCGCAAGGTTATCACTTTCGGCGTTATGCGCTGTTCCGGGATCAATGTCAAAAGCGGTACACAACTTCGGCAAGCCGCAGCCGCCAGAAATGACGTTAGCCGCTGTCAGCAACCGCGCAATAGCGCAGGTATCAAAAGCCGGATGTGTGAAGTACAGACCCCAGTCGCGCTCTGGCAGCAAATGCGCTTGGACAAACCGCGTATCAAACGGCACATTATGTCCAGCTGGGATTAATTTTCTGCAGCCAGTTGTCGCTAAAGCTTCTTTGATAAACGACACAAAAATTTCTTTTGTCTCCGCTACGGTAAAACCGTTTGCGTCGTTGTCAGCTAGTTTAATGCCGTTGACTTCCATGGCTTTTGGATGCACGACGTAATTAGCGTATTTCACGCGCACATACACGCCGGGATCAAAACCTAACGTTGGAATGATATTAAACTTGTCGTCGGTCACAATTGCAGACAACGTCAGCAAGCTATGGTCTGGCGTTAGACCACCTGTTTCCGTGTCGAAGAACAAATACATTTATGCGCGTTCCTTGCGGTGTTGTTTGACCGGTATGCAAGTTACTCGTCGTCAGCGGTTCTAGCGTTGTCGTTAAAGCTCACGAACTCACCGCCTTCCCCGTTAAACAAAATACCGGGTTCTCCAGACATGCCTTTCGTGGCGCGCTTCGCATACGTCGTCAGCATGCGATAAATAGCGCCGCCGCGAACGTCGCCAAATTTCAAACACAGCAACGCCTTGACGGTTAAGTACTCTTCAAAACCAGACTCTTCGTTTTCGTGCACGTAGGGATTTTCTTCATTGAGAAATCCGCCAAAATCAAAGTTAGTCATTTAATACCTTAGTGAATTACGGTGAGGGAGACAGCATGGCCGGCAAGCGGGAACAAATACACACCGCGCGTAGAGAATTGCCGCGGGTGTTCCAACCGCATTAAGACACGCTCATGCTGCATAAGTCGAGCAACGACGTATGGGCCTGTAGTAGACGTCATAGCGTCAAGCACAATTACGAAATCAGTCTCGGGGACCGCAAATCGAACGGACGCGCCGTGTGGCCCCGTGGCACCAGTTAAGCCTAGATTAACGTCTTCGGTCGCTGCGTCAATAACGTTTTCAAGCGACGCGACCATTTCTTGCCGCGCCACTACAGCAGCGTGCTGTTTAACGAGCGACCCAAAGCCAGCTTGTTTTGATATGAAGTCATACTGCGCGTCGTCTAGTATCGCCCACGTATGTAGTTCTTTGGCGGCAACGTAAACAAACAACAGCAACGCCGGACAAACAGCCGCATAATCTTCAGCCGTGTTTGTGGCCGTAATTGACTCGTCGCCTTTCGTCCGGCGCACGAATTCGCCTGTTTCAAGCAAGACGAGCCACTGGTTCGTTCCGTTGTCAAACGCGATACCGCGCAAAGACGGGCCGGGATCGCCGTTTGGGAGACTGTCTCGAAAGGTCACAAGGCTTGCGCCAGACTTTTTTGCAACGTCGTCTGTGAACTCAGCCGGTTTAAATACTCGCGACAACATACGCTCTGCGTGAATCTCGGGAGCATTAAATTTTGTCTTTACCGTCTGCGTCTTTTTTGCTTCTGTTAGTTCAGCGATAACGGCGTCAAAAAGCGCTTCGGGTTTTACATCCGAATCTGCAAAGCCGTCACAGATTAAATCTGAAAATACGGCTAACGCCTCAATCAAGATGTCGTCGATCTGCTCGGGATCTGCGCCATACTCCACGGCAACCCGGCGGCCGTCTGTCAGCGCGTATTTTGTAAACGAAAACGGAACAGCGCCCCAATTTACATCGTGAGCATTTTTTGCAAACTCAGACAATGCCCGAAAAAAGGGCGCACGTTTTTCTGGAGTCTGCGCCTGCCGAAATAACTCTAACGTACAAGCGGCAAGGACAAGTTTGTGTGCTGTATCTACGCCTTCAAAATCATTCAAAAACTTCCTAACAATTGTCGATAATTGCTGTTTGATCATCATGTGGATTCTTTCCGCTAAAAATAGCGTCGCATGCGCGTAAAAGATTTGACAAGTTTGACCGGTATGTACCAGTCAGTGTGTAGCTTTGTCCTCCCTGACTTTTAACGTAGTCTTGTGTTTCAGGTTGAACGTAGCTGTCAATAAAAATTGCAATAAACTCATTTGCGGTTCCTGCAGCTGCTGCGCGAGCCTGCAAGAACAACTGCAAGCCGCGGCCAGTGTCGCCGACAAAAATGAACACGCCGGTTGTTGTTTCACACAGCTGCCGGACTTGTTCTGTGAATACCAGCAAGTCGGTATAGCTCGCGGCGCCGATAGCCGCGCCTAACTCAGCGCCGCGGGCCGACGGTCCAGTATGCGCGCGTAGTTCGCCCATCTCTACGTGCGCCGTAGCCGGCACACCAAGCGAATACGCCGTATAGAACAAACTGCGCGTTTTGATATCTTTTGCATTGAACGCCCAGCGGCCAACAGCTTCGCCATAGCCAACGCCCTGCCCTGCAGCTAACCGCGCCACGTAATTCAAATCAACTGTCTGCGGCGTTTGAGCCATTTCAATATCAGCCAGCAAACCTGTGCCGGTTGTTGAAACAGACGTGAGGTATTTTTTGCGCAACATGTCTGCAGCGACAATACCAGCGCCAGCGTATACGGCCGGCGCGCTAACAAACAACATTACGCGACTATTCGCGCAACGAGCGGTGTGAATAGCGTTTGCTGCTGCAACATGGTTTTTTGACAACTCGGTGTGCGTGTCTATTGGTGCTAGCGGCATAATTTGCACCGGTGGAATGGTTGCAGTAAGCGTATTAAAAACCGGGTACAGACTTTGAAAATCTGCCGGAACAGATAATACGCCCGGAGTCTCAGCGTACAGCATAGGGCCGTTGCCCCAAATTAACCAGTCAGCTCGAACAGCCGTGTGACTTAAAACCTGCGCTAAGAATTTAACCGTGACGCTGCGCTCGCTAGTTAAAACTTTTTTAACGTGCGTTACGTCTAATTCGATGCCGCGGGCAAAATAGTACGTACTGCTGTTAAAAAGCTGCGCACAAACATACTCAAGGCGCTGACGCCACGGCTGATCGTCGTGCAGCATTTTCCGCCGGTACTGGGCGTACGTTGTTTTTCTGCCTCTTCTCGCCTTCGCCATGTGTTTCGTGCCTCGCTTTGAAAAGCTCAACAAGCGACCGCCCAGCCCGGCGAAAAATACCGGTACCTGAAATAGTGTGCATCCCGTCGACGGCGCGCAGATATGCCGCGGTCAATTCAGCGTAGCCAGTCAATAGCTCGACTGGATACCGATTGAACTGCCCCAGCATAAAATAAAATTCTGTGTCGGACTGGTTATAGCAAACAGCGGCTTTGATAGATTTCAGGTACACCACTTTGCCATTCTTGGGTCGCACAAACGGCATCTTTATTTTTGGCTGATGCAACAGAAATTGACGCGTCTCAATAATCCAGCCGGTGTCTTGCGGCACTACAACTAGCCGCCACATAGATCCGCGCGTTTTTCGATTCAATTGTTTAACTAGTTTTTGATACGCGGCACGCTCTCGCCGTAACTCGCCCCATAACAACCGCGAGTACTCCGAGACTTTATCGTTGTCGCAGCCAGATATCAGATCAAAGTCAGGCGCCGGCAAAAACCGACTGGTTACGCGACATGTGGCAATAAGTGGCGTACTGGAGTTCTGATTGCCAATAGCCCGTATTTTTTTGCGCACGTGAACGTACTGCGCCTGACTGACGCGAGCAAAACAAAACGGACAGAAGTACGATCGGTTACACGGCCTAAAAACTTTTGTACGCTTCCAGAAAAAATACAAATACGACGGGCGGCAGAATAAACAACGCTGAAACGTAAGCGTAAATTTTTTAAGGTCAAAATCGGCGGAATACGGGTTCAGGTTTTTTGAATGCGGAAACCATAGGTTTCTCGAAGCCAGTTCTTTCAACCGCATCGCCCATTTATTGCGTACAGCATTTGTACGCGCCACAACTACTTTGTAGCTTTTTATGCTATCTAAGTGCAGCCCGAATTGTTGCGCAAACGTCTGCGACATTCGTCGACCAACGCGTGCTACACGCCACGGGCGCAACTTGTAGCGCCGAACATGCGCAACAAAATCAAATACACTCAAAGGGAATCTTTCACCTGTGTTTGTTTGTGTCGTTTATACCGGACACAGCATTATTTAATGTCTGCGTTATCAAACGATTCAACAACGCGCGGAGCGTTGCAATTTTTAGATTTGTTTTGGTTCATACATATACCCGCCGTCGTCTCCGCTGAAATCCCAGCGAGAATCTTCTGCTTGGTAGACAAGATCCTGCACTAAATATCCTGCCGACTTCGGGTCTGGGTTCCGGCCAATAAAATACGCATCCCGCCACGCGATCCGGTTTGTCGGCAGAGCGCAAATGTTGCCATCTGCCAAGGCAATAATATGCGCGCATTTGTTTTGCTCCGGGCGCAGCACAAACCCGGGCGACTCTCGCGAATCAGGCAGCCAATCTACAGTGAATTGGTATGTTCCTTCCGCCTGTTCGCCGCTTCTCAAGTAGCAGATGCACTCATGGTTGCAGAGGTAATCAAAGACATGGACAACTGGTTTGCTTGAAAAACAATCCCAAAGTTGCAAATCGCCTAACCGGCGCTCTGGAACTTCGGGGTACAAAGACAGCGCGTGAATCGGCACGTTTCTATAATGCGCACCTGACTTGAGCATGCAATGAAATCCTAACGCCCGCCCCTTAACGCTTTGAACTGCAAAGGCATACGCTTCCTCAACACCGTCACGGCGAGAAATGTGCGGAAGTCTGACCCAGCAGCGAAACGTCGGGATGTCGGCGTTCATTTTGTGCGCTCCAGCAGCCCGTCGATGACCGCCGCTATTTCGTTGCACCTGACATCGTCAACGTCGGCGTAAAAGTCTCGCGCCTCTCGCAAGACGAACCGCTCCTCGTCGGTGAGTACAGGATCACTTGCGGCGATAATCGCCTGCAATCGCCGCACCTCGGCGGTCAAAAGGACGGTCTCGTCGCAGTCGTTGGGGTCGCTCCTCACGTCGTTTTCTCTTTTATGTTTTATTGCAATATTTGTTTTCAACTAACAACATATAGTCGTGTAACGGTTGGTTGCACGACCACACAATTTCACCCGGATCGCAGATCTCTGATGTATCGGCGTACCGATAGGTTCGCGGTGACGGATATTCCGTTCCCGCTTCGAGCACGACGACGCGACCGTTTTCCTCATTAATAAGCGGGCCGTTTTCTTTCAATACTAAACCGGGTGGAGCAGGTTCCAGTTCTTCCTTGGGGCACACTGTTCCAAACGGCACACCCGTATCACGGTGGTACTCAGTGAATAGATATTTGTGATTAAATTTCTCGCGGATGCCGATAAAACCATTGCTGGCCTGCACGAAAACGCCAAAGCCAAGATTTCGACTGGACAATCTATACACCCAGCCGTTGCGACACTCGTTGAGCGGAATAGTGTTTTCTCGAATTGGATTCATTTCAGCCTTTCTAATAAAGTACGCAGCGTGGCAACACAGACTGCGCTCGCTGGCTCGCCGTCTTGTTCGTAATCTTCAATCAGCCGCTGTATCGCCTCACGCTCCTCGTCGGTGAGCGCGGGCTGCGGTGGATGAACCAGCGGGCCTCCTGCACCGCCTGACAAGGACGCCCGCAATGACTCTCGCTGCTCGTCTGTGAGCGTCACGTTTATTTGCGACGGAACTTGACATTGTGT